CTTCCCATGAGGTTGCCCATATTTCACCGGCATACTTTTTGCCATTGATTTGATACTCTGTTACAAATTTCTTTTCTTCTTTTTTCATGTTTGTAATTTTTAAAAGTTAATAAAACTAAGGTTTTAGACAATGAGGCATTATATCCATTCTACGAAGTTTATTATCTTCTGTTTATAAAATTCAATGTCCGCATGAGGAAATTTATCGATGACGGATTTAGATTTAAGAGATATAGGATCGTCCTCCCACTTCAAGTCCCTACCTGTTAATCTACGGATAGTACCTTTTGGGAGTACGATCGCCGAATTATGATCCTCGATGGAAAAATACTCTTCGTCATGCGTCGATCTCTCATCCGTCCATATCTCCCCTTGTCGAGCGGGGGTGTTGTCAAGAATAATCTCATCACCATTCTTGTTCACGGCTAAAAATATTATTGTCTGTTCTCCTATTTTCATAAATTATAATTTGTTTACCAATCTCCTCCATCATTACCTATTCCTGAGATTGTAGTTATAATATTATCTGGATTTGTACCTGCGTTAGGAAGCATCTCAGGTATAGGATTGTCTTCCCTATCACCATGCATCATGACGGTAAGAACCCCACTAGCGGAATACAACCAAAGACGTTTGCCGTCCTTCTCCCATTTCTTCGCTAATCTATTTAATGATTCAATCAGCTTACATTCTTCCGGGGTACATTCGATCCCTGCGTCAGTATAATATTTCATTCCCATATTATTGATTTGTGGTAATTATATACAAGTTTACACCTGTATAATTAGTTAATAAATTTCTTAACCGGGTTATACCCGAACCCTGTATGGAGTGGCATTATTGCGTCCCCCTTTACTTTTCTCATGATATTATAACTTCCGTTGATGTCAGCGTTAATAAGAATACCATCTCTTGTCATAAAAAGGCCTCTTCTTACCCTTCTACCAACATAAGTATCATGATGACCTACTGGTTCTAAATCGAAAGAACTGCATTTTGACGTGTGAGATTCGTTTACTTCAACAAATCTTAGTCCTTGTCTTTCCGATTTATATCTTAACATTGATATAAACATCTCGAATGGAATCGAAACAAAATTCTGATTATTCCTTTTACCAAGATTAACATTTTGTTTCCATCCATCATTATGACCTACTATCAATGTTGTTATATCTTCCTTCAAGCAAGTATTTATTATCTCCTTACTTGCCTTATGAAGATAATCTTTCACCTTATTGTTTCTCCTTCTTGTTAAGGACATCAACCGTCTCGAATTTTCTTTCCCATTTACTTTCTTTAATTGTTGTTGAATATCTGACCTTTTCTTATTGTAATACTGATTGATGGATTTAAGTCTCCTCCCATCTATCAAAATAGGTTTATTGCTTACGTTAGTTACAATAGAAGCAAGATTATTTACACCCAGATCAATAGACATGATTCTGTTGTTGTCATCAAGTTGCTTTTTCACAATTGACTCATATACAACTTCTATGACATAACAATCGGATTTAGGTACAAATCTAATCTGTTTTACAGTTCCTTCCTTGCAATTAGTTCTTAAAGGAGGTAATCCTTCCTTTTTAGGGAAATAGATAAAATCTCCTCTATGTTTAAACTGTGCGTAAGAATAAGAAAATACGTTCCTGCCTTTTGTTTTATGCTTATATTTTGGAAATTTAGGACAGCCAGTAAATTTCTTATTATCACGTTTCCATGCCTTGATAGCCGAGAAATAAGATTTTAGATTCTTATCTAAAGCCATAAGAACCTGCTGAGAGGATGATCCACTCATTGCTCTATAATCTATGTTATTCTCTGCTACCATCTTCTTGTTAAGATCTACAGCTCTTATCCATTTACCTGTACTAAGAAACTCCTGCTTTATTATATACAAAGCCGCATTGTATAGGTTCTTGGATAAGAAACATATTCGATCTAAATCCTTATATCTCTTATCATTGACAGTAATTATATGTTGTTCCACTAAATACATAGCGCAAATATAAATAGAATATTTATAAATTCCTATTTATATTAAATTTTTATACCCTACATGTTTCATCTGCTCTTCGGTAGCTTTCTTCTTCGGGAACTTCCCGTGCCATTTTCCGGGCACCACGACATCACGGCCGTCAGGGCTGGTAGCCAGCCTCCCGCATTCGCTGCACAGCCCCATGCCCTTGTACGGCTGTAGTTCCTTGGCATAGTCGAATTTGTCCACCATATACTCGTTTGTCAACATCCAGTAACTAGACGTAGCGGTATTATCAACGCAACCGCATTTAGCGCATACAAATAAGCTCATAGTAAATTATTTAATATCATTATCCTTCTTATCATCGTCAATCCTCTCCACCTTAATCGTCCCCATATCACCTGAAGGTAACGTGATATCACTATACACATTATTCCAGTCCTCGTCAATGGCCAACTGATGTAATATCGACCTATATATTTGGTAGGTGTTGCCGATAAGTCTCTTCCTATTTATCTTATCCTTACTGCCTCCATCGTACCCTATATGCTCAAAATCCTCAAGATCTGGGAACAACCTTCTTCTTATCGCTCGTGAGTTATTGACTATAAAGCTTCTTATCCCCAGCGATTCCGTCCTATCCATATCATCTATCAACGTATCTGTTGTATGCTGTAGATCCATGTCACCCGCCGCAAATCTACTGATGTCTTCCACGCATTGTGAGATCAACATCAGTTGCTCCCTTGTTAAGGTTATTTTGTAAAGTTGTTTATTGTTTATAACCATCTATTTGTTCTTTATATTAATTACTTCCATTTTATACTTCTCTGGATACTCTAGGCATGTGCATACTATTAAAATAGAATCATTCAACATGGTTACTTTATTACCCCTATCATCTACATAAACAGTTTTAGGATAATAATCAACATCTTCTTCTTTTTTATCTTTACATCCTATCATGATAAGAGATAGGATGATGATAATACCTATTTTAATCTTCATCATATTCTATGCTATTTATAATCTCTTTTATAACGTCCTTAATGCTAACATCATCATTAGATGATAATGATCTATGTATGCTTATCGCAGCTCCTTTAACTCCTAGTCTTATACCTAGACTCAAAAATTTTTTATTAATATCCAGCATGCTTAATGAGCTGAATAAAGTTCGTGATGCTGTATCTGCCATATCATTAGTCTCATCACCGGTAATTGACGATAGTCTACTTAAGGCTGATAAAAGATCCTTACCTGTTTTGCTTGTCACTGTTTTAGATGAATGATCCATCATCTTACTATCCTGTACCTTATTATTTTCAAATGGTATCATAATAAGATCTTTATTGATGCTCTTATCCCAGCATTCTATATAACGATTTGATTGACATTCATGCCCGTCATAAAAGAAGCACTCTTTGCATGGTTCTTCTTTATTGAAACTCGCTGATGCTATCAATACGGTATCATTATCATATATTACATCACCTATTCTCATATTTCATGTTATTAATTTTCTCGATAAAACTACTCATGTAATCACAATCCATATCACAATACTTTAGATGCTTACACATCTTATCTCCGTCCCTTGACAAGAACGGGCATGTATCCCTATGGGAGATTATGACCAAGTCAATTATCTTATCAACGCGCATATCAATATCACTAAGCTATAGATCATCCATGCTATCAACACCCACATCATTATACTCAAATATGTTTGTATGTTCCTTGGGATTTGATATATTTCCCTGAACGTCAGCATCATAAATATGAAAGTCTTTAGGTTCATAACTTGCTATATTTTTCTATATAGTTAACTATCAAATCTTTAACTCCTTTTGGTACATCTACCAGTTTGAGATTACCTTGGAATATGTCCTTGCCGTACTCATCCATAATCTCTCCGAATGAAGGATTCATGACTCTTGTTGACATAGATATCGGTTGATCAGTGTCAAATTTGATAACGATCTTCTTTCCGCCGTTTATCGCCTTTTTAAAAGCCACGTAAAGCTTTCGACCTTTTATTATATCACAATTCCCTTTCATGATATTAGACATATGTATGACATATTCTTTCTTCGCATCTCCGGGGTTGTCCATAAGCTTAAGATCTCCTCCGGTATCTCTCCATTTCCTGAAGCACGGGAAACATAGACCGTGATTTGCCTTGGCGTGTCTAGGTATCATCCTGCTGCTGCCGGCCGGGATCGTATCGCCACAGCAGATACACGTCCTATCCTTGTTGGTGCGCATCGGCACATAGCTCTTTATCGGGTATTCTTTTCTTTTATACATCTTCTTCTGTTTTCAAAATTATCATCACCATACTCATAATTAGGACAAGCTTTGTTGCTTGGACGCCTTACGTATGTTGTTTGTTTCCTATTATGTTTCCTGTTAGGGTTTATATAATGGTCACACACCTGCCAAATAGAACAACATACCTTGCCATATCTTTTCGCCCATTCATTATCATGCAGATGTACGCAAGTGCCGCAAGTCGGATTCTTAAGCTTATCCCTGTTGTTATCTATAATATCTTTAATCTTATCGAGAATAACATACATATTCTCAATATCCATATCATTAAATTCATTTGGTACCGGGAGATACATTATCGAGCTTATATCTATATCTATTCCCTTTGACTTGTCGTAAGCTGATTTGTACTTCCTTCTCATCAAATCCTTTAATTGATTTACTTTTCTCTCGTAAGTCCCCATATTTCATTCAGTTTTCCATCCCTGTTCCCTTAATAAATTCACCATCATCTCCTTTATCTTAGGGCTAATGGCTTCGGTAAGTATATCAGCGGCCAAGTTGATAGAGAAGCTTGTCATCCTAGACTCCCCTATATACTTCTCGCTGGTAACTTCTTTTACATAATCGTGAATATCTTTGATCATCTTATTTTGAGATCTCAGAAGATCCAGCATCTCGTCAATCTTATCATCCATTTTTCTCGAATATACCTGACAACAACCAGACAATCACTATCAGAAAGAAAAATAGCTCAAGCGCCTCATCCGGGTAGTCGTGCATCGCCTCAAGAATATCTCTCATAACCTTACATCCATTTTACTGATTATACGGTAGAAGATATCCCTAGTCAGCTCAATATCGTAAGTAGCGTCATGAAGCTTATTCTCGTCGATCTCAATACCCATAGTTCTGGCTACGGTCATCAACTTAAAGTTCTCCATATCGTTTCTTACACCCATCAGGAACGGTGTCACCATAACATATACATCCATGCAGTTAGGATAGAACCATGATCCGAAATACTTATCCCCACATTGCTGGAATAAAGCCCGTAGGAAGCTGTTATCGAATCCAGCGTTGTTATACCCCACTAAATACATTTTATCCCTCTTGTCGAACTTATCCACGTATTTGGATAATATACTAACGAGCTGTCTGTATCCATCTTCCATAGGCTGATACGACTGCACTTGCTCCAAGGTAACGCCGGCCACGTCCAGCGCCTCCTGCTCTATCGTGGCGGCCGGGTTCGGGGCTAGGCGGATGTCGAACCTCTCGGCCTCCTGCCCGTCGATATCCACGATCCCTCCTATTTGGTGTATCCCGTTTCTCCAAAATTTGACCCCGGTTGTCTCTAAGTCAAAAAATAACAGCTTGCTCATATTTATTGATTTTTAAAATGTTCCTTAATCTTCTCCAATGCCTCATAAGATAGATAGCTGTCTATGGCCTTATTGCTATTCACTTTCATCAACTCATCAAACAGATCTTTAGCCAGTACTTTCCACTGTTCTCCCCAATCAAGAAGATTCTCAACTTTTGATCGTATATCCTTGAAATAAGAATCTACATCTGATTTAATTGATTTTGAATAGTATATAACATCTCCCTCATCCCTATCCATAATATAATCACATTGTGTCTCGATATCTTTTATATGACTATCTATATCACTACACATATAATCAACAGGTTTACGTATATTGAATATAGCTTCTGACGTAAGACCGGTTATATTTTGTATGTCTTTTAAATTATCCATGATTTAATCAACTAAATACCAACCATCCACCTGCAAATCCCATTGCGAAAATATATAAGATTATAGATGTGAATAATATCCAATCTTTTGCGCTTAGCTCATTATTATCTCTCTTTATTTTCTCAAGATAATCATATATAGCTGTATAAACAGCATGGTGAATATTCTCGTCTCTAGCCCTTACGATATTATCATATTCATTATATCCTAGATTATAGGTGGCGCTTTCGATCCTTATATTCCCCGTAACCTTTTTATTTACATCGAAATCGAAACTAACCACTATATCGGTGGTTAGAGCGCTGGCGATTTTGCTTTTTATCTCATCATTACTGAGATTAGCATCGTGCACTAATCGCTCATAGTCTTTATCGTCAAGAATTATCTGTTTTTTAATATTCATATCCCTAATATTTCTTCTACATAAACAAATCCATAACATACATAATTATCAGCGTCATGCTCACCATAATCCACATGCCATACGACGGCACACGGGAAATATAATGGCATATCCTCAGCCATAGGATCCTCTTTGAAGTCATCAATGTTTATCTTCCCCCTCCACCTCCATAGGTCTTGGATATCGTTCAAGATCAATTTGTTCATAAAAATCTGTTTTTTAATACTTATACAAAGATAGGATTTAAACAAAAATAAAAGCATGAATAATATTAAAATAATATTAATCATGCTTAAATATAAATATATCCCTTCTAATTCTCACGGATATACGTATTCGTACTCATCTGGAGGGGATGTCTTATATTCAACATCGCACTCCATATTGGTGTAATAGTTATCCCCCTTTCTGTATACTAACGCTACCTTGCAGTCGTATTCCAAACTGTATCCTATAAGAGGGACATTAGCCATAGGCGGATTATCCTCTGTTTTGTATCTTATCCTTAGTATCTGTTTCATATAATCCACATTTAATCAAATCTATCATCAATGAGAATAATGCGTCTATAAGAAGTTTTTCGTTGCTCCAATGTACGGAGATATCGTCCTCATCCATATACGACACGAACCACTTGTCTTCAAATTTATAGCACTCTAACGTATAACCCTTTATCTCGGCTGGGAGTAAGCTCAATAACGTCCCTACATCCCAAACCGGGTTGGATATATCCGGGGTAACGGCCTCGATCAGTCCTATACGACCAGCGTTATCCTCCATAGAATGCAATGAGTCAAGGTACTTGTCTCTGAAGCCGATGGCGGTGGAGATAGGGAGGCCGGCCTCGACCAGCACCCTCCCCTGTTCTTTTGTGGTGAATATCCTTTCTTTCATCTAACCCTTGATCTTTTTCTCTACAGTAACAATCGTATCATTATGCCATCCCCCATGAGCCACGAGAAGAATCTCCTGCTGCTCGAAGCCAAGCCCTGCCCCTATACCGCCGGAGTTCCATGCACAGGTAATGACCACCCCGTCCTTCTTGGTGATCCTAGCTATTTCATTCTTCTGCCTAGCCCAATAACTAGATTGCGTTGTTTGCATATTAACAGATCCTCCAAGTCTTTTATACGACTCAGATACCTGTCTCGCAGAATATGGTGGATCATATAATACCATATCAGCTATATTATCATCAAGATGACACAAGAAGTCCGTGGCGTCTTTATGATACATAGCCTTAGTCTCAGGATCAAGATCGTTGGTTATCGTCCCTATATCGCTGTTTCTGGCGAATGGATCTACTATAACCATTCCGTCTTTTTTATATCTATCTATAAGTTCTCTTATCGGTTTTATGCTGAATGTCTCTTTATTCGGCATCGACCATGTCTTGTTTATAATCATATCGTTGTAATTGTGTTTTAAATTTTACCTACGCTCTATACCTCTTAGCAGATGGGCTATCACATCCACTGTCCATCCGTTTCCCGCTAAAGACATGGCCGTATTCGGGGCTATCCCATCAAGGTAATCATCCGGCAATGTCTGTAGCCTACACATCTCCACAGGAGTCAGGTATCTGAACTTATCTTTCAGGTCAAAGGCGTTCAGATATCTTCCGGGCGGTAATGATGATATCACGTTATCTTTCATGACTGTTGTAAGGCAATTACTTTTCTTAATAGAGGTAGTATTCTTGTCTTTTCTTACTTCCAGACATTGTATGATTTTCACGTTCTTGTCATAGTCCTTTCGGTGTCCGTTGCTATCTATTCTTCGACCAACGATAGTTGATATATAACGTCCTCTTATGGTCCCAGATTTCCATCCTTTATCATTCTCTAAAACATCATCTAACGATATATGTTTGTCTTTCGGCATTTCTACTGGCCAATTACACCAATAAAGACGATGCCGGGTCTGCGCCGATACCAAGGCGCTATCGATCTCCACCGGCTCTACGCCCAGCTCCTCCGTTATCACTCGGCGATGCTCGTCCCGCATCCGGACGTTCTCGCCCAAGAACAGGATCTTACCTTTGGTCTCCTTCTTTAAATGCCTTACGATGTCCGAGAAGCAAAAGAAAAGTCTCCCCCTTGCGTCCATGAATCCCTTACCCTTACCTGAGCTAGAGAAACTCTGGCAACAGAACCCTCCCATGACCAGATCTATGTCTTTCCAAGGGATATCCCATGTTCTCCAGTTATTAACATCCCCTAATTGAATAATATTAGGAAAATGTTTTTGACTTACCTTTATACATGTCTTGTCTATCTCCGAGGCGTAGTAAGTCTCTATAGGTATACCGGCTCTTTGTAATGCTAAATACCCACATGATATCCCATCAAATAATGATAATACTTTCATATTGTTCATTTATTCTCAGACCTAAAAATATCCTTTGCGATCATATCAAGGGATATTTTATGTATCTTAGGTAAGACCTTAACCAATTTTATACCAAAATTTTCGCCTCTCTTAACAAAAGTCCATTTACCATATATGATTCCATGCATCATGTTCTGTATTACTTCCTTACTGTCTGTCAAGAATACTTGGTAATAGACACTTTTGGCATAATTAAAATCCTCCCCATGATCATTCGCCGGTCTTAATATCATTACAGCCGAAGAGCGTCCACGAACGAATCCGTGTATCTCAAGGCATTCCTCGAACTCATAATTATCACGTTCCTCGTCATGATCATCTTTAACCCACTTACATGGTTTCCCATCTTTAAATGGGATTCTTAACTGTTTCTTTGTCATAATTGTTTTTTATATTAATTGTGATATTACTCTAATAGCATAGAAGGAAACGCCCTTTCTCTCATCATTTGGATAAAACTCATTCCCGTTATAAGTCACTAACCATGCTTTCTCATAATTATATTGAGTGCTAGTCCAATAACTTGTAGTGCCTTCGTCTATATCTAATCCATCGATAAAAGACATGCATCTGTTAATCTCATCTAAATTATTTATGATCTCCATCCATTCTCCCACTGATGCTAGATATCCCATTTGCCCGTTCTTGAATTGAGTAACAGTACATTCATAAGCGGCACTAGCATGCGTATATTCCGCAATACTTTGTGTGTTTTGAAATCCATTAAAATCTTTTTTGGCTTCATTACTTGATGTTATTGTAGTCACTCCTTGGATCAATCCAGTCGTATTAGACCAGCTTCGATTCTTAATCTCAATACCTGAAATAACGAAGCTGCTGTTGTCGCTTATCAACGCCACTCCCACGGCGTCGTTTCTCCACGAATAATTCCATTTATCACGAGTATATAACTTGCCATTAATATGTAAGATATATATACCGTTTGAAACGGTTTGACCGCCTATCATCCTTCTTCTCATATTCTTCTACCTTATTGATGTATGTTTATAATTCTAAGTTTATCATATTCTTCAGTAAGAATCCCATGATCAAACAATTTGTTAACGTCTATTTCAAAGTCCCTATATTTGTCAGTTATATTGTTATCAGTCCACATGTTCAATATCCCCTTATCATCCAACTGCATATGGATAAAGCCTTTTGTCACCTTCTTTCCGGCTTTAAGAGCCTCTACGTCTTTATCGGTAATCTTTTTCATGCTTTCAACATTTTATCGATACAATTAAATTCATCTTTCATCCTGATCTTTATGCCCCCATATGATAATTCCTTATGAGCTGTGACAAAATAATCAACCGCATCTTCATCTAATAAACTATGCGGACACCTTTCCCATACAGGACTTTGATCTAGATGATCCCATGTAGCTACAAGTAACTTATTCTTGTCATTATCAATGGCTATTTTATATGTCCCTATAGTGGCCTTACGTTTAATGATCGCTCCATTTAACATCTGCTTCTTAGCCCAGCTCCATGAACCTCTCAGCCCAAATGTTCTTATAACCCAGTCATTTATCTTCTTCATTTCAAGTTATTTGTTAAAATAGTAATATAAATATAAATACATAAATTGGATAGGGCTATTCACCATACCCTTATCATTAGGCTCGTCATACTTGTCAAGCCAAAGACGAAGCGCTTCCCAATCGATATCCTTATGGTCACAGACCATGCAGGCTAGGTTAGCCCCGAACAGATCCCCTCCGCCACGTAAAGACTCGTTAAATCTCTTGGCTAGCCTTTTCTTGAATCCTTTATTGTACCAAATACCGGAGGTAGCGGCATAACAATAATAAGCGTTGTATTTCATTTTCACACCCATCTTCTCAAATAAAGGCGTATGCCATATCCGGTCAAGGAAGAATACTATTCCACGATAGATAAAGGTTCGGAGATTCTTCCTGTATTTCTTCCCCAAGAAGCTATCTACGCAAGATATAGTTCCGCCTGAATAGTACCAGTTATTGGCGCCTCTCTTAACCTTATTCGTCATCTTGAACTTATTTTCCCTATCCTCTACCCTATCCCAAGGCTTTAATTTATCCTCGTTAAATGTTGGACAATAATGATAGTAATGATTGATCCATGAAAGGTATGGGTTGTATATCGTGTATCCATTATCGCTGACATATGAGTTTATATCATATCCAAGTTCTTTGGCTAGAATAGACCCTTCATCAGCTAATACCTTCAATATCGGGTTCAAGTTCCATATCTGGTCTTGGCTGACGAACATCGAATAACAAGGATCTTCATCCTCGCCATACCATCCTCCCATCCCGCTCACTATTTTATCCAAATCAAGTGAATAATCTTTCCCGGATAAAAAATCATCTCTAAGAAAAAAACCTCTATATGGGATCATGTCATATACACCCGGTTGATCCTCAAACATATGTTTAGCGTTCTCGGTCAATCTGATCAATGTTTGCAAGGCAGAAGATATATCTATGGGCGCATATTCACACCCATAGACCTTATTATTTATCCAAAGATATTGAAGAAGCTCGGCTATGTTAATAGTCCCGTCCTCCACGTATCCTGTCTTGTTATCGAAATTTATTTTGGCTAGAGGTATATTGCTCCCTTGTGGTTGGTCGCTTTCTTCATTACAGCAATGCACGAACCTATCAAAGAATATATTCTTCCAGCCAAAATATTTATCCCTTATCGTCATAAGCCTATTTCTTGTCGTATAATGACATGACGTTAATAAGATCAGCCTTTCTGCACATCCCCTCAAGTTTATTAAAGCCATCCATATTATCTCCACTGACGATAATAGTAGGATATACCTCTATACCGTACTTGGATATCTCCTCATCCGTGGTTTTGTTCTCCGGGATCTGGTTTAACGTGACCTCACCCTCATACTCCTGTAACGTGTTGGCGATAATATATCGCATGTAATCGCTGTACTCAGCGTCTTTCTTCGTGAAAAAATCAATTCTTACCATTTTTAAATAGTTTTTAATTTGTTAATAATTAAATCCGCTGTAAATATAGCGTTATCTACCTCATCTACACTCAACCTCCTCCCATCAAAATCGTTGGACAATAAATCTTTTACGATCTGATATCTTCTCAACTCCCAATCTATGTCTATATCAAAATTAAGATGCCTTACACAATCATAATTCAGCTCCTTACGATTCTTATCAAGGTACTTAACTATCGGGAATGAAGTACCATTGTCAATAGTACGTGCGATCACATTAATGTACCTACCAGTCCTTTTGTCAATAGCTTTTAATTTCTCGTCTACTATTATTTCTCCTGATCCTTCCATTCTATTAACCCTTTGTTATGTTTATCGTAATATAATAACGCTATGGCGTTCCAACAAATTTGTGCCAAATGCATCAGCCCTGTCTCCTTATCATATCTCTCGCCTTTCATGTACGCCGTCATATGGCGAAGTAAAGCCGCTCTATATCTCTCAAATCCATCAGGTATATTCTGCCATGAATTGTCGGCGTATTTCTTAGCCCCCTCCGTATATACCCTCACGATATCCTCTATCTCAGCCAAAGGAAGGAGATCCCACCGAAGCTTGCCGTCGGCCCGGTCGTCCTTGCCGCTGCCGTCTTTCCCTACAAGCGGTCCGCTTTCCACCACTGCGTCTCCTATTTTTGGCTTCCCGAAATTCATCGCCTCATCTGCCGTCTCATCATCAATAAGCCTTAACTTGATAGCCCTGCTTAACGAGACAACCATCTCCTCATCAACCCAAATAAATTTATATGTCTCATCAAATAACGGTTCTATTTTCATTATCCCCGTATTGTCGGCGGTTTCAAGTACCTCAAATACCTCACCATCATAAACAACCTTGTCGTATTTGCTAAATTCCTCTTTCATTTCAAACTCCTTTTTGTTTTATTAATAAAATTCACTAAGATCCCTGCATTCCGGTGTCTCTCCTGTCATAGAATAAAGCTCACCAGATGATAGATATACGCAATGCGAGGTCTTCCCGTCCCTCCACTCGCTTTGCTTCGTAATCCCGCAAATAGCGCAGCGTTGGATCCCCGGGCCTGCCTTTACCCACGAGTGCCGTACGCTCCTCTTCCTTGTCCTGTTGGTGTCGTCAAGTTTTCTCATGATTAATCCTCCAAGGTCGTTACAATTTTATCTTTCCCGATAATAACCTCATTCCCGCTCCTTACATCAAAGCATTTCCCCTCATCTGCCTCCTTGAAATAAAGAGCGCCATTGTACTCGAACAAACCGAAGCCATAATCGTCTAGCTTCATTTCGTTAAGTCTCTTGAATTTGTATATTTTCCCCATATTTTCTGTATTTTTTATATTTTGTATTACTAAACACATCAAAAAGATAGATAAGATCACTGCTATTATCCCTCCATAAAATTTAGTCGAATCATTCTTTTCATTTCCTTCTACTATCAAATAGATAGAACACGCCATTATTATAAAGGTAGATCCTAGTCCAATCATAACATTTTCTTTGTTTTCAAAAACTCCATCATATCCTCTGCGCTAAGCTGGAAGCCTGCCGCCGCCTTATGACCTCCTCCCCCGGGATAGGCTTTATGTGCCAGCGCCGAGACATCCACCTCCTCTTTGGTGGTATAGAATGAACATCTAAAGAATCTTCCGTTCCAGCAAAATGGCATCATCAGATCATGTCTCTTAGGGTTATACATAGATTCAAATGTAGTAGAGTTAAACTCCGTGGTATTCATACATATAGCCTTGTACCCAAATACATCAGCCTCGAATGAGAACATATTCATCTCCCCTCTGTTTTTCTCTACTATATACTCTATTATAGCCTCCCCGTTATTTATCATATCATTCACTAAGTTGTTATCGGCTTTATCTAGTACATTCTTAACAATGTCTACATCAAGACCGCAATATCCCCTCATCCCGTATTGGAACGCCATGACATCACTCCACTCGAACCGGTCATGATCCCATACATCATAAGCACTCAATAATTCTACCACATTAGGAGTTTTGATGTCATCGAAAAGATATTCCCACGTAAGCTCACAGGCCGCCGTCCCTATACACCTCTTGCCCTTTACCTCGTAATCCCTCATATCGTCTATGGCTGTCTTATGATGGTCTATCCATATGACATCTGTACCTTTATCCTTCCACTCATCGAAAAGGAATCTTGTTCTGTTTCCAAATGACACGTCAACTACAAATACCTTATCATATTTATTCACGTCAGGTATTTCCTTGCCATAATTGTAAGGAAGAAGATCAATGTTACCTTTGAAATACTTTTTTACTATAGCCGCTGACATTACTCCGTCAAGATCAGCCTCATGATATATACATCCTGTCATAATCTATTGTTTTTAATTAAAAAATCTATGTATTCTTTTATCTCCTTATTTCTATCATTATCCCAGTCAAATGTCTCGTTTATGAATTTGAAGTACGATACTGGGATCGAATGTAACATCCACCCACTATACTTTCCAAATGTCATTACCGTAGAGCCAAGGGGATGATCCGGCCTCCCGGGTACAGGGGAGGCGGTAATGCCCTGCGCCAGCCCCCTCCTTCGGTCTTTCTTGGCGGCTTTGATATCCAGATCCGTTTTCGTTACCTTATCTCCCATCGGGATATTGGTAATTAGTCTATCTCCGATAAACATCCCCCATCCATATCCTTTGTAGTTCTCTATACTAAGCTTCCTTATATCGCCGAACCTTGACGAGTTGTTGCAACAATCAACGACTAATGCGCTGCCCTTACCGTCCTTTATCCTGACCGCCCTGCCAAGCCACTGATAAAACGATGAGAATGAGAATGTCGGTCTTCCTACTATCACGCAGTCCAGTCCTGGGTGATCGAATCCGGTTCCGAGGGCGGAATAGTTGAACACTACCTTCGTCCCACCTGACTTGAATCTCTCGACTATAGCCTCCCGCTGCTTCTTTGGCGTGCCTCCGTGAACTACCTCCGCCATGCCAGCGCATATCTTTGCGTTCATCCATTCGGCGGCCGTATTGCAGCTCTCAACAGAATCCATAAACACCAGTATAGATCTACATACGTCTTTTAATACCATCAATCGACGCAAAATAAGGTTGTTTAAGCCATTTTTTCTCACCGCCTCACTAATAGACTCAGCCGTATATTCGGAGCCGTTAGAATTAAGTTTAAGGGCATCTCCGTTGAAATCCCATGTCTCATACTTAAGAGGAGTCCAGAACCCTTGCCTTATCATCTCCTCTACCTGTATCACGTGAATCAGGTTCTTGAAATATACCGGTCTCATACGAGTGATGAAATTAAGTTGGGAATATGATGTCTGTCCTATCGACATGTTTTTAAGTCTACATGGCGTGGCCGTAAACCCTATCACCTTTCTCGGCTTCAGCTCATTCATGAATGTCATGAACTCACTGCCATCTTCAGGACTGTATCCGGCATGAGCCTCATCTATCAACACGTTCCTGATCCCCATTTCCTTAAGCTGACCAACAACTTTCTTGATAGACCCTAACGTGGCGTATATCATGTTAGATAGCTCTTTCTTGCCACAGGAAGCGGAGTAGATGGTTGCCGGTATGTTATATGATATGAGTTTATCATAATTCTGCTGTAGTAATTCTTTTGATGGTTGCAAAATGATTGTATTGCCTCCCATAATCCTAGCCGCCTCCGCCAACAACAAGCTCTTGCCGGCGGCTACAGGAGCCACCACCAGAACCGGGTCATGTCTGTCAGAACTTATATAATCATATATACTTCTGACACAATTTTCTTGATATGGTCTTAACTTAAACATTTCTCGAATTTCATTGAACCGCAATCATATATTCTCTTGTATCCCATATCTAGCATTATCTCATTCTCGGACAATTTAGGATCACCCCCATTTTTTACCAGCACATCTTTTCTGAAATTGAATCTATTGAATCTTTTTAATCCTTTTACATAAAAATAAGACGGTTTGCTTTCTGACACTAGATCAAATCCTAATTTTTTATACAAGTTGCCATCGCTCCATCTTTTATCTGCATATGATATTATTTTAACCGGGTTAAATTCCTTTATAAAAAACGATAATAGCTTACTTGCTCCTCCGATCACGGTGTAATTTATTTTATTGCAAAATCTCACAAGCTCATAGACGCCCTCCTTCTTCTCTCCTCTCACGTTAAGCCTAGGCTTGCTAAATGTCATAACAGATACTATTTCGTTATTATACAAAAGCGCTATTCTGACTGATGATGCACAATTTCCTTGTATATGATTTTCTTCCATAAATAAAGATGATGTTTTGTTATCTATCATTATTATTTTTGTTTTTCTAGCATACAATATATTGGGAGTTTTCCCTAATATATTCATTATCCTACTTTTTACTATATCTTTTTTGTCGTTATATTCATCTTCGAATATGTGTATTAGTCTTATTCCGTATGTTTTTAATTTATTTGTTTTATCAAGATGGAAGTTTGAGCCTTTAAACTCATATCCATGCCAATATAATCCATCCATTTCTATTCCTATATTTTTACTTTTTATAAAAATGTCAATTTCCGTTCCGTCCATCTTGTGTCTAAACTCAGCCGTATTATCTATCGATGACACAAAATCGAACATTTCTTTCTCCATCTTAGATCCTTCAGAGTTCGCGCATATAGGACATCCGTTCCCGCAAAGATGATTATGAAGATTCTGTTTAAATACTCCATGCTTCTTGCATATTATATCCCCAAAATCATGTGTTTTTGAGAATTTTAATAAAGAGTAATCATATGTATCCCCATGTATTTCTCTCGCTTTTATTATAAACTCTTCTTTTGTCATTGTTTGTTTTGATGTCATAGATTCTTTTCCGCAAATAGGGCACCCCTTTCCGTACATGTGATTATCCACTCTTTGTCTAAAATCCCCATGTATAGGGCATGTTATAATCACGTTGCTGAATCTAGTATCATACTCTACTTTAGAATAGTCATATTTGCCATTGTGTGTATTATTCGATCTTTCTATAAATCTATTTTTCCTTTCTTCTTTTTTCGATTCTTTCACTCTGTCACGAGCGCATTTTAAACATCCATATCCTGTTAAATGGTTATATGGAGCTTGTTCAAAATCCCCATGTATAGGACATGTTATAATAACCTTATTTCTAGGTCCCTTATAAGCTACTTTATCGTATATATATTTATCTCCATGTACTTTTTTTGCTTTTGATATAAATTCGTCTGTAGATTGAGTCTTTCTTTTCCTTGACAATTCTAATGCACATTTAGGACATCCATGCCCACTGTTAACATGATTTGCTAATATTTGTTTGAAAATTCCATGTATAGGACATATAATATCTATCCTTTTGCCATCAAAAGAGGATAGATCATATGTGTATTTACCACCATGCTTTGCTATGGCTTTTTTTATCCTATCTTCCAAGCTACATTTCATAATTATTGTTTATAATTATCAAAAACATCTATTACATATTCTAATCTCACTGGGATCTCATGGTTGTCAAATGTTTTAACCATCAAAGTATTACCAGTTTTACTTATGGCTATCACCTCTCCCGTACCTACCTTGGTATGAACTATATCGCCTACCTTTATATCACATTTATTCACGATCTAACTTCTTATTAAACTCCTCTATCTTGCCTCTATCTGTCTCATTCACCATCTCAGCCTCTTCCTTGAACATGTCGTACCCTTCTCGGATATTATCCCCAACCATATTCTCTATCATCTCCCTCATCTCATCACTCCTTACGGCAAAGGATATTTGAAATGATTTACTTGTGCCTTTCATCAGATAATCAATCTCCTTCTTACACTCCGTCATCAACCGATCTAGATTATCAAACTTAATAAATTTGGAGTTTCCATTGGCTTTTCTTACTCCATCCTTGAAATCCTCCAATATCCCGTTAAACACATCTGCCATACACATCATGGAATGTAGCCATACCAGCATATTGAATTTATATTCATTATCAGCGTTATTCATCAAACTCACCAAAGACTCGCTTTTTGTCAACATGATCTTCGATTCCCGGTCTACGATATCCTTTATCTCCTGCCGGTATTTCATGGCGCCAACGAAATCCATCTTAGAATAACATTCATTTGATTTCTCTACCAATTTCCTGATATCCTTTCTAGACATCAGAAGATCCAATACCTGTTTTTCTCTTTCGTTTCTATCCATAACCAATTATTTATTGACACAAATATAATTAAAGCCTAGATGTTTACCTAGGCTTTTTAATAAAGTTATTCTTTTTTATTCTTTCTTTTTGAATCATCCCAATCCGATGAGTACCTGCATGTCCCTTGTTTATGGATTGAGAAATCGCACCAAAAACACAAGGGCTTGGGGCGGGGTTCAAGGCAGGCCGGCTGGCGTCCCATGAGGTAGCGTGTCTCATACTTATACCCTTGTTTGGCGTCGTCCCAAACGTGAGCTTGATAGCTATCTACTTTATTTGTCTCGAAATCATACATATCAAGGAGAATATCGTTAAGTTCCTTGACCGATCTCTCCACTTTCTCCTTATCTACCTTCACGTTTTGATTGTCCAGCATACGGGTAAAGAAATAGCTACACATATCCGGAAGTACCTTGTATTTCCTTAGTATGTAAAAGGCGTATATCGGGTGCTGGAGATTGTGAAGCAATTTATCCTTATCGAATAATTTTCTCCCAGACTTCCAGTCTATCGTATACATAGCTGTTCTGTCTTTTGTCTTATACTCACCTCTCCAGTCTACTGATCCTATGATATGTACCTTATCGTATGTCACGCCATCCAATGTAAGGGGCTTGGGTAGCTTATAAGGCAGGACGAAGTCCTCCTCCACGCCGGCCGGTCTCGACCCCCGGACCACCTTCTCCATTGGCGTAAGATCGGACCATGCCTTCTTATAATTGCCAGCGGCGTCCTTCTCAAACAACCCCACAATCCATCTTATTAACCTAGCTGCATGTTGCATAGACTCGATCTGGGATTTTACGCTATCAAAAGGAATCTGTTCTATATCGGCGTAGTAATTGAAAGCCTTACTCATATCCTCATAAGAAGGTCTGCATCCGTTCTTGAAGAAGTACTCCATCGTCTGGTGGATAACCGTACCATATGACGTAGCCTCGTGCTTCTCCGTGGATCTGTGACCCTCCACGTAAGTCTTATACCACTTATACGGACATTGAACAAACGTGTCTATCTGTGAGTAGGATGCGGCAAGCACCTTCTCACCGCCTATCGTCTTGCATAGCAAGTTATTCTCCGGAACGATCATAAAGCCTCTCCGTATTTATGTCACGCTCATATAAATCCATCGAAATATTCTGTAGGTTATGCAAATACCTTATCTGGATAAGCTCGCTCAGGTCATCCTCCATATCCCTAAGTCCGAGATAATACTCGTCGCCAAAAACCTCCATGGTCATCCCGTGTCCACGATATACGTCCCTATTCTTGTCACTCTTGAAACCGATAGCGTCAAGAAGGTTATCGTCTATCTCAATAGGCATGACATTATCTTCCCCTGAATACCATTTCATTATCCCATCATCAACCTCACGTTCAAGGATTAATGATCCACTTTTATTACGCATACCGGTAACGCACCCTACTCTCCATATATCGCCAGCTTTGTCTTTTACAAGATTGCCCGGCCTTAACTCCTTAACTGAAATCATATTCTTCCTCCTCATGATCGTCATCACAATCATCGACAAGAGGGGTCTCTAGCCCCTCTTCCCAATCATCATATCCGAAATCCATTTATTTGTCTTTTAGATAATCATACAACACACCCATAAGCTCTCCTACCGTCAATTCGTGATAAGGCTTGACGTTAAGTGTCTCATCGGGTATATATTTACCCGTTTTCTTTTCCACTTCCATTATGACTTCTATAAAATCAAGGGAATCCATAGCCATATCCGTATCCAGCTTATCCTCGTTCATTATCTGAGCGGCATGATCAAGGCCATTAAATTCACCCATCTTCTCGAATATCGCCTCCTTGACTACTTTTTCAACTTCTTTTCTTTCCATACTAAATCGACATTTTCAATCTTCTACCTAATTCTTTTTTTATATCCGATATCCTTTCGATATCCATCTTAACATCGCCTGTGATAGCGTATTCCTTATCCATTCTCTTTGGGGGATCCGGAAGCCGGCTTATGGCGAACAACCATGCCAGCTCCTTGTTCTTGTTCTCCCTAAGATACAAGTCAGACGTCATGCCATACATTTTTATGATCGTATCGAATAACGTTGATTCCGATAAACTCATATGCACGCTATACACATTTGATGGTTTCCAGATCAAGTTATCCAATCTCATCGTATACTCACGTTTAAGATCTATGTGGGATATTACGGCTCTTACTATAGGTTCTTCCTTGAAGTTGGTATTAGCCACGAACCATACGAGCCTTTTCTCTACCTCCTTAATAGCCCCTGTATCCTTCCCCATATCGTTATATACCCCAACGATACGGTCCCGGATCCCCTCGACCTCCGGTGTCAGACCGGGTGTCTCTATCAGCATCAGCAGCGACCCTCCCCTTGGCGTTATCTTCCACTTCCCATTCTTCTGAAGCTCGATATAACCAGATGCTTTATAACTATCTATTTTCTCCTTTGGAATGACGCTAGCCATCTCCTCTTTCTGCCGGATCATCAAAAGATACCCGACATCAGACATCGTTAATCCTGATGTCATCATCTGTTCAAAATTAATATACATAAGTTAATGAGTTAAAATATTGACCTAATCTTTCTAGCTATTTTCTCTACTATACCAGGATGATCGGTATCGTTGTATATGTTAATCAACGTGCGTAATATATATAGCCTTGTATACTTATCGGAAAGATTGAACCAAGCTTCCTCTATACGACTATTTATCGGCTTAAACATCCTCAACTCAGGTATAAGTTCATATGCTAAAACTTTTTTTCTATCCACTAATCCAAGCATATTAGCCGTTTCGGTTATAGCTGCACACATAGTTAACTCACGTCTACATTCTATAGCATTGTAAGCTCCTATCAATACCCTAAGGCCGTCTGCTTTCGATAATCTCTTTCCCTTTCTCATATTGTTTTACCGTATAAGATTCATTAGCCATACCAACCCTGCCAACTGATATGGATTGATTTATTGATTGATTAAGATGTCCTATAACCGACATCTTAGCCCTAACCGTATTGGCGCATCTTAGAAGGATGCGATAATCCTCTAACGCCCTCTCGTATCTTACGTCCACCCTAGCCCTTTTATCGGCGTCAGTCATGCTCTTACATGTCCCGTCCTCTCTAAGGCTTATAGCGATCTTGTCCCGTATGATCCTGATATCATCCTCGGCTATCACCAGCTCGGCATCAAGAACCCCCTTGTAAGAGCTAAGAAGATCCTCTACCGCCACTACCTCCCGCTTCAAGTTCTCCAATTCCAATACCATTGAGTTATCGTTCATTCTTTTATACTCCTGTACTTTATTGGATACCTCATCACAGATGCTCATGATCTCCTTCTCCCTGTCCCGGTTTATGATATACCTGATACTGTATTCGGCCATTTCCTTTAATGAGGATATAATCTCTCGTATGCCCATCTTGTTTTCGGTGGAGAAATTGGCTTTTAATAACATCTCCATCCCTTTTATGATGACAAGCAAAAAATTTTTTCTCAATCTCATGCTTAATAAGGTGTTTCGTCATGTACTACATTGAAATCATCACTAGGCGGTATATATTGTTGCTCCAACGGGATACTGGGAGGCGGGGGCGGCAGCGTCACCACGGTCGTGTCCGGCTTGCCGCTACCCACGGGGGCATCCGAGCCTCCCGGTCTTTCTTGGCGCACCACCCCTCCATCAGGATAATATCGCTCATATCCTTTCATGATATCTACATGTATCGCATCAATCTCCTCTAATGACCGTTGACGGACCTTTACGATATGATGGAATATAAGTCCATCTACACGGAAAGAGCGCCTTGATTCACTCTTAAAACGTTCCAGATTAGGATACCAGCCTTGCGGGAATTGCATGTATGATGAATATCCGTATCTTTTTGGGATATTCAACGCTACCATAGCCGTACACAATTGCCCCAATGTATCTGATTGATAGAAATCAGATTGTTTTGGCATATGATCCTTAGGATCCCGTCTTCCCTCAATATCACGGTTAAGTTGTGATATTATAAGAAAGAATATATTGGGAAAAGTTCTTTTAGCTATATTACACATGGTTATCAGACTATCTATATTCCTCTTAGCGTCACCCGTGCCTTGTATAAGAGCTGTATGATCTATGGATACAAATACCATTTTCTTATCCTTGTTCGCTGGCATATAACTATTCCATAAGAAGTTCTGAAGCTCGTCTACTGTCGATGGTTTAGGAATGTATGTTATTCTGCTGGAGTTTTCCTCCTTAAGACATTTCTGCATTTCCTTTATCTCTTCATCAGACATCTCGTTAAGGAGAATATCTTGTATATCCTTTCCCATTTTTTTTGATAGTGAACGTAACATCAAATCCTCTGGATTCATTTCAAATTCACATCTGAGCCATACATAATCATCAGCTTGGGGATTGATATTAACATTCATTACATTACTCATAATCTTCTGAGCCAAATAAGACTTGCCCACTCCGGGCCTAGCGCCGATAGCCACCGCATGTTGTGGGTAGAACCCGCCCAGCAACGCCTTGTCAAGATAAGCGTATCCAGTACGAGCCGGGAGAAGCTCTCCCGACTGATACTTTCTTATCCTCTCATAGGCATCCATGATAATCTCCTTGGATGACCTCCATATCCTATCCTCACTCATCCTCTTGCGTTTCTATCGCCAGCCGTATCGGATTTAGACCCTCTGTTAGCTGATCTTGATTTATATCTAAGTCCTTTAGCCGTATGGCATAAATCCTTTCCCTTCCGATAAGCCTTACCCTTCAGCTTATCGGTCTTATAATTCTTACGACCTAATTCCCGTCTCTTGGCTTTCTGCTCCGGGCGGGCGTTGATCTTCTTATCCGTCTCGGCTTTCTTTCTTCTGGCCTCCGGATGTGTCCTATAATATTCAGTCGATCTCCCCATTATCGTCCTCCTCGTCATAATCATAATCCTCTACGATAATATCCTCTCCATCTAAATATGAGGCTTTATCTCCAAGTCTGCTTCTCATGCTCTCGTAAGGATCATCCCCATCTTTTATTTCCCACACACATAAGTACGAACCTATTATATCAATAAGCATGTTGGCCTTATCCTCGCTTATGCCTTTTTCTATCATCTTATCTCTGCATTTGTAAAAACCACATGTCTTGTTAAACACTGATCCTCCTACATAAAATCCTGTTGGCTTATGAATAAAAATTACTTTCATGTTTTATATAATTAATATTGTCTATCAAATTTATTTATTTCTTTCTATATAATCTCCGTAACTTATATCCATATCACACACTACCGTATCGGTCGTGTTGTTTACCACATGGAACAAGAACTCCGGGCACCCGTGGCAGGCGTTACTCCCGATCGCCACCGCTCCGTGCCTAGGGCAAGCCTTACCTATCGTGGTACCCTCATGTATCTGTATATGGTTCTTCCCATATACCTTGATATGTCTCATAACATTAAGCAATGATAATAAGGACATCTTATACGGAGACACATGCTCTTCTGGTATTCCTAGCTCACTGGATAACTCTTTGTAAAAGTCTTTCCTTTCATAACCCGACTCTTTCAAGAATCTATCGATCTCAATAGCTGTTATATCCATGGCCCTAAGAAGCTCTGGTTTCGCCAATCTCCCTACTGGTTTACCCATCGAATCAGACCTCATCCAAGCCCCGCACTTCTCGCACCCTACTTGCTTCCCCTCTACCGTATTTATCATAGTGGACGGGTTCTTGCAGTATGGGCATATGGACCCGTTTAACATAGCTTTCTGGGCTAAAGACAGTTCTCTCATACCGTTTCTTCTATCTTAACATTAAATAGATTGCAGAATCTATTAAAATTCTTGTTTTCTATTTTCATGTCCTCCTTATACCTGTCAATTGACTTAATGAAATCATTGTAACAGTCTTTGCACATCCATTGATTGATCACCGCCACGTAATAACCTACGGATGTAGGTCTGTTACACATATCGCAAATACCTAAGCACCCGTATCTGGTAAGCTTATCCATCATCTCCTGTCTTGTTATTTCAAGCACCTTGAATCCCTTGTAATTATCAACTACCTTTGCCATTATTGTAAATTTGTTTAATTATAAAATAATCCGCTATATCCATCCCCTCATCTATATTGGGTTTTGATTCTAGAAAATCACTTATCTCTATATTCATCCCCCTCATATCCTTGTTTACCTTCTTTCTCCATTCGTTGAAAGCGTCGCCCTTATCCGGGTACAGGACTATCCGCCTCCTACCCAATGTCTCTATCATCTCCCTCTTCAACATATGGATACCGCCACATGCCATGAACAACCTACTAGGGTACACGATGTTGCAGATAACAGCCGTCTTCTCTGACTCTACTATATACACCGGAGCGTCATTGGGATAGAAGTTGATAAGGAACTCCCCGAACAGGCATTGCCTAAGCAGGTAATCCTGACCGTCCAGTATATGCACCCAACATACGTGATCCATGGGAACCTTTACCCTCTTCCCGTCAGGCCCGTAGTCCATTATCTTCCCGGTCCGCACCACCCAATTCTTATCCAGTTGCCAGAACACACAGCACTTACCCCAATCCCCGAATCTCATCATCCCCACCTTATACAAGCTAAATGCCCTATTGGTATGATACGATCCGAAGATATTGGATAGATAATCCTGAAGATCAGATGTCTCGAAAGGATTAAGCGTCTCAAACATCTTGCTTACCGGAATGCAGTTGGCTATATCCGGATCCACGGGAGGTCTGTACCTCCTTAATACTTTGTTAGAATCGGTAAAAAGATCATTGCTCCCAAGCTCATTGCCTGTTGGGTATTTAAAATAACCACATTTATTTTTATGATCACATACCCCAAACTGCTCCCCTACTATCTGTCCGGTGGTTACATCTACGTACGGCGTAAAGCATCTATCCCTGCCGCATTGCGGGCACGTCAGCTTCTTTCTTGGCTTACTATGATCCAATTCATATCTGTGAACGCTCTTATTAAACTCCCTGAACTCCATCACGCTTTCCTCTCACTCATCACCCTATATATATAATCCCTCAATGACTCTTTTCTTATCAAGCCATTCAATTCAAAATCGCTTTCTATATCCAAAGAACCTATTCTTGATGTAACCGTATAATTGGTTTTCTCGAACTTATACTTACCTTGGAGATATACGACTGTAGCCATATTCAATATAGGATTATCGGTCTGTCTCTTAAGCTTATACTGGCTGGTCTTTGCGGTAGGATCACCCGGAGCGAAGTTATATATCTCCTCTATCTCCAATATCTTTCCGTAGTTCTCTAATATCATTCTTCTATATAACTCAAGCTGAAAAGCATACTCGTCATAGAAATTGCCTTTCCTGTTTGATTTGAAGTCCAATATAGCGAATATCCTCCTGCATCTCTTTATCTTCTTTTTCTCCGTCTTAGGCTGACCTTTCTTGGCTCCCGTCTTATAGAACTCTCCTGTCTCGACCTCTATCTCCACCATCTCCGGCTCGCTATCCATCTCCACCACTGCGTCCACCGAAGAAGCTACCTTCAACCTGCTTGACCTCAACATCTTCTCAATCAACACAGGTTTTACATGTCTTTCTTTACAGAATATAGCGAATGATATTAGGTCTTCTATCAACTCATCCATATTATCCACTAATATCCGCTCCATCCTATACTTGTCTATTCTCAACTTAGCTTCCTTGACAGCTTTTCTTATCCATGTTGGAATCAGTTTTATCTTAACTCCCGTCAGATACAATCCAAATAAGTAATGCATGATCGTACCCAAGTCAGCCCGGTAGTTAGCGTACTCGTCTGGGTCCTTACCCTTGAGTCTCATCTCATTTTTCCATTTTTCTAATGCCCCGGAAGTATCACAATACCCATTCGCAATATTATTGGTAGCCCCATCATATATGATAGGGTATCCATCAGCTCCCATTTCATAATAAACACGCTTGCCAGCCACGGTCATTCTGTATAAGACTGGTGTCGGGATATCCTTGATCCATTCAGCGGCATAATACTGTTGCTCAGTCTCCAGATCATACTCAATTTCTATCTCCTCATCAGGCTCTTTTTTAGGCTCGTCAACAGGCTTTTCTTCCTCATAGATATCTTCCTTCGGAACCGTTGATAAAACGTCTAATATGCCAAAGAAAGCGGTAAATTTAGGATCTGTATGATATGATCTTAATATTGGTAATGATGATCGCCAATAATATGATGGCGCATTCTCGTCCATTGGCTTATTATGAACAAACTCTATTACAACACCATCATCCGTGATAACCACATGATGTTTTTTGGATAAACGAACTCTCATATCATCAAACGATTCTTGATCGCTTATGACTTCCATATCCATTCCTTTCTTATATATCGTATCACTTATAGCCTCGTATCCAAGAGCTAAAAGTAATTTTTGTTTTCTTCTATCCATGATAATAATCTGGTTTTTAATTTACCATCCTCCTCGACTCTAGGTGCGAGATCCCTCATCCTTCTGGCTGCCAACAGCCATACGTTGCCAAACTCGTCCAAGAGCCGGCTGAAATCCATCGTATCTAATAGATAATCGAATCTTGTATGCTCATCAGCCGTCAAGTAGATAATGTTATCATTATCCTCAGCAACTGATTTATATTTCCGTTTAGGGTATAAGTGGCATATGTTGCTTACCCCCGGACATGGTATGTATGCGCCGGTAGCAGATCTCCTTGTCATACTCAATCTAGCCACATGGGCGCCAAAGAAAACGGCTAGGCTCTTCCCCTTTGGCTTGGCCTTCACCCGTATCGCCGCCCTTTCCTTTGGCGGTAGCTCCTTTGCTCTGCATGCGGGACACAACCCCTTACTCCTTATGGTTACCATCCTTCCGCATCTCTCACACGGTAACATCCTACCTCTCATGCCTTTTTCTTTTTATAACTTTTATTGAACTCCATAAGGCTCATAGCCCTATACCTCTTAAGCCTATTAATCTTACCCTCAGTCCAATCTTGATCTTTGAAGTTGATGATCGTATCGAATATCTGAGCCAGCTCCCGGATATTAAAATTCCTGTTCTGTATTTTTTTATAGAACCCCGATCTGCTATATCCTAATTTAGAAGCTAGATAAGTTTTGTTAGACAATGTGAGGATACGATAAATCGTACCCTCCATCTTGCTTATCTCCATCAACTTCTCGGCGACGGATGATGTGGTCTCATAGCTAGCTTTATTGCTTACTATTCTCATGTTTCTCCGGATTCCTGATCTTACCATCAAACTCATAGAAGTCCATCAGTTTCTTCTCTTCCTTGATACAAGTGACAACGAAGTCTGATATGGTTCCTTTCATGCCTTCCTCGAAATTCTTTTTGGCATGATCAAGGTCATTGGCCCGAACGATGTAGTTAAACGCCTTGCGTTTCTCATTGCCCGATTTCTCGTCTATCGTAATATAATCAGCCGTGACCTTATAGAACCGGTCTCCATCCATGGCGAATAATTCCGCTATCCGGAATCGTTTGATATCAACACTAAACTCACCGGAGATAAACGGTTTCATCTCCTCTATGATTCTAGCTTCACACTCGGTATAAGAAAGAGCATCTACTAAATATTCTTCCTTAACCTTCTTCTTCATGCCATTCTCGGCATCGGTCTCATAAGAAACCGTACATTTAAACCAATTGTGCATCTTATTAATCTATGTTGTTGTTAAACAATGGGTAATCCTTTATCCCTTCACGAATATATCTTTCCGTATCATCATCCACGTCATAAGCTTTCTTAAAAAACGTCATAGCCGTATTCGTATCATGATCCACCAACGGAAGATATTCCTTTACAAAAAGGAATCTAAGATGATTCATATGATCAATCTTATTTCTTACATCGATTACCTTCGACCAGATCTCGGCATGGATTTCACTCATTCTTTTTATATCCTTCTTGTATTTATCTACCTGATCTTTATACTCCTCCTCAATCTTATTATTCTTGTCCTTTATAGATTTGTAGGACTCCTCATCTTTCGTATCAAACATTGGAATATGTTTGATATTGATTATATCCAACTTATTATATATCTTCTCATTGGATATAGTGAAATCGTATGTAGTCTTGTATAAATCAAACTTACTTAAGAACTTAGCTATTTTAATAGCATCATCCTGATTAAAAACAGCTATGCTCAATCCTTCTAAAAGGTAGAAGAAATTAGATGGAGAAATAGGTTTATAGTCGTATGTCTTCATAACTGGAGGTTCGTCCACAAACCTAACACCCTCCTTAGCGCATCTTGTTATGATCAATCTATCTATCTGCTCGTCAGTAAGATCATATATCTCCTGATCGGTCATCTCATTAATTGTCTTCATCGTCATCCTTCTCCATCATTATAGCCTTTACCGCCTTTTGTTTATAAACCTCACTCATAAGGCAGGTAAAATCCATATCATCCATACCAGCCATAACATTGGCTTCTACTTCCAAATTCATCTCAATGTTCATTACCGAGACTTCATAGTTACTATCATCTTCTTTATAGAAAATGACTTTACCACCATACTCGAAACCATCATCCTCGGCCTTAACCATATCGATGATCCTCTCTAACTCCTTTACAAATTTACTCTTTTTCATATGTGTAATTTTTATGTGTCTACAAAAGTAGACATTTTGTTTTTGAATTAAATTAAATAAACATTATTAATAGTTAATACGCTTAGGTGATTATATACCATTTTACACTAAAATCGTAAAATGGTATATAATCACCTTATCCTCCATATATCTTAAGCCCTTTTATATTGTATTTGCTTATATCCATACACAAATTACACCCTCCATGACAACAACACCACGAGCAAAAGGCTAGTCGCTCCTGCTCCGGCCTACCTTGAAACTCCACTGCCGCCCTATACCATGCCGGGGATAATACCCTGACCTTCTCCGGTACGGGCGGTGTCATGAGCACCGATCTCCGTCTTCCTTTGGCATCTTCCCTATTTCTCATTTGGGTTGTCCTTTAACAGCTCAGCTATCTTATCTTCCTTCAACATATTTTGCTTTCTCATGTTATCTACGACAAAGGCAGCGAACGCCATATCATACCTTTTCCTTAACTCATTGACAAAAGATTTGGCTTTTGATTCTACCATTGTCTCGATGTTGCTGTCTATAACTTTCTTCATCCTGCCTCTTATAAACTCGTCTACTGTCAACTCCTCTTCCATATAATCTAACCTGAATCTATATTTCTTCTCGCTGGCGTTCTCGATGAGATCGCTCATTGATTCCCTCGCTATATCCTCAATTTTCTCTGATATCGGATTGGATATTTCTCTCATCAACTCATTCTTGAACTTTTCTTTAAGTTCACGTATTACAGCTAACCTGACCGAGCTGGTAAACTCCTCTTTCAACGTCGCTTCATTGTACATAGCTTTCTCGAATACATCTTCCAAATTTAATTCTACTTGAATTTTCATATCATTATATTTTAATAAATTATAAATTTTTTAGGCATATAATTATCATGTATTATTTCCCCTCATCTTTTAATATTAATTTCTTCCCGATCTTTTTAATTTTTGTCGGTCTTGATAATCGATAGTCTCTTTCTATCGGTCTATTAAGTACATCATCCTTGTGCCCCTTGTATCCTTTCTCGTAAGCACTAACCCTTGCGCAAAACTCAACCACATCGCCTGGCGATAAATTAGCACCACTAAATCCTTTTGTTAAATCGAACCACAAATGATCTGATACTATTTTGCTATCAAGTGTCACATCTTGTAAAAGCATCGTTTTTACAGGTCCAATGTATCCATTCCTAAATCCAAATCTAACAAAGGTTGCTGTAAACACATGGCGTCCTTTTGATCCTATTGTTCTCAATTCTTCTCTCATCTCCTTTCTTATTTTTTATTCATAAAACTAGTAATTTTCTTCAAATACCCTTTTGTCATCTCAATAAAGTTCACGCAATCCGGCTTGCTCAACTTGTAAATCAAAGCCGGGTTATGAATTACGGCTATAATTTGTGTTTGCGGTTTATGAAATGACAATACCTTGTACAGATCCATGATATTGTCAATATCTAAATTCCTGTCCGGCTCATCCATAAGGATTGTATACTCAAAATCCTTCTCCATTAATACCACATGATTGTCTTTGTAGTATTTTAAAAGATTGTCGATCCTGTTTGCCCAGAACTCATTTGACTTTTTCTTAAATTCCATAAGCTTCTGTATCGGAAACGCATACTCATCTTGGTTAAACACAAAATCAAAAAGCGAGTTCATGGCATGAAGGTTCTTCTCCCCAGAGGACCTAGATGCTCCATTCATATACAAACTTAAATTATTGATATTATCCAATATATCATCCTTTCTCATTTCAGTTTGCTGTAGGAGATGGAATACCTTCCCGATATAATCCGACTTAATACTGATCCCGTCAAGCACCTTGTCATCATCAAATATATCCGGGAAATACAATGCTTCTGACGGTAATTCAGAACACATCTTTTTCTCGCACAACATGTACTTCGATATCATATTCAGGAGGGTTGATTTCCCGCTCCCGTTCTTGCCTACAATCACATTCACGCCGGGCTTGAATATAAACTCAGAGCCATTTTTGAACGCTTTTATCTTTGGGATATATTTAAATGGAGTCTTCTTGTTGTCGTCTATCCTTATAGAAGTTATCATCTTATATGATTTTGTGTTGAATTATTTAAGCCTTTCATCAATTGCCAAATCAAAGGTAATTATATACTTTCACATATTGCCTATCCATCAGCCACCCGTAAGGACTGCCACTAAACTCCCTGTCCATCCGCTCCGCCGCCCAGATGATCGCCTTTCGATTCCCGAACGAGAGCCACGAAGTAATGAACCCACTGACCTCCGCGTCCCTCCCGGAATACCGCCTTGGGAACTGGACGGGATCGCTGGCAATAAAGTCGGCGGTTTCGTATTTGTCCGCCATGCATTTCGGCATGTCTACAAATTTGTCATTCATTGTTTATCCCTTCATTTGTTCGCATGCCAATCTTTCAAGTTCCGGTGTAACGTTGGTATTCATTATGCCTTTCAAGCAAGGGCATTGTCGCCAGACTATATCATAAATCTTTGACAATTCAATCAAAGCCTCATTGTTTGATTCAACTGTCATAATCCAATTGTCCGGCGATATCTCTATCTCCCTGCATGGTATTTCTTTCTTGCCTTTTGGCATATATCCGTTCTGATAGTCTTTTACATTACATCTACCAAAACATCTTCCAGTGAGTATTCCGTTTTCGTCCGTCTCAAACAACCATCCTATCCATCCTATCTTATGGATGTTCTCCGTCCACGTTCGAGTGGCGAATAAAAACTTTTTTACAGGAACTTTTGAAAATGCATCAACATCATGGATACTCCCGTCCGGCTCTTTGAATATCGATGATTTTCTTTTATTCTGGCAACTCCCGTCTAAGCCTATTTTTTCCCATTCGCCATCATCAAATCTCAAAGGAGAGATTATATCAAAACTGCAAAGTTTCTTGACGAGATTGATTTCAAATGGTGCCGAGAACCCGCTGTTCCCATGAGAAGAGAACAGCGCGACAGCTTCTATTACCTGTTCGCGCATCCATTTGTTAGGACCGTCCTCTTCTTTGCTATATCCGGCTAATTCCAATTCTCTTATCGCATGTTTACATAAATTACTGTTTGCGATAATATACCGAAGAGCCTTCTTGTTGATAAGGCTCTTCTTGCTCATTTTCTTTACAATTCTTCTACTCTTTTTCATGTTTAATGTTATTTAATATTTTAATCACCAATCTCCTCTATCATTCGTATTGTGCCATGACCATCTGTTTCGCGAAATCTTTGTACGCCACTATTTTTCGCAGGTTTGCTCGCATTCGTATTTCCCCGATACCGCCGACCGGAGACAAGGCGCCTGTATTAACACCTCTTCCCATGTTTATTCCTCCTTGTTATATAATTGCTTGTTTTTATATTCCAACATCCTTCCCATCCTCTTTAACCCAATTAACTGTATCGCAATACCAACAATACCCTGTCTTGGAATCCTTTTTATGAGAATGGGATCCACATGTGGCGCACCAATAATTATCATCCATATTGTATGTATAACTTTCATCCTCATGCATTTTGGCTATTCTAGCTACCCTATCCTCCAGCAGATCCTTTAGATAATGGCATTCGTAAGGTCTATCCTCTTCCTTTAATATATAAATATCGATATCCATCATGCTCCCCATCCTGTCCGTACACATACACTCGGCGGCATGGCGCACGTTCCCTTCCGGCATCCCCGGAACTATCTCCCGGATCACCGCCTCCATCTTCTCTTGGTATTCGGTGTCTACCTTAGCCACCAAACCCTCTAATTTATCTATTAAACTCATAATCTTTTTACTTCTTTGTATATAACATCTGTACTGTCTTCTCTATCATTATCAATACAACAAGTATCCATACATTGATAGATACTATTATTAAATATACACCCATTGCAACTACAATCATTAGATTTAATCACCTCCAGCTCTATTTCTTTTGAACCAATATAGCATTTAAATACAGAGGATATTTTATGATACCCTATATTACTCAAAGTTATTTTATTATCTTTATCAAGTATCATCCGGGTAATAAATAATTCCATTTTATCATCCGAACCATTCTTGCTCAATAGTCTATTGCACTCATTTCTATCAAATCCGAATGACTCTATAAAACATTTCGCCATACCATATTGCTCTATATGTACCAGTTTTTGTATGCATAACCATATTCCTTGTTTTATGCCTTCCTCCTTAGCCTTATCGATCGTATTCTCGCTCATAATTCTATTTTCTTAAAAATTACACTTTTATCGTCCTCTCTAACACTACTAAAGCATCTCATGTTACTACAGATACTCGTATCCACAAAACAACATTTACTACAAATGTCATTCCTAATGACCGTCTGACATGCTACCGCTTTTATAATTTTATTATTTATCCTAAAAGAGTGAACTACGCCTATTCCCGGATCCAGAGGACGATCATTACGATATACATCATCCATCTTATCTATCCTGACGACCATTATATTATCATTCGTCTCACGTTCACTCTTATTACACCCCTTGCATAACAACTCGCTATTTGATAAATAACATCCATTACACCCCAGCCTTGATCTTTTTACAGCCTTGATCTCCACCATCTCCTTTTGATTGTTCATGAAGCTATATGTATCACCTACTTTCATTGTAGATATATCTATATCAATCATCTGATTATCCTCATCTAAATCTATCTTACGACCGAATATCGTATCAATAAACTCAAGCATCTCATCATCAAACGACCCACTTTCCTCTTGTAGCTTTCTACACTCATCCTCAGTCAATCCACAAGAAGATACCAGCTCCTCCGCGGCTTGCGTCCATCGCCCGTCGTGGGCTAGCTCCTGAACCGCCAGCCATATCCCTTGGTTCATGCCCTCCATTCTTGCCTTATCTAAAATATCCTTATCATTCATATCCTCAATCATTTATATCCTTGTTTCTTACAATAATCTCTATATTATCCAACATCTTATCTCGTAATACCTTTTCTACCATCCTTGAAACGATGTTAAAATCTCTGTTTTGAAGCTCATTCTCCACCATAACCTTAATCCACCGCTCTAAATTATTATCATTCCCGTAAGTATTACGTATACACCTCTCAACATATTGTCTTATATCAGATCTAATTGCATTGATTATATCTTCCTTCGTAAGCCCAAGCTCATTATGGATATAATTCTTTATCGCTTTATATTCTTTACTTGTTTTTGTACTCATATTTATCCCTCCTATTCAGTCATTTTTTTTAACAAAATTTTCCCATAACATATCAACATCATTGTAATGTCTACAACAAGCATTCTGTATTCTTTCTATCAACGGGATGAACCATAACTGAGTTATTCCGTAACGAGTTTGAATTATTCTGCATAGGTTTATTTTTATTATCTCCATGTCATCAATACTAGGAGATGTGTTGTTATCATCACATCTATCTAATATTGTTTGAATTGTAGCCAAATAATGATCCATGTCTTAAATTGTTAATTATATTACCATCTCCCATTTCCCGGCGTAAACAGTATCTCCCCTGTCCTCACCCAATGATTCCAGTTATTTTTAAGTTCATCAATATCATACGCCTCAGCCGACTTACCGTTATCAGATCTTTTTATGACCGACATAATACTTTCCGCTTGCACGCTCCAATGACTATAACAGTCTGTCCCGCACCCGCACGCCGTGGCTCTCCCGTTATCGAACTCCCAGACCAGAGGCCGGAGGCCGCATCGTGGACACGGCAACCATTCCATTGGATTCTCCGGCTTCTTGTAAACATCAATACACTTATACTCTACTGTCATAATTAGTTCTATTAAATTGATCTGATCTTTTGATCTCTCATCTCATTCTTATCCTTGAACATCATTATCCTATTTACAATCCCCTCCGATTCCATGTACGTCGAGAATCCATGTATTCTTAGATATTGGATGGCTGATAATGATTTTTCTAGCACATCTTTATATCCTACATCTATCTTAACTTCTTTACCCATAGTCCTCCTCCATTTCTCATATCCAACTTCTACTCATAACACTATTATAATCTATTCCATTATTCATAACCACTTTATTAAAGGCCTCCTCGGTATACGCCAAAGACTCGCCCCTATTAGCTCTCTCGATATTTTCGCTCATCATCCCCATAGCCTCGATCAAGGCCGCTGATGAGTTGGCTATTAACTTAGCCGCTTCCATTATCTTATTATCATCCATAATCATATTACTTTAACTTCCTCGTTCCACAAATGTCTTTCATATACCATGGTTGTTCCTATTAGGATTCCGGTATCTTCTCCCCAATATTCAAGTATTTGATTCCTGAATTTGTGACGCAATTTTTGTATTCCTCCCTTGTTTTTATCATAAGAAGAGTAATCTGATAATCTTACTGTCTCCATCGTTTACCTCCTTCATTTGTTCGTATGCCAATCTTTCAAGTTCCGGCATGGTGTTTGTTTCTTCTTATTTTCCCCCATACTTATTTCTCATTTCATTAATATAGCTCATATACCAATCTTTTATATCCTCTTCACTATCCATGCTATACTCTTTATTGAATGGATCGTATCTGATAAACTCCTCTGTTCGGCAGAATGGGCATGGAATCTCTTCCAATGGCTTGATTAGAACACCATCATCACCTACATTATCCAGATCATACAATATGCCATCTATGCAAGTCGCGTCTGGATAATTCGCACCGAAAAGCGGAAATTCTGGACATGTGTTTCTCATACTTGTACTATTCAAATTCGTTCTCATATTCCTTTCTCCTATCCACTTCCTTTAAATTCAAACCATCAGGTGTCAATATCTTCTTTTCCAACAAATCAAAGAGAAGCATCGCCCTTGACTCCACCTCTGTTTCCCCAAATCCGCTATATACTTCTGCTGGCGAATCGTAGGCATTGTAACGAACATAGGCAGCTTCGTAGTATTCGCTATCCTTATTCGGGAAATATTGTGTCAATTGCAACCAGTCATCCCATATTTTTGATTTACTGATATTTATCATACTTGGTAGTATCTCTCCAAGTTCATGACTCATATAAGCCGGTATGAGGTCGCCTTCTTTTCTATATGAATACCTCATTGTATTTTGTGTAACTGATTCTGTTTGGGATCCCCCTCCTTTCATCTCTTTCACAAAATAAAATTCCGACTCTGAATTTACACCCAACTCATGCAACTTTAATGCAAGCTCATAAGGGCACATAAAATTTTGATATTTCATGTTATTCTATATTTTCGTTTCTGTAATCTCCTGCATAGTCCAGCCATACCCTGTAATCATTTCTGTACTTGGTCGCCTTTATTTTCATATTCCGGGATATACTCTTATTCACATTTTCACTAAGTACACTCCTTAGCTCCTTCTGTAAGACCGCCCCGATAAGAGGATAGACGTCCAAATAATTGCCTTCACACTTTTCGAAATCTATTACCTTGTTCCCTATTGCCCGTTCCAATGCCTTATCCATTGCCTTTACGATGGATTCTTGTACATCTTTATATCGATTGATAAAATCCTGTCTTATAGATACCATATCTCCTTCTTTAATACTCATATTTTCTTACGTATTTATATGTTATTTTATTACTCAACCAAGCCAACGGGCAAGGGCTGCGCCTTGTCTTCCCCGACCGCCTACCCATATACGCCGGCTCCACCGGTAACGCTACCCATGACATCTTGGATGTCTCTCCCGTAAATCTGATAGTGATTGCCATAGCTCTCAAATGTTAGTTGATATCTGTTTAATCCCATCCTAATTGTCTCGCAACACCCTCCATCTCGCTATATGCGATCCTGTGACATCCAGCAACCAATATATCATTCTTATAGCTATTGATCTTCCATTTGTGACCGGTTGTATCCAATACCATATCGTGTTGGAATTTACTGCCATTATGGAAGAACTTTATCAATTTCCAAAGTCTCTCAGCCTCAGCTCGTCCTATCTTGATATTCTTGCTAGTCTCAATTATGCCATTCTTGATGCGAAGCCATACGTTAGGCTGGTCATCCTCCAAATAATAATGTAGATATAATTCCAGAATCTTGCCAGACTTCCACATCTCGATCTGTTCTTCAAATTTTTTCTTGCGATCTTCTTTTTCTTTTCTTCTTTTTTCAAAAATTAAAGCCTCTTTTTTCGCCTGACTATCTTTCCATCTCTGACATCTGGCCACATACCCAGCCCACGTTCCTTCACCACAAATCTCATCTACTATCACATTGGTCGTCCCTAAAGTTTCTAACGCTTGATGATTTAGCAATACCTCAAACACACGCTTTAACTCATGGACATATTCACTTTTAATCTTATCCGATTCATAAGATAACTCATGTTTAGTTCCGATCCAGGTGTTTGCGCTCTTTTTAAGAAGACTCTTGGGAGTACCCATATTAAAGAACTCAATATAATCCATTAGACTTCTAAATACTCCCCAAACATCCCTATAAGACAGGCTTGTTCTAACCTTCTTGTATTTCTCGATAACCTCTTTGATAAGCTCCAATTGACTGGTGATAAAAGCCATGCTGCCATCATCAGACATATTATATCCAACAGAAAATACCTTTGAACCAGTTGGTATTGCACTACGAACACAATGTTGATGTTTACAGGTAGAAGAAGAATAATACTTATCGTTAAGCAAATACGCCTTTTCACCACACTTATTTCTTACGATTCTTCCAACCTCAAAATGATAACCATAAGAATAAATACTTCTACCTTCAAAGAAAAGATTACTACCTCTTGCGGATTCTTTCTTTTCGTTTGCCCACAAATGAGCGACCATAGAGTTGTTCATATCTATTAAGTTTTGAGTGTTAATTATTGATTATACTTGCTAAAAATAACATCGACACAAGTTCCGCCAATAGCGTTTGCGTCATTATACGAATAAAAACCTTCTGTTCCCCAATCCACACCAACTGGACAACCATCTGCATGTTTTACAAAGTCATCAACTTCTTGCGCTTCCTCGTTAGATATTCCAGTGTAGTCACCATTAATCAAAGCCCCAATCCAATAAATCGGAAGCCTATATCTTATTATCTCTATATTCATAACTTTATCAATTTACAATTACTACCTTTTCATTCTATTTTATTCAATGGACCGGCATGCGCTTCCCCATTCTCATAATAAAGCTGACCCTCATACTGGTTATGATGAAGCTCCTCACGTATCGCATCTTCATCGTCAGCCCAATGTTCATATTCCTCATGCCATGACTTGAAGAAGTTATCATAACATTGTCTCATCAGATCCTCTAAAGAAAAACCCTCCGGATAAGTACACCATACATTGTAATAATCAATTATAGGTTTCAGGAGATAATAATCATAACACATCCCTGTCAATGGGCAATTATCTCCATAGTCAAACATCACCCTACTATACTTGTGCCTGTATTTGTATTTCCCATCAATATATTTACCTGACGTGGAGAAATACTTGCCCTTGATAATATATGGCATAATATTGTTGTTGATATATCTGAACAGTAATTTGCCGCATAGATTCTCAGGGAATATATCACGATGATAATCTATAGGATGTTCATAAATAGGATCTTTGTATTTAAACTCATAACTAAAATCATATCTCTCGTATCCAACTTCCCAACCATAAACATTAGTATCTGTCAGATCTTCAAAGGCTTCCATTGACTTTTTATAGTCTATGTCATAAGCATCCATACATTGCTCCATTACATTCCAACGCTCACGCTCTATGATCCTTTCTTGTGAGTCTTTTGGTAACTCATCAAACTCATACAGTTTTAATACAATCTCTTTCATAATTCCTCCTCTTTTAATATAACTAGATCCCTAACGTCAATCGAATGACATACGTACCTCCTTATGTTCACGTTTAGAGATATGATTGTGGCTATTCTCACGAACCACCACAATCCAGATTCAGATATTACTCATCCTTTATCTTTACGAATGGGTTTTCTACATAAAACTCCACCACATCCTTAGATTTTATAGATGTCACTATACCGGTGGTATCCACAAATCCATCTGTTTCATCCATTGTCAAATCTTCTATTTTATCTCCAGGCAGAAAACAAAGATTATAGTCTTGATCAATATACATAATCATCTTTAACCTAACCATGTCATCAATGATGCCTTTCATTCTCTCCACAACATCCAATTGATCATCACTAAGCATTAATCTACTTTTTGATGATTTCACTAACCTTATGTCTCCATTCTTGTCAACTACAGTTAAGTCATTGAATTTATACACATCTTCACATGTTCTGTAATATGTTTCCTTACAATAAATTTTTCCTTTATTATCTATTTCAACATCAAAATATTCCAACTCCCCCTTGACAGCTCTTCCGTTTTTGTATTTCCATACATCACCTATTGGAGCGAACCCATATAATGACTTAAAAACATCATATATTGATAGTTTTGTCTTAGGAATGCTCTTGCCCTTTTTAAAACATTCTTCGGACGAATAAAATAATTTCCCATCTAATGTCTTCTCAGTCCTACATCCTCCCCATGTTCCTACATATCTAACTACTCCATATGTAAAACTGATCAAGATCTTATCAATCTCAAACCACTTTAATTTTTCTGACATATCGTCAAAAAGATATCCACTCTCTAGATAAACCGATAAATATTTTCTCATTTCCATAACAATTTATTTTTTTTAAATTAAACAACATCATTTGTCTTGATCACTATCGGTCTCAATACTCCTCTAAGTATCATGGTTTTCATGATACAACTCCCTTGTGTAAGGACTCCAGATCGTCCCTGACTCCACTGCCGCTGGGTCAACCGCCATCAGCCCCGCGCCTATCTCGTAATATAGCTCAAGATCCATTGGCTCTAACGCTATTTTCTCCGCTTCTTCCCGGCTTAATCCTGACAGCATTAAACACCTAACTCTATGTTCATAAGCAATGGGCGTTTCATCCGGACTTAACCTTACTGATATTATTTCAGCATCTTCTATGCTGTTAAAAATCAACTTCCTCTCCATGCTATTATTCCATTATAATATCACATTAAACAATTCATTAAGTCTATCTACCTCACTTAGGTATTCATCTTCTTTATCAAACTTAATTTGAGTCCCATTATCCAAGCCAAAGGACAGGGTAAAGGATATGACCCAGCCCGATCCGTCCACGGCCTCCCCCTTGGGCGTCCATGACATCACATGTTTCTTGGATATCCACCACCTTCCTATCTGGACGAAATCAGGATAGTTATTCATTAAATATACCATCTGACTATCCATCTTATTGACATCATCAAAAGACACTATATGATACTTGTTTCTTATCCTGACCTTCAAGAAGGGGTTATCCATATTATATGCCGCAAATGCTGATATTACGGAACTGGGGTATCTAACCCCTTTTATTATTACCCATTTCATATACAACACCTCCTATATTAAACTATCTAATATAAATTCATCTTCCTCCGTTCTCTCATCCATAGGCTTGTTTAGTACCGTTTTGACAAGATCAAGCACCTCCTCCCAAGTCCTTTCTGATAGCGTCCCGATATTTATACCACAACATCTACATCCACTAGAAAACACTGGTATTGTATTCCCGTCATACATTCTAACGAATTTGTATCCTATATACTCATTACATAAAGAACATCTTCTTAACGGAATGAATCTTATCTTACCGCTATTGACCATACTTATCAGCACTTCTTTATTCATATCATTTCCTCAATTTGTTTTTAACCTCCTTAACATATTTAGGGGAATGTAGTCCCCTATGTAATCTTATAGCCCGATCTATATCCTTTTTAGGATTGTGGTGAGATTGATATATCTCGAACATTTCCCTAGCCTTGACAGAATTCGTTCGATCTTCGTACCTATATCTCCTTTTCTCTCTTTTAAGGCGTAATATCCTATTAACCTCATCAACGTATATCCTTTTCATTTGCCATCTCCCTAAAGCCCCGGAAGTGGCGTTATACGCTCGATCGTCATTCCTTGACTCCACGAAAGACAGGGCGGCCGCCAGCTTATCCCATACCCGTGCCTCAATCACGGCTGGCCTTGGGGCGTGGGGCAAGCCACCGCTCCCTTTTGGCGGTGTTAACATTATCATCATCGTTATAAGTAAGTATCTTATCATACTTCCTTGTTTTTATAAAACTCCTCCCCAAATTTCACGTTATCCACATAATCCTCCATGCACTCATGAACAACTATATGAATATCCCCCTCCACATATGTTACCTCGGACATCAGCCTCTCATTAGTCACCCACCAAGAATAACTATCAATATGCCGTGTCTCGAATCCATGATCATGTAACAGACACATAACATTATGTTCTAAATTCTTAACCATCATCACACAATCATACACGATATATCCGTTGATACTTTCATGAAACCATCCGAATGCGCAAATGTATCTACTCATTAGCTTATACAACTTCCTCGCTACTGGATTAGGTATTACCTCATCCATATCAAAATCCATACTCTCCTCGATAAGCTTATCCACATCCCGCTCCTCAATACAAGCCCTAGGCATGCCTTTCGCCCTCACATGAAGGCGTGATCGACTATCCCGGCTTAATACCGTCCCGACATACTTCTTTCCTTTGGTATATCCAATATTATGATTCCCAGCAACGTGAAACATAATTTTATCACCTATGTTAATCTCTTCCATATCCAAGATATTTATATTATTTGTTATCCTTTTTATACAAAAAGGGGATATAATGGCATAATATTATGATATCAAGACACGAATACGTTATCTATCATATTATCATACATATCCTCCATATAACGTTATTTATGGCATTATATCGTATATGATGCTGCATACCATAAATACGTCCAATCAATCCTCTTTTAAGCTCTTATCGCTATTTAGACTATCAGCTATACTCAATATCTTCGAAATAAGAGCCTTTTTAGGCTTGTAGTCATCATTTACGCTTATAACCGAGTAATTATATACCACGCCTTCTTTCGACACCTCCACACCCACGTATTTAGGCGCAACAGCATCCCTATGCAACACGATAAACGGGTTTTTACCGTCCAGTTTATTTATCAACTGGTTAAACTGTCGCCTTGTCATCTGATAGTGATATTATTTCCATGTTATAAATACGATCTCTCTTTACCCTTATCTTCTCGCACAGCTCATCAAAGCACCCATCTCCTTCTAACCTACCAACATAATATGATACATTCGATTTAGAGCTTCCTTGAAGATATATATATCCTCCTATATTCCTTGAGAAAAAATTAGGTAAGACCATCTTTTGTCTCTTATCCTTATTATCCATGTAAGATATAACGACAACCCACAACTCTGGTTCCCATTCTTTCACCGATAACATAAGATCGAGACCCGATTGACCATTGATATTCCTCCTGCCAGTTTCGTTATAACGAAGAATAACATAATCATCCGCTTTATCATTCTCAATCATCACGACCATAGGACTATTACCCTTTCCGTTATCACATAATACTCTTGCCTCTTTTCCGTTACGTAGATATACCTTATCGTAATCTCCGTTTTTGTATATCTCAAAATCAAATTCTATCACCATATTATTTTCTCCTATTGATATATTGTTGCGTACGTCCTTCCTCTATTTTTTCGAAATAAAACTTATTCCCATATAACCGAGTGAAGCAGATGTTATACCCGAAATGTTCCGCGCGTCTGATCTGTGCGTAACCTCTACTGATATCATTATTATCAATCAGCGTAACAAAACAATGTGATCCTACTTCTGTATTCAAAACCAGATTTTCCCAATCTTTTACCTCCATATCAAATCTCCTTAAATAATTTTTTGTTATGATTATCGCTATTATACCATTTATCAATATTATCGTACTGCTTTGGATAAACCCCATAAGACCTACACCACCTAGGTAACGGTCCGTTCAGCACGTCTAACGCCGTCTCAAGGTCAAACGTAGCTTCCTCCTTGACACAACACCCCGATCCACTTCCACAGCTTGGTATATAGGCTCTACTATATGCTACGTTCATCCCATATTCCCCATGACTCAGATACCCGATGTTGGGTGAATCAGGGAAGGCGTAATACAACATTATATAATCACCCTTACTCCAACCTCTATTATAAGTATCATCCTTCCATGCGAAAACCCTGCAACCGGCTTCTTTTAATTCCGCTGCCGCTCTTTTTAAAATATTATCTTCCATACTACTTACATTTAAGTTATGCCAAGGCGCCGGGAACCGACCCCGGACCATATCCGCACACGTACGATCATGGTATTCCTTCCGCCCCGCCAAGGCTTGGTTCAACATTAACAAACTTTCATATCCTCACACATCTTAAAAAAGACCTCTCTTATGATCCTTTTGAACAAGATGTATATCTCATCATCATCCTCATCGAACTCCACGCCCCATGAACGTAATAAATATCTAATGTCGCAATCCGCTATATGAATCCTAAATATGGATGGAACGCTCATTATGTAATCCTCAAAAGCTTTCTTAATCCCATCCCTTTTGATATGTTCTTTATACTCATCCTTGAACACGTTAAGCATAAAAGATAGATATTCCCTATCATATTTAAACTGCTTCCCATAATTATCTGTATCTATATGATCCAGTATATATATTTCTATCGCGTCTCTATCGTATCTTGACATACTTCTTCCTCCTCCTTTTGATATTTTATAACCTTTTTCTCCCCATACGCCTTCGCTAACTGGATAAGTTGACCGGTAAATACCTTGGTACGGTGTTTTACGATCTTATCCACCAATTCCGGGCATCTGGTTTTCCACCTGTAATTAACCTCACCTTTAGCTTTCTTCTTATAATACCTGTAGAATGTTACGGCTACTACCACTTCTCCATTCTGCTCGAAAGCAACTAAATCATAATTATTATAGCTTATCTCGTTCATCTTGTTATTTCTTTTATATATTCAATCACTTCTTTTGATAAGGATGTTATATCCTTAACCCTTTTCCCAAAATTGTATACTCCTCTCTTCCATGGGTAATAATCCCCCACATACATACCTACACCCTGCGGATGAAACGGGTTTGAACTACAAGCAAATACCGGATAATATACAACCCCATTACGGTCTTTATCCTTACTGCTTACACACACAATAGTATATCTATCAACCGCTTTATCGCCAAAGTCATATACTCTTACTTTTACCTTCACACCATTGGCGTTTGTTATAATATTATTCATACGCACCTCCTTTGTTGTTCACTACCCGACTAATCTATTTCCTTCCCATATAAGGTATATGAGCCACACCATCCACGACTCTCATTCGATACCCGAATATGATTCACAGGTTTATTCCCCGCCATGCAATTGGCGTAAGATAATACCGCCGACATGCTTCTAAACCCAGAATCCATTGATGATTTAATAAGCTTCCTATCACACCCAAATACCAATATCTTTACAACATCCTTCTCTTTTACAGTTCTTCTTACACGCATAATCTTGCCATATAATAAACAAACATAAAATCTATCTTATCACGGTCATTACGATCCACCCTATGCCCGGTTAGATCCAGAATAACACGACGTTTCTCTACTACCGGTATATTATCGACCTGGATCTTTATATACCGGTATTCCATGACCTCCAATTTCTTGGATAGTATATCCCGAATATCTTGCCGACGGAAATACATGTTTATCCCTATGTGGCTGGATGTTAAAAGACATTCGTCTATTATCCCATCAGTATCGAACAACAGCAACATATCGTCCCTCTCGATAGTATATTCCATATCAAGAATCTTGATACGTTTACCTCCATCCTTCTTCTTAGCTATTAAAACCTCCGTCATTTCATTCTCTGTCGTAAGGATATAATACGCCTCTTCTCTCGTAATATTATCCCGTAGATAAAGCAGCGCTTCATCTTGTAATTTCATAATCTCGTCCATGTTATTAGTATTTTATATTACCACGCCAAAGAAAAGAACGGCAGCCGACACCCGCAGCCTACCACGCCGTGACACTGCCGCCCGTTCCCCTTGGTGTTATTCCACCACCATCAACCGGTTTTAAATCCAACATTCCTCTACCTCTATCTCCATATGATCCTCCCAATCACATCTATCAACATCCTCGCCATCCTCAAAGTAATAGTAGGCCCATACCTGTACGCCTCCTACCTCTATATATCCATCACTTTTCCATTCTATCAACCCGTCTTGCCTTACCACGTTGGTAGGCTCAGCCCCTAGCGACAGCAGATTATTTACTATACTACCGCCAAATACGTTTCTTGCTTCTTCTTTCGTCATATCACTATCAGATTTTTAATATTACACTAACGCCAAAGGGGAACAGGGGACGGACGACCAGCGGGGCCGACCCCACGCCACTACCGCCCCCCGTTCTCCCTTGGTTTCCTTCGCATCACCCCATACTAATAAACAATATCTACCCACCAATAACACCATACCCACCATCACTCACAACCGCCTTGCCTTGACGGAAAACTCCTACCACTTGTAAACTTCTATATTTGAGTGGAAGATACCCCCTGCTTGCTTGAAAGACGTTTCCTTGCTCGAAAGGTGTTTTTCTTGTTTTGGAAGGTATTTTTCTTGCTTGAAAGGCGGTTTTCTTGTTTGGTGGTGTTTTTTCTTGTTTGGAAAGGTTTTTTCCTTGTTTGGAGGTGTACTATCACGCAAATCCCAAACCTCCCTCGAAATTCCCACGAAAGCCTAGACCTTCCGCTACTTTGTTCCACGTGGAACGCTGATTCAGTCTAGGATATCGAGGTCTTTGTCCTTGATTGCCTTGTATATTTGCTTTATACAATAGATTGATAATAAAGCCAATAAAATAACTATAATTAAAGGCAGGGCGTCGCCCGTAGCTATAACATACCGCCCCAACTCAAACGCCATGTAACCACAAAACAAGGTAAGTACGAAATATATAAATATACCCATAAAAATATACAATAAGTATCCGTAACTTAGAAACAATACCCAAATAATATAATTAATTGAGTATCAACAATATAATATATATCAAGCCTTAGAGCTACCTCTAAGGAAAGATAAGCCCAGATATAGATAAAAAATATACAATAAGTACCGCCTATTATATACCTTTTAGGATCGATTCAAGCGCAAATCCATACATAAGAACGCAATTCATCCATCAATATGGATATAGATATATACAAAATGATACATAATAAAGTATTTTACTTACACATTTATGATTAAGGCTTAAAATTCACCGCCTCAACACTTTTATGTGTAAGCAAAACACATGAATATGCTATCATTTTGTAAAATTAGGCACAAAAAAAGCCCTTCCGTCCTATATCACTACAGTACAGAAGGGCACAAACTTTAAAATCAAATAAAAACAAACGACTACTGCCTCAATTTATTTGCCATGTAACTAACACGCTTACGCCTGCACTTATCCGACTCCCTACTGCAATCTAATTTATTAGACTTGTGTAGTTCTTTGGTAAGCTCAACGTAAAATTCCATTTGAGCTATTTTAACCGCCTCTAAAGCCTTTTCTTTTTGAATAGATAGTTTCCTATTCAAATTATCGAATTTCTTTTTGTACATAATATATTAATTTAATTACACCAATAAGAATACGGCATGGCTATGAAGTCACAAAGCCGCCGTTATCAAAACAGCCAGCCGGACGCACCACACCCGCCCGATTCCCTTTGGTTTTGTCCCTTTGCCCCGAACGAACGAAGCCAAATACGTACATACGTTGCCCGTGATACGTACCGACAAGGCGTATTAAGTACGTCAATTTAACCGCACGAAATACCCTTGTAAGGGTTGTTATTTGCTATCCGTACACATGTTAGGTATTTAAGCAACCCTAACATACGTCGTATTGATACATTAGCACGGAAATAACACCGTAATACACTCAATGCGTGCTACTCTCACAACGCACTAACATACGCCCTATACATGCGTATATACACCAACGTACCCCGTATTATAATACGGCCTATTAAGGATACCTTAACGTACTAACCCGACTTACAATAAGGCCAAAAGGATAACGGTACGTCTCCGGACTGGAAACGCACCCAAATCACATTGTTAAGCGGCGATCTATCTATACATGCTATCGATACCCTACCAACATGTATATCCTTATTGCAATATGTTAAATAACTCGCTATTTTAGTCTGAGTCCAGTTGCGCGACGGGGACGCAATAGCATGCAACCACGACGGGCTATTATAGCCCGCCTAATTATCTATCATTTTTAGGGTGTGTTAAGTAGTGAGTAATACATTTGGCTATCAAATTATATGTGTATCGCTTGATAGGTATAGCTACTTTGACAATACGTTTATCTGATCCGTTAAACACCTCATAGTAAGGCACGCTACCCGTGTCGTTGTATGCTATAGGCTCACAATATCCAAAGCGTTTATGCGTATCACCCAACACGGCTATATCGTTCACCTTATCTAATGGCAACTTACTGTTGTTTGCCTGATCTTGCTTGTCGTAGTATTCTCTTTCAATCTCTTTGTAGGCGCAAAAGGTATCATTTACACGTGGTAGTATCTCTTTACACAATTGTATTACTACCTCTTTATCCTTTGCCAAAGCAACCAAAGCAGGTACAACATCTTTGTCTACTTTAATATCGTTATCCTTCAATATTTCGTTGATCTCTTTTCCGGACTTAAATAGGTTACACCATGCTTTGACAGCACCAGTTAACGTTTTTTCACTTGCCTTCTTTACCTCGCTTTGTACTTTAGTTAACTCTTTATTTGTCATTAGATTTTACCCATACCTTTGGGATTTATATTGGCTTCTGGTACGCCAGTTTGTTAATATTGTTATCTCACATTGCAAATATAATACATGTTTTATTGTCAAACAAATATTTTACAATAAAAATTCAACGATTATATATAATAAAACTAATCAAATGTAAATATATATTAAAATATTGGTTTATATTATTGATAAACAACAAGTTAAATCAAAAATAAGCATTCTTTTTTTTTTGGATCGCTGGTTGTTTTCCGTTCCCATTTTCCGCCCTTCTTGGATTGGGGGGGCGGCCCCAAAAACGGCAGCCCGGCCGGGGTGATTTCGAGGAGGTGGTCCGTCCCGCATATCCCGCATATCCCCGCAATCCCGCATACCTCTACATGTGATGCGAAGCCCAACATATCCCTCATATCCCCATATCCCCATCAAATCCATCCATCGTCCCCTCACGACCTTCTCATTAATTTTATTATATTTGCGATATAATTAAAACATAACATATTATGAGTAAAGAAGTTGAATATATAGGGGGGGGGGTATTTAAGACCCCTCAGATAAGGAGGGGGTATGTTTAGGCGCAGGACTTCTTCTCCCGGTAAGATCCACTACCGTGTTAATATAAACAAGAATATGTGTCTTGGCTTTGTAGATATATATATTGATGGGAAGCCATATCAATCTGGTTTTAACGGATCTTATCTTGATATATATCGCGATAAGAAGATAAAAACTATAAGCATAAGTGGCCAGATATCATATCTAAATCCGAAAAATGAGTACAATATTATTTTGGGCATAAGTGGAGGTATTATAGAGGGAACCCTTACGTATCAATATAATTCGGGTATGCATTGCGAGTTGGCTAATAAGGTGATATACGGGAATAGGATAACTAATTTTGTTCCTGTAACGGTGATAGAAGATCCTGGGAAGATCATTAATTTCACTTACAGATCTGAATTACATACTCAGGTTTTAGATGAAAGTTATGTAAGTTGGGATGGTGATTATGTATTAAACGATAATTGTATAGTAACTGATCTTTGTTCGGGATGTGAATCTTATGCCTATGGGAAAAGTTCTCATGGTAACTATCGAGTAACGGTAAGGATAGTGTAGTACCAAGGGAAGGAAGGAGACCCTCATCCCTCCGGGCCTCCCCCGTCCTCCCTCCGCCTCCCGTTATTTTTGGCTTCCTTCTGGTTTTATCCTCAAATTTTCATATCTTTGGGACAAAACTATAATCATGTTTAGAGACATACTTCATAAGCTTAAGATCTTCTTCTGCGACGATGACGTTGAGAAGATATATATAAGGGACAGTACGGTTATCCGCAACAACGAGATCCATAGGATGTATAATGAGATACTGGACGAGTTAGGTGATTTGGCTACTGTCGTGTCAAGGAACTACGTATATGGTAAGATAAAGGACAGGACTGGATTAAGTATCCGTCATATCAGCAGGATAATAAACCATACTAAAGTTGAGGAGATATGATTAAGGATACGATGGAGCGGAATATAATAAATGAGATATCGGCGTTATTCGTGATGATATTCACGGCCGGGTTGATGTTTGTCATGCCGATGTTAGATATAGAGTGTGATGATATTACTATCATAATAGGATCAGGAATAATACTATCTTTTATACTAACCATAATACCGATCTTGCTTTCTTATGATATAAGGGATGAGATCATTGAGTTGATTGAGGATCTGGATAACCAGATAGTGGTAGACACATCGGTATATAAAACGAACCTGCCCTAAGTAATTCCTAGGGCAGATATTAATCTCAATTCGACTTCAAATACGATTCTATTCTATCAGCGACCTCTTTAGGCGTATGTCCATCCCATTCCCATGCCGTATCAAGTTCAGGGATATTAAACAACTCCCAATACCGGTTCTCATAATGATTGGATATCTGTCCCGTTGGCAGTTCTGCCATTACGATAAACCACCCTCCGCCGAAGCATTCCTCTCCATCATAATGCTTATATGATTTACAGACCTTTATATCGCCTTTGGCCAACTCGTTGAAGAAAGCGGCATTGTAAAGCATTCGATATTTATATAGTTCGTTAAATGTATGATATCCGTCGGATACGTTACCCATATCATCTTCATGTAAATATGTTTTCTCAAAAATGTCCTGCTTGCAAGGATAAAACTCCCCGTTTACTCCCTTGATGATGTAATCACCTACATTGGCTTTCATAACACCTTCAAGAGTTTCTATACTACAATCAACAGAAGGAGGTATCCCTCTATCCGCATCACCTTCACGAATAACTTCTATTTTAACGTTATCACCAGCGAAATCCTCGATCTCATGATTATTAAAGCCCTTCCATTTTACAGCTTCTACTGCAATTGGTTTCTTTACATACCTATTCATATTTTACGATTTAATATATTATTATCTTTTGATATACCTTTCTATAAGATCTATGGATAATTTAGCGCCCAGCTCTTCCTCCAACAGGTTAAGGTAGTTCCGGTGCAGGCATCCGCCCCGCTCCACCTCCCTAAAGCCGGCCCCGTCCCGGATCCTGACCAGCCCTTTCCTTGGATCCATGTCGATCAGATCCCGAAGCTCGTTCATATTCTTGAACCGGTTCTCTATTACCTTAAATACATCGATCTTAGGTCTCTTATCCTTATCCTTGGACTTTATTTTAATTCTTCCACTCATATCAATTATCCAGTAACTTTACATGTAATATGATTCATATTATTATTACCGCAATAAGCGCACATAGATACGTAGGGAGAATATACTCTTCCACATACCGGACATCTCCATCCATACATAACAGGATTTGTTTGTTTGTCAATTTCTTTCAAGCCCTCATTAGTAGTGGATGATGTATTTTTATTTTCCATATCATTCATTACCACGGTGGTTTCCTAACCGACGTTCGCTGGTCATGAAGCCATCCTTATTTATCTTATCTGTACTTCCAAATCCATTATCACCTCTATCAGATTTTCCAAGATCTTCTAATGACTCCACTTCTTCCCATACGATACGTTCCCTTCTACGAATAAGAAGCTGTGCTACCTTACCACCGACATTACAATAATAAGGACTATGCCTATTCATTTTTCTGTGAACTATTATAATCTCCCCACTATATCCTTCATCAATGGTAGCAGGGGCGTTTTGCATAATCAGCTCGCTATTAGTAAAACCACTACGTGGACGGATTTCCATCTCATAATCTTCAGGTAGCGCTACATGTACACCAGTATGATATATGATTCTGCCGCTATCAAGCTCTATATTCTTTACAAATAGATCCATGCAAGCATCCTGTTTATGAGCGTATTCAGGCAGCTTAGCCCCTTTTTCCAGCCATATCTTGACCTTACACGTATCTATACCATCAAGTAACTCAATTGCCTCTTTATAGCTCATAGGTTGCTCTGAGGCTAATGAAATGGCTCTTGCCAATAAATCTTTAATTTTGCTCATTTTATCTTGTTTTTAAATTCTTTCCCTTTCGGGCATTGTAATTTACATTCCTCACCACAAGCGGAACAGTTGGGTCTCATTCCGGACACCCCTCTTCCCCCGTACGGCCAGTAGGCGTAATCGCAGACGCTCCAGAACGCCTCCATCGCCCTGATCTTGGCATCGACGGTTATCTTCTCCTTCACCTTTTTCATGCTCTTCCTGAACTCATCTTTCATATCCTTCCCTTCTATCTGTCTGGCTTTACGTCTCTCGTTCCACCAATTGTAGTAGAATTTGTCTGCCATCTTATAAGCTTCGGGGTCAAATTTATCACGATGCAGGATAGGGGCGTCCTTGATCTTTCTCAAATTCCTGCCACAAACATAAGCGAGTCCTGCGTACGGAGGTATGTCCTTAGGATCAACCAACCCATCCGGAACGCAGTAGTAGAAGTAGTTGGGGCGGCCGTACCTGACCCAGTCCCCGGTCTCGTATAGGGCTTGCTTCCGGGCCTCGAACCAGCCTTGCATTACTTGGTGCTTGCCTTCCTTCTCGAAATCCTTGTTATAGTCAGCCAACGAGATCTTCACCTCAACCTCATAAGCGTACATGGATCTAGTTATAGCCAAATAATCGGACTCCCAGTTATAGACATACAAGTTGTTTATAATCCATCTAGGAGATACCAAGAACTGTCTGTTAAGGATATCCAATATCCCTCTTTCAGTGTATTCCGTGCCTTTATTTGATTGCCGTGTTCCCATCTCCTGTCATAGGATTATTCCTTAACCCAACCGCCATTATAGCGTTCGATACCAATCTCCGTAATCCACCCATATCCTTATCATGGAACGAGAAAGTAGTTAAATTATGTGATTCAGTAATCTTATCATAAGACTTTATCATCAACACAGCCATATACTCACCCATCATCTTTCCGTTCATGATATCAAGATCGATTATGCCGTGATCTATTAGATCAACCACATCCCATCCTGATGGTAGATACGTTTTTATCTGATTAATGTCCATAGCAAATAGTATTTATAAAAAGGAGGGTCGTGCTACCCTCCTATAGATTACACACGAAAAATAGAACTGAAAGCGATCTTAAGCACGTAAGATTTTATTAATTCCCGTAGGCTGTCTACCGGTTATCGTTAATTACCGACCTACGGGAATATGTTTAAGAAAACACCATGTACCCCAATCCGGAATCGAACCGAAATTTCATCGTTAGGACCGACGTGTTCTATCCATTGAACTATTAGGGCATATGTCCTTATTCTCACGAACCAGGACATCAAACGTCTAAACTTAAAAAAAAACCTAATGACAAAACTCTATGCTAGTTTTTCCCCAAAAAAACAACGTAGTCCTGGCGGAGGGGCTTGAACCCACGTGCGACCAACTACCCTTTCTACAAGGTATAAGCTTGAGGGGATACGCCAGGATGGTTTTATGTATATATTCTATTTTTGCATATATTTATTATAGTTGCTTTTGATACATCAAACATTTTAGCGATCTTATCATAAGATAACTTTTCATTACTTCTTATACTTCTTATCATATTTGATATATCAATATTTAATTTCCCACTATATAAATTAGATTCAGCTCCTCTTTTTATTTTAAGAAGCCCCATTCTTGACGCTTCTTTCATATTATGAACCTGATCACACCATTCAAGATTATCATATCTATTATTTAACTTATTACCATCTATATGATTTAACACATTAAATCCATTATTGTTTTCAACAAAGTAAATTCCAACTAGCCTATGAATACATATGGATTTGTATTTACCATTTTTGCACAAATTTACATAATAATACCCACGGCTATTAACTCGTTTCTTTAATAATATTTTCTTACCTCTTTTGACAGATATCACATCTCCGTCTTCAGTAATAAAATAATCATTGTTATAACCTTCAATTTCTTTAAATCTACTCATTGTATTTAGTTATTTTATAATATAAGTTAATTAAAATATATCCACATCGGCTTTCACAAGAGGATGTGGGACGGAATTTCTCGAAGTTTATATAGTAAATTTATGAAACTATTGTCCAACATTCTAGCATATAGCACCAATCCTCGAACGGGAATGTCTCTATACCTGACCTACCCCATCCCGTCCCCCAACTGTTCTGTAGGACGAAGCCGGCCTTATTCCATCCGGTTAGGATAACGGCGTGACCTCCCAAGTTCTGTCCTTGGCCTTGCCAGAACCGATTCCCATAATTATAGCAATACATACCTATAACCAGAGGACCATTAAGCATCAACGCTACCTTAGCCGATACCGGATCTATGATCCTAGCGTAACTGTTTATTCTCTCCCCATCTACGCCTACGTTTTTGATAGACTTGATAGCGTCACGAAGAACCATCCCGTCCTGATCCTTATCCTCTCTCAGATCATATATATCGTAAGGAGAGATCTTAGCCGGTCTTTTAATAGCCCTTATACTCTTTCTCCAATTAAGTATCTCAGCCAAGCTTATTGCCGCGCAAATAGGGGAAGAACCTTGATCCACTACGCTATCGACATTATTGATCTTATACTCATCAGGAACAGCCTCGTGCTGCATGTTCATGATAGCGTCCCTATCATCCACTGGTGATGGTATGTAACCTAGTCCGTATTCCATTACTTATCTTTTTTATGGTAATCAATTATCTTGATATTAAACGTATCGGATCTTTGCCTTACCTGTATAGACCCCCTAGCCTTTCCCTTGGCGTCGTATAGGGCGGTGAAGCCAAAGTTATCGACCCGGCCGTCGTCCAGCGTAAACCGCCACTCCTTCCATTGGCCCATCACGGTCCCGGAAGACACTATGGAATCCACCACATAAGATATATCAGTAGTATCATATTCCGTATAGTAGGTTCTTGACGTACTGCATCCGACAACCGCTAAGGTAAATAACGTTAACAAGAAAAACAAGATCTTATTCACTTTTCTTAGATTTTTTACGTTTCTTAGATTTCTTCTTATCCTCCGCCTTATTCTCGACATTTACGTCAATACCGGCATCAGCGACCTCAGAGGCGTTATTTTCAGGTATATCAATATGACCTGAGTTAGGATCCATCTTATCCTCATCAACAACAACCTCATTAGGAACATCGATGTCTAAAATCTCTGCCTCCAGATACTTGATACGATCTGACATGATTTTATTCTGGTCCTCAAGTTCCTTATATCTTCTTCTAGCCTCATCGAGTAATTTGGATGATAGTTTATGTTTCTTCTCGATATCCATATAAGCCCGTTTAAGAGTCTCTTTATCTTTTACCGACTCATTATATATCTCTCTTGATTTACTAAGCTCATTACCCATCTTAATTATAATAGAATCCTTTTGTTCTATATCCATATTAAGGGAATCGGAAAGAGTTTCAAGATACCCTACTTTCTCTTCTAATTCCGTTATCTTCTTGCGGGAATCCTCATAATCTCTTTTTAATCTACTTGAATAGCTAATAGCCTCATCAAGATCCTGATTTAGAGTATTTATATAACTACTCTTTACTATCTTCAATCCGAACATGTTCATTACTTTTATAAGTTCTAAAAATATCGGCTTTTATCTTGCCGACTATAATTAACTCAGCTATATGTTTGTCTTTCTCGACTATAGCCATATCCTTACGGATATTAGTGACCCTGATCATGATATTCCCGTTATTAGACGAGACGAACGGTGATCCTACCAAAGTAAGTCCCGTATCTCCGGTAAACGACGGCAGCATCATCAACACCCCTATGGTATTATCCGGAAACGACGCCCATACCCCTGTGTCTATATCAAGGACATCACCCTGTCCTAATGGGAAAGCATTACCCTGCTTGATAGGAATATCCTTACCCAACGAGTTCCATGCTTTCGAGAATCTTACGGAGTTAAGGAAGATCTTCCCCTCTTCCTCCATCATCCCTACCATAGGGTCGCAATTCAATCTAACCTCGTTTTGTTTATCATCCGGCTTCTCCTCAAGCTCATCAAGGTCTCTGGCTGATGTAAACGACTTGCTTTCCAGAAGCTTTTTAATATCCTCAATACTGGCCATTATAATTTGATTATTAAATAAACGATCTTCAATCCTAACTTCAAATCAGATGTCTTCTCGAACATCTCCCTAAGAGGTAAGATAGTAGCGTCAAGATCTGACGCTACCCATTCTCCATCCTTATAATACATATCCTTTTCCTCGGAATACGCTATACAAGATCGATGCCCTAGGTTCTTCATAACCGTATCTACCTTATTTTGGGTAGGCATCGAGACACGATTCACTTTAGTAGATATATTGAAATTACTCTCCATTAACTTTCTGATTTTTAATTAGTTAATTAAAATGGAAGATCACTGTCGTCTCCAAAAGGAGGATATTGAGGAGGTTGTTGTTGACCTCCAAACAAAGGGGCTTGCGCTTGCTGCGGAGCCTGCTGGTATGATGGAGGAGGCGTTTGCGATGGAGCCTGCGTTGCATATGACGGTGGGGGCGTCTGTGCGGTTGGCGTAGCGCCCATGCTTTGACTTCTATCCTGTTCCGATTTTTCGTTTTCAGCCTTAAACTTTTCAAGATATTGTTTAAATACTTGAAAAGCGAAAGTGTCTTGAGCCGTATAATCGAATTTCTTGTTACCCATTATATCCGTGCTCTCTACCCTATCAGGCCATCCGTTCTGTCCGTTCTTATAATATTGCTGGATAAGCTCGTCCTTTCCATCTGGAGTTTCCCTAGCGTATGAAATGAAAAAATTACCTGGAGCATATTGATCCCCTTTCTTAGCATGAGCAGGATTTATTACCACCTTACGTTTTAGGTCAATATTAGGCAAGTACCTTACCAGTGACTTCACGTAATTATTAATACCTCCTTTTTGAGTCATCAAAGGAACGTTTATGAAATAATTACCATCCTCATCACTTATCTTTATGGACACGTATTTGGCTTTTATCCCATTGAACTCCACTTCTCGCACATTGATATCAGACAAATAACCTTCGATACCGTTCCAGAATACCCTCCAATAAGAAACGGCTCCGGTCTTCTCGTTTATATGCTCCTCGAAACCTTCCTTTGGCTCTCTTGATGACTGATATAATAGTCCGCTACCACTTACTTTAAAGTAATGGTTATTACCACCTGATGAATTTTCTCTAACTCCCATTTTATATATTTTTAAATATTAAACAATAACTGATGATGACAAGAAATACTCGTTCTTATTATCCTCCCCATAAATCTTATTGAAATGAGATTTATGATCATGCTCGATAACCACCCTATTACATGAGACGCTTTTTATAATACCAAGATATCTTCCACATAATACGTTACATATAATATCTTCACCATGATAAGACAAAGAAGCAAGTCTCTCCTTACATGATTTACCGGAAGACGGGTTCTCTGACATAATACCGCATCCTTTATCGGTAAATATCAACTTGCAATGATCGAACTCATTTACCTTAAGATTGTTTTGGAGGGCTTGGACGAGTAGATCCTTATCAAAGACATAGGTACTTGTTTTGACAAAATGCTCGTCCACGAACCTCCAATTTGGATAATTACCCTCAAAATGGGTCTCATACATATCCATATCAGGCGTAGAAAAATAAGTCTTAGTATCGTCCACTTTTATAGACAACATATCCGATGACTTATTGATATGCTTATCAAGCAATATCGCGGATTCGTTCGATACCGGTATAAACATCTTCTCTACCTTATCCTGATTAGGGACAAAATACCTGTAAATAGTATTTCTATCCGTACTTACTATATTAATATTAATATCATCAATATCAATAACCACATTCTCGATGCATGGATAAAAGTCATCTACCTCCGTATAATCGCTGGCTTTGTTAAGAACCGAAACATAATCGCTCATCTTAACCTTAATTCCTCCATCAAGTATCTTATGTACCTGTGGGAATGTATTGATATCAAAAGCCGGACAACTATACTCACCAGAAGCGTAGTGGATCGTGATCTGATCTTTTCTATCCGAAAGCAGTATCGTAATCTCACAATTCTTCTGTTTTTTCATGAACTTAATAAAAGAGCTTGCCTCTACCAAGAAAGAGAAGTTAGAGTCAGCCTCTACCTCCAATCGCTCTATAACACATACCTTTGCATTTACGGAAGTGATATAAGCCAGATTATTGACAACATCTATCTTAAGATCCTTATAAAGGGAGTTGGGACCGGCATTCTTAACAACCGTCTCCAATTTGCCCAACTTCTCATTTAATGACTTCGACAAGCATCTTATAAGCATAACGAACAACTTTTTATTACATCGCAAATATAATCATAATTATATTAATACAAATACAATAAATACTTAATAGTATTAAAATAGTTTAAACTTACGTCTAATATACTCGGCTATAAGCGTAGCGTCACACATCCCATCTTGTATCTTGGTAGGTTGAACTCCTTTACCTGACCATGGTTTTACGAAAGAAACCAAAGGGAAAAGGCGCATGGCACATCGGATGGAGGTAGCCTTCGTGTCTAACTTCGCCGCCGTATACACCCGATCGGCTGTCGTATGAAGCTCCTTCTGCCAGGTCTTTGGTTGCACCTCCTCGAACATGAACCTAACATCCGGGTGAGATCCGTATCGCTCCATCATCTCCACCATCATAGCGAATAGGGCGTTCGGTTCCCGGCGTCTCCCGCCAAAGGTGAAGTTGCTGGCTGCCGAGCTGTTGTGGATGCTATGGACGTCCTCGACGGCGATCGCCAGCGTCCCGCCTCCATTTTCTTGGATCTTGTCAGCGGCATCGAGGAAGAAGCTTGATATAGCCCTAAGATCTATATCCCCCTTAACCGATATCCTTGGAGTCATAATTACCTTAATATCCCCGTTCTCCGGGATCATGGACAATCCTCCGGTGTCTATACCCGGATCTATACCTATTGATATATTCATAACTTCAACGTATATAATGAATGGAAATCCTCCGGTCTAAACACCTGTATTGAGTTATCCGGATACATACCTATATAATAACCGTAAAAAGCCCGTAGAATGCCATTTTCTAGGATTATATCCAAAGCCTTTACCTTGTGACCGTCAACCATCACATCAAGCTCCTTGGTTCTTTGGGATATCTTATCAAACCATTCAGGTATAGGATCAATCCCGTACCTGAATGCGTTTACTGTTGATTTTATCGATATATATGTTCCCATGATCAGATAAGATTACAATCGTCACGTTTAACAACCTTAAAATCGCCATTTCTAAGTAATATCGCTACATCAGATCTCGTATACGTAAGAGGTGTATACGACACCAAATGATAAGAAGCCTGCCCTGTCGCTGGCCGAACTGGTCTTAATACGGCTATGGCTATATCGCCGCCAAGTTCCGTACCACCGGTAACACCCTGTAGGCACATGTATATGAATCCCTCATACTCATATCTCTTTCCGATAAACTCACTCATGGGAATACCTACGAACAGATAGTTCTTTACATCCTCTTTCTTAACCTCGACAGCGTTTTCTACACTGGATGGTATTACGTCTACAAATTTTACTCCTATTGCCATGATTACAAATTCAATTTAGTTCTTAATTCTTGACACAATTCTTGATTATCCCTCATGATACTTAAAGTATTATCGACTCCGTTCCCTACACGAACATCCCCGTACCAGTACCATGATCCTTTACGGATAAAGATACCGGTTTCCTCGCATAACTTCAAAAGTTCAAGTTCCTTATCAAACCCCACGCCATAATACAAGGCTGTCTCTGCTATCTGGAAAGGTATAGCTGTCTTGTTCTTCAATACCTTTATCCGAACCTCATGACCGATAGAAGAGCCATCTTCTCCTACAATAACCTTTTTCCTTGACATCTCCATACGAATAGAGGCGTAGAATTTAAGGGCATTACCACCGGTTGTTACCTTAGGATCTCCGTATATTACACCGATCTTCTCCCGATACTGGTTGATGAATACCAGAACACAGTCACTTTTGTTTACGATCCCGGTAAGAACTCTCATAGCTTTTGACATCAACCGGGCTTGTAATCCCATGTTGCTGTCTTCCATATCACCCTCGATCTCCTTCTTCGGGACCAAGTTCGCCACGGAATCCACGACAATGAAGCCTACCCTTCCAGACTCCACCAGCTTGGCCGTGATGTCAATAGCCAACTCCCCGTAGCTTGGCTGTGAAATAAGGAACCGGTTCACGTCCAATCCCATTTTCCTAGCGTACTCAATATCGAAAGCGTTCTCCACGTCTATTATAGCTACCAGCTTATCTGGATGTTTTTTCTGGAACTCGATCATACTTAACGTACACATCATGGTCTTGCCACAAGATTCCATCCCGACCAGCTCATGGATCCGGCCTACCGCCCATCCGCCGCCGAGGGCCTTGTCCACCACCAGCGAACCTGTGCTTTCCCTTGGTATGGATATTATAGGCTTATCGTCACCGAAGTTCATTATCGAGCCTTCTCCAAGCTCTTTATTTAAAGATGATACTAATTCATCTACGTCTGAAAAAAGTTCTTTCTTAGCCATTATAATCCGTATTCGTCAAAGTTAAATAAATCCTGTTGCTTCTTTATCATATCCTTTCCGATGTCAGATATCTTTTCCGGATTCAAAACACCCTCATTCTCATCCACCTTATCTATGAAGTCAGATATCTTATCGCTTAGCAGTACCATATCTTCCTTAGGAACTGATTTTAGATAAAGACCGTCTATTGACCTACATCTTGAAAGAGCGGTATATATCTGTCCTATCTCGAAGGCTCTACTAATGTCTACAAATATATTATCCAAAGTCATTCCCTGGGATTTATGGACAGTTATGGCGTATCCTAACCTCAATGGATATTGTATTATATAGCCGCAAGAAATGCCTTCAAGGGAATCGTCTACCTGCTTATACTTCATCTTCTCCCACTTCTCTTTGGTTATCTCCACCTCAGTATCGTTATCTAGATGAACATATATCGTCTCATCAACAGTATCTATGCTGGTTATGATACCCATCGAGCCATTGACATATCCATTGCCGTTTCTGGTTATTATGACCTTAGCTCCTACCTTTACTATAAGCTCATCCTCACAGGGCGCTACAGGCTTCTCCCCGAATACAGTAGCATCGAACTTAAATACCTTATTATTGATCTTATCAAGATTAGTCTTATTTATCTCATACGCCTCTTTGTTAGTTGAGCATATAATTATAGTATTATCCATATTATCTGGATACTTGACCCTACTATCCAATATCTGTCTTGACTCGTCGGTAATAACCCCACATCTTATATCCTCAAGTACGGAAAGAAGCTGAGGATCTTTTTGACGGAATACGTTCTCGAAGGTAATGACCGAGAATCCTGACGCTCTTAATGCCTTTGATGAGAAAAAGAACCGGCTCTCATAATATTTGTCGATAAAATCATCCGCCGTCACCACAGGCGGTAGTTGTGATAGATCTCCAAACATAATCAACCTAACTCCACCGAAAGGCTCCTTGCTACGCCTGCATTGTCTAAGTATGTCAGCCACCTCATCAAGCAAATCAGGTCTTACCATACTGATCTCGTCAATGACAATAGTATCAAGATTCTTGATCTTCTTCTTCATAAACGGACTTACATCCACCTTATTAGACAACATACCTCTCTCGATAGAAGGGATATAAGGATCGTTCTTTATAGAGAAAAACGAATGGATGGTCTGCCCTCCTGCGTTCAATGCAGCCACGCCAGTAGGAGCTACAATAACACATTTACCCAAGAACTTTACGATACGTCTCATGAACGTACTTTTACCACTACCGGCTCTACCGGTAATAAACAGATTCTCCCTAGTGGTGAAAATCTTCTTCAAGGCACGACCCTGCTCTACGTTTTTATCCACCGTCATAATATGACGAAGGAGGTCGTTTTCATTTCTAAAATCCTCTTGTATCATATCTTTTTAAGTTTATGATACAAAGATACGAATAGTTATAATTAACTAATAAAAATAAATGTGAATAATATGTAAATATTAAATTTTATATCTGATACTCAAATCATCCAGCTTTACTCATCTCAGAAGATTTTTCTCCTAAAAATACATCTCTTATGTATTCTGTCGATATAAGGATATGCATATATTTCCCCTTGTATAATAGTCTTAAGCATCCGATAGTTACGTTCTTTCTGTCTTTGGTATTCACCACTCCATTGTTTTTTTTTACCTCGTCATACAAATCGGATATACTCTTCTTACACATGTCTAAGAACATGCTTATGTATCTGTATATAGTGGATTGAGATATTTCACGCATACCTATGCCTATGAGCTTCTTATTCAACTCATTAAGAAGGTATGCTACATTGAACTTAACTGTCTTTCTTTTAGTTACCTTGTATATGTGATGTACGTTTCTGGTTCTGGCTCTGAATATTATTTTGGAAAGGATTCTCACCCTATCAAGCTTCCGGCTTTTGTTAGCCATTCTTCGCCTAGAATCCGAATCAAGATTCTTATCAATGCAAGTGTATATGGATTCTCCTTTCTTTACAAACATATCCTTTATCCTTGGGACCTTACTAGCCTTATGCTTGTATTTTATGATATCTGACAATGCTATTCTGATCTCTCCTTCAGCCCAAGCCTTTAGACTTATAAGTTGGTAGTTTATATCTTCGTGAGAATCTCTTAATACATGTCGGTAGCAGAAATAAGCGCATCCATCCGATAGAATATCAATAAAATCATTGGTATTGATCTCTATCTGATCTCTGTTTCCATCTTGCATCCTTTTTCTTAGAAACACATGTTTGAGTACGTTTATGATAATAAGATATATCATTGCCATCTTACATTCATCGCTGATCCGGATTCCCGATCCATGATACTCCTCATGTTTCAATGAATATTTTATGGCTGTCACTTTCTTGCCTTCCTTATTAGTAACAGGCTTAAAATCAACTGGACATATAAGTGATCCGGCTGGAAGTTTTACACATCCTAGCTCATCTTTCTTGGTCTGAATATTACGTGGAATATACTTTTCGGTAAGAATCTTATCGAAATTTGATTTCATTTTCTGTAAAAGTGCTATCTTTGTTCCAGACATTTTTTTAAAGTTTTTGCTGCGAATATACAAGTTTCATCAATACGAAACAAGTTATTCGGATGGATGGGTAGCCTGTGAAGGTCGCCCATTTGTTGTTTAAGGAGGGTAGGTTATGTCCGTAAAACGTTGAGCGCGTGAACGATGTTTTTTCTCAACCTACTTGTTACGCGCGCGTTAATAGGTATATTTATTAAATATAATTAACTCTATAAACATATACTACTTACTAATATCTCTATCCGTACACAGAACCTCTCCTTGCGTCGAGTTCCTGTGTACTCTACTTAAAGTTTTTATTTAATAAAACATTGCTTTTTACCGCCAAGGTATGGTGCCGCCAGGCAGGATACCGCAGGATAAACATGGTAGAAGCCGTATCCTATACCGGAAGCCGGGACCCCGGTAGGGGGATCGGGTGGAGCAAAAGCCAAAGAAGAAAAAGCGAGGTCATGTGCGGTCGCTCACGCTCCGGCCGTCCGTATCTTCTACGGCAGGACCATGCCCCAAGGCCTCCCATTTCCCCTTGGCTTTATATCCCATAGCTTTGGGAAGAAGGAATCCAAAGGGGAAAAGGTAAGGTCGTATGCGGTCGCTCACGCTCCGGTAGGCTAACATAACTCTACCGCCGTCCATGTCAATAGCGAATCTCTGGCGGCATTGTCCGGTATGACGGCGGTAGCCTTACCTTGGGTGTCCCAGCGTGTCCCCCCCCCCACCAACCTTTTTCCCTTTGGATGCCTTGGGCTATGTCATGGGACGATAAGAAGCCAAAAAGAAAAAGGAGTGGTCGCATACTGTGAGGCAGGATAAGGCTGTCCTCCGCCGTCTACGTGCGTAGCGTACGTGAACTTCACTGTCCTCGCCATCGTAGCCTGCCGTAGACATACATGGCTTCGTTCGTACTACCCCACTAGCCTTTTCCCTTTGGATTCTCGTAAATACATGCTAGTCAGCATATATTATGTCGATTATGGCAAAATTTCTTGACAACGATATTTTTTTTAAGTAGTTTTGCTGAAAACTAATTTCATATGCCGGAACAGAGAAAAGCTTTCGTATTTGCGTTACCTTACGACACTAGACTGGATATGATCCAGCAGTTCTTAAGGATATACAACGGCTATCTGGATTCTAAGGGTAGAAGCTTGATTACCGAAAGGACGATAAACTTACTTTCTTTCTACATCAACTACGGATACTCGGATGATACCAGGGCTAAGTACATGGATTGTCATGGACAGAAGGAATCTTACGTCGCTGTCCTGAACAACGAGCTTAAACGTGGGGGTTTTCTGGTGGACAAGAAGAACGGGAACTTCCGTACCCGTGAGCTGTCTATTGAGATGAGAAGCCTACGTAACTATTTCGTTCTTGACGGGGAGGGTGATGATACCCGTGTAATGGGATTTGTGTTCAAGAGAAACAAATTGGATATTGATGGGTAGGAATCTTATTTCATTCGATAGGGATATCGTGGATGAGGTGGTAAGAAGATCTGATGGGAAGTTTACCAAACAACAGGTAGAGTGGTGCATGAAAGCATCCGTATCTTATATCCATCATCTCTCCAGATATACCGATAATATATCTATCAGGATCCCGTTTATCGGATACGTTATATGCAATCTTCGCGAGATGCGGGTAAGACGTGATAAGATACGTCGGATATTTGTCAAGGAAGGTAATCGTTATCCGGATGAAAGGATGCCTATTGAGCTTGATTGTCTGGATAAGAAGATTAAGGCGATAGAGGATATGGAGGGGTTGAAGAACGGAGATCCTCTTATACGTGATAACCATGAGGCCATGTATCAATGTCGGTATGGAATGACATGGGAACAATTACAGGATTTTCAACAAAAACAATTTAAGAAATAATATGCAAACAATCGGTAAAGCCCAAGTGATAGCCCAAGCTTGGGAAGACAGTTTATTGGGTAGGATTCCTAAGGATAAGAAAGATTATCCCGAATGGTATAAGAATCGTCTTGAATTATGCAAGAAATGTCCTAAGAACTCTTCTAATATCAGGTTCTTTAAATTGCCGCCTAAGGTATTATTCCATAGATTGATTGGAAGACCGGGATGCTCGTTGTGTGGTTGTTTTATCAAGGAGAAGGCTTGGATGAAGACCGAGGTATGCCCATTGAAGTTCGTGGAAGGAGAGAAAGCTAAATGGAATGCTATGGAGGTGATAACAGCCGATCATAACGATTTTAATATCGAGTGCCCTAACGATTCCTTTGATATAGGACTAACGGATGACGAGAGCGAGTTTTATCTAAATATTTTTGATCAGAAAATAGGTGATAAGATAGAAATCGTGTTATTTATCACCCATAAAGATGGTTTCCATGTCAAGGAGCATCATCTTGGATGTGGATGTATGGGAGACGTGTCATATAACAAACATCCTGACAATGAGAATAGAACTATATTTAGGATGACGTTGGATACCTCAAAATATACGGAAGGTCATTTTGAGAAACATCTATCTCTCATGGGTTATACGAAAGATGATCCTGAACGTAATTTCAAACATTTCCCGCTACGTATTATAGGGGAAGCTTATAAGTAGATAGTATGAGAAGCCCCGTAAGAAGTAAGATAGATGATCGTATCCATGCCCTTATTGTCATGGAAGTCGGATGCCGTGAGTTACCTGAATATTCATTGGGTGATATACTTTACTCCGCTTTAAGGAGAGTTGCTAAGGCTAATGGTGGTAACGTACGCTTCTTGCGGGATGTTAGTACCAGGGATTTATTAAGAATAATAGATCAGAGTATCAGTGATGAGATCGAGTTAAACAACAATGATTATAATGCGTAATATGGAAGATAAAGATATAAAAACAGAGATCAGGGATTATCTTAAAGAAGAGGCGGATACCCATATAAGGCATTGGATAGCCATAAAGCGTGAGAGCAAGCGTCTGTATAGCGATATTGAGGATAGGACTAAGAAGATAGCCCTTAAATCATCTTCGTTGATAAAAGAGGAGGATTTTGTCGTTCTTCATGAGATGACTCATAAGATACAGATGTTGAATATAGAGGCTGTGAAAGTTAATTCTAGGTTGATGTTCATAATCCAGTTGGCTACCAGCTTCGGTATGGATCTGGATTTAGATACGACATATGCGTCCACCGCCAAGGGTATTATAGAAGACAGGACATCTGGATTCGTGTTTTATGATGACAAGGAACGTCTGAGATATGCCGACAAGGAGCTTGAGGATATGTTCCATGACATGAGCGTGACGGAAGTAAGTAAGATCGGGGTTGTTCAGTCTTATGAGCTTCTTATGAAACAGTATAACGAGTTTAAGGATATGAAAGCCAATGCCACAGGGAAGACGAAAGCCGACGAGTAAGGACGCTGATCGGGTCAATGATAATCTTGAGGTCATAGCTAAGGCTATAAATGACGCTAAGACTTATATTGATAAGCATCCTTGGGACAAGGAGAAGCCGGAGGATATGGCTAGGGCATTTGACTTCATATCAAAATTAATCGATAAGATAAATACATGGAATGATTCTTATATGGAGAAAAGTGGGATCATGGATGTATATAGGTCTGTAAGCAATGTCCAGAAAAAGGAACGTAAGGGTCAGGTTTCTGGTGGAATCGAGTCTGTTTTAAAGGATATTATAAAATGAGTCTAAGTACGAGTCCAGAATTTTATGTAAACATGAAAAATCCTCCTGTATGGAACGATCTGTTCGGTTGGGAGGATCAGGATGACGATGTTAAGCAGTTCTTTAAGGAAGAGGCTTATAAGGTCAAGTACGGGGTGACTATCAATGGTACGTTCATCCCTCCATGGCTTTATTGGCATGTTAATTTCTTTCCCGTATTTCAGGATCTTCCAAACGGGGAACGTGTGCCAGCGATCAGTCGTTTGCGTGATAACGAATGGTTTTTCGCCGAGATGTACCAACGTGCCCGTATGGAGAAGAAAGGGTTGGGGATGTTTGGTACTCGTCGTTTTGGCAAGGCTCTTCTGGACTCGGAGCTGATATATACTCCTCATGGATCTAAGAAAATAGGATTCGCCGATATAGGAGATATCATATACGGTGATGACGGGAAGCTTACTACCATAGTGGGCGTATATCCTCAGGGATTCGTTGATACGTACAAAGTGACCTTTGAGGACGGTCGCAGCGTGGTGTGTTGCGGGCAGCACCAGTGGAAAGTCAAGTATCATGGTGATTATAAGGTTATGAGCACTATGGGTATCATCCATTCTGACTTCTCCAAAATGACTATAGATATTGGGGAGGCGGTAGATTTCCCTGAGCGGCGGTGGCTGATATCGCCCCAGCTCATGGGGTCTCTGGCCGCCTCCTTCCTTTGTGGAGCTACCGACAGGATCTTTGAGCTAAGCAAGAAGAAGATGGATGATGTCATTTATTCATCCAAAAAACAGAAAGAGTTGTTCATAAGATCGTTTATGAAGATCGCTTGTGGTATAAATACCGGTGACGATCGTTTTAAGGTCGTTTATAAAAGCGAGTATATTATATCCTTTGTAAGGAAAATATTTTGGTCTATGGGGTATTATTGTGTCATGGATGGTGACGATATGTATATATCTAAGACCCACGATAGGCTTAGGATATCTGATATAGATTATTACGGTAGATATAAGGCTACTTGTATTGAGGTCGATAATAAATCGCATCAGTTTCTTACTACTAATTTTGTCGTATCCCATAATACAACCATCATGTCATCACTTCTCCAGATGAACGCTACGATGACTATCGGTCTTAGTCATTCTGTAGTAGGATTCAGCGACAGTGACTTATCCAATATCGGCGAGTATTGTGAGTATGGTCTTGATCATGTGCATCCTTTTTTCAGGATCAACAGAACCAAGACCGACTGGAGTTCGGGCGTTACATTAGGCAAGAGGATGTCCAATGGTGTACGTGATATCCATGCCATTATCTCTATAGCCAACATCAACATGGGTAGGAAGACCTCCACGCAGAAGACGGCTGGTTTGACACCGGCTACGGCTATTTTCGACGAGGTTGGTAAGGGACCTATCAAGAAGCCGTACACGGCCGCCATGCCTTCCTACGACACGCCTTATGGCTGGCGTCTTAGCCCTATCTTGGCCGGTACTGGTGGTGAGGTAGAATTATCCAAGGACGCTCAAGAAATGTTTTCTGATCCCGAGACATATAACCTTCTGGTCATGGACTGGGATATCCTAAACCGTAGAGCCATGAAAGGAAAAACATGGAAAGAACGGAAATGGGCGATGTTTGTTCCGGGACAAATGGCAAACTCCGGTGTCAAGGTAACTATAGGTTTGGGTGATTATTTAGGAAAACCTGATGATAAGAAGCTTAATAAGATCAAGATTGACGCCACAGACTTCGAGGCTAGCACCAATAAGCTTAATGAGGAGCGGAAGAAACTATCTACAAAGGACAGGGTAGCCTATACCTCTCATACCATGTTCTATCCTTTTACGATTGATGACTGTTTTTTAAGCTCTTCTCAAAATCTGTTCCCGGTTGAGTACGCTATCAAGCATAAGAACGATCTTCTTGAGTCGGGTCAATATAGCGGCATGCTGTGTGATGTTTTTCTTGAATCGGGCAATAAGCTTGGTACTACTAAATCTAATAAACAGCTAGCTGGTTTCCCGTTTAGTGGAGGTGTTATTGACGCTCCTGTTCAGATATTTGAGATGCCTCAATCTAATAGGTTTGATGATTTTATATACGTAAGCTCGCTCGATCCGTATAAGCAAGCGAAGTCTGATACCCCTTCATTAGGAGCTTTTTATGTATTCAAAAGGCGTGTTGGTATTCGAGATCCTTATGCCTATAGAATAGTGGCTTCATACGTATCCCGCCCATCATCCATAGATCAGTTTTGCCGTACTTGTGAGGTGCTTCAGAAGGGATATGGTGCTATATGTCTTATGGAGAACGCTGACCAGATGTATGAGCAGTATCTTAATCGGAAGAGTGGTATGCCGGCATCTTTCTTCCTGTTTGCTGGTGAGGCAATAGCCAATAAGTATGTGAAGGCCGGCTCCCGGCAGAATAGCAAGTTAGGTCTATACCCTACCCCCGGTAACCAGAACCTGCTATTCTCGTGTGTCGTGGATTACTGTTGGCAGGATTTCGTTATCGGATATGACGATAATACCGGTCTTGATATAACGGTGAAGGGCATTGAGTTGATCGATGACATAGCTCTACTGGATGAAATAATACAGTACAAGCCCGGATTGAACGTCGATAGAATTATATCGTTTGGTCATGCTTTAGCTTTAGCTAGGTATTTTGACGATAACAATTACATGCCTAAATCGAAGATCGAGGAGATGAATAACGCCCGTAAGGAAGACGCTTATAAGCACCATGAGATATATGCCTCTGCCTTTGGATCGGTATCTATAGGTGCGTTTCGGTAGTTTAGTGTTGCTTAATAACTTATCTTTGCTAAAAACAAATTAGATTGACATGGAGATTTTCAATAGAGATCATTCGTTTCCTGCAAAAGGGGCGCTATTAGGATTACCTCCTCAGGCTATTTCCACGAAGAAAAAGAACAGGAAATGGAAAGAGGATTGTATGGACGCTCTTGAGGTGATAGGATTAAAACAATATGATCGTAACCAAATGTACCGTGACTATTATCTGATGGCGGATGGTAAGTTATCTTTTATGGAGATGGCGGATGTTATCCCACAGTTAAGAAACGTACAGAAGTTAAGGAGTGATATAAGGATACCCTCTTTCTTGAAGCATTATGATATCATAGGTGGTATCGTGAATGCCTTTGAGGGATGGTTGACGAACCTACAGGATAAATATACTGTTAACGAGGTAGGGGATCTGGCTATAAGCGAGTACGAGGATACGATGTCCAACTTACTTCACCGCCATATCCAAGAACAGTGGGATATTATAGTCAACCAACGTCTTGTTGAGGCCGGGCTTGATCCTACATACAATGAGTTTAATTCCGAGGAGGAACGTCAGGCTTACGCCCAGCAAATCCAGCAGGCCAAGGCGTCTATGACCCCTGACGATATCCAGAGGTTCATGAGCACCAGATGGAAGACGCAGGCGGCTGTATGGGGAGATCATACGATCGAGGCTGATCGTAGCAGGTTTTATATGGATGAGCTTGACAGGGAGAATTTCCGGGATCGTCTTCTTAGCGGAAAGATGTTTCGTAATCATTTCGTCGGTTTTGATTACTATCGACCGGAGGTGTGGAGTCCGATGGAGGTGTTCCATCCTGATGTAAAATATCCGCAATATGGATCTTATGTAGGCCGTCTTCATTATTATGAGGGTGTTGAGTTGATATCAAAATACGGCCATAAGATGACGGCCAAGGATAAACGCCGGATTATGGGCGGTGATGATGATTACGAGGGATGGGTATCCAATGACGGTACTAGGTATGATTGGAAGAAAAAGAAGCCGTCTATTACCGGTATGTATGAGAATGAGGTTATTCCATGGAAAGGATACCATGACTATGAGTCTATAGTCGCCGCTGAGGACTATTATGGTGTTCCTATGGGAGAGTACCATACCTTCGGGCCGGACGGAGAGGAACACACCCAGCCCCGCTTCTTGCCCCGCTTCCATCCCTTTGGCTATTTTAACTCTGACATGTCCAATGGAAAGAGATATGAGATAGATTCCCGTCTTTTTAGAGTCATGGAAGGATATTGGGTGTCCATGAAACCGGTATTTCTAATAACTTACATGACGGAGACCGGTATGGTAGATCAGGAGCTTGTTACCGACGAGCTATTACCTGAGTTTTTGGAGAAGAACGGGATAAAGAAGGTGAAGAGGGTGATGGCAGAAGCCGTTGGCGATCCTGAGGTTAATACCTATATCTTGGAGTATGTGCCTGAGGTTAGGTTTGGAGTTAAGATTACTGGAGGTAATTTAATGGATAAACCTATATATATAGGGGGAGATCCAATACCTCATCAGATACATGGTGACAGCAGTCTATATGATTATGTCATTCCGGTGTCTGGATTCATAGGGTCAAGCCTTGCCGATCGCATACAGCCGTTCCAGATGATGTATAATCTTGCTATGAACCAGCTATACAATAACGCAGAGAAGGAGATCGGTAAGTTCTTCTTAGGCGACTTAGGATTCCTGCCTACGGAATATAAGGATATGATGGACAAGAAAGGGGCTTTGGCTACTTTCATGCAGATCGTTAAGTCTGTCTCGTTTATGGGTGTAGGTGGTAATGACACGAACAATCCTTACCAGAATCCGCAGATGAGTAGCATATATAACCAGTTTGGTGTATATGATCTTACTAATACGGATCAGATAAGATCCCGTATGGAAATGGCGTCTTACGCCTATATGATGGCTTATAGGATGATAGGTATATCCGAGCAAGCGATGGGTCAGTCAACTAGATACGAGAGTTCTACGGGCGTAAAACAGGGAGTTAACGCCACTATGTTACAGACTCAGACTTACTTCAATGATTTCGATGACTTCAAGAAACGGACATTGGATATTCATCTTGCGGTAGCTCAAGTATGTCAGAAGGAAGGATACGATTGGACCGTGATGTACAGGAACAGCGATCTGTCCTTGGCTTACATCAGTCTTACGGATAATAGCTTGTCGTTACGTCATCTTAATGTTATGGCTGTCTCTAATTCCAAGAAACGTCTGGAATTGGAGAATTTGAAGCAATATATATTACAGACGAATACTTTGGGCAATGACTTGCTTGATATCACTAGAATGATGAATGCCAACTCGACGGCTGAGATGAATCAGATAGGAAGGGATGCCAGATCTTACGCAGATCGTGTAAGACAGGAGGAGTACCAGAATCAACAACGACTTGTACAGCAAAAAGCCGAGGCCGATCAACAGGCCCGTAATGACGAGCATGAGAAGGAGAAGGAGCTGGCTTATATCAAGGGTAACTTCGATTTACGGGGTAAGAGCATAATGGCCGCCGGTCAAGCGGCTAGGACACAAGATAACGCAGAGGGTATGGATTATGTGGAAGCTATAGCGGATCGATCCTTGAAGGAAAGAGATCTGGATATCCGTGAGGAGGATATGAGAACCAGGCAGGCTAATGCCGAGGCTGAGCGAAGATCTCGTGAGGAGATAGAGAAAAGGAAGTTGGAATTAAAGGAAAAGGAGATAGATGCTAGGAATAAACGTTCTGATACAGATAGGTTTACGTCAATAATAAACAAGAATTGATTACAAGTTTTGTAAATATTTTTACAAAATATGTAATCATTTTGGCGTAAAATTCTGTCATATACTATAATGGGTTTGATTTAATTGGTAATTGGATTAATAATACTTTTGTAAAAAGCAAAAAAGGAAATTGTATGAATGACATGGGTGATTTCGCTAAGGGTTTTAAGACCATGAGTGTCGAGGAACTTTTTTACCGTGGTGACGGTGATGGCGATAAGAATAATATCGAGGGTAAATATGATAAGGATGGTAATCCTATAGGTGATACCAATAAAGAGCCTGCCGACGGCGGAGCGGCTGACGGTGGCGGGGATAAGGGCGGCGATGCGGTCACCGCAGACCCTGATTCCATTGGCGAAGGCGGTACTGATAATAATGTAGTATCAGGATTTAACGGAAAATCCTTTTTGGAGAAGATGGCCGCTAGAGGTATTATCGATAGTATTGACAACCTTGATATTATGGTAGATGATAAACCGGTCGATCTTTCTACTATCACGAAAGAGGATGATTTACTCGATATAGTGGAGGGATTGATCAAGGACAAGGCTGATGAGTTGTTGAAGGATAAGGTTGATACCGGTTCTATGTCTGACTTTATGAAGAAGATGATAGAGGTGGATAAGGCCGGTGGTAACGTTGGCCAACTATTAAGCCAATATCAGAGTATTCAGGCTCCGTTGGATAACCTTGATATGAGCAACAAGAATGATCAGCTTGCGGTCATCCAGCATTATTATAAGATGTTGGGTATGCCGGAAGACGAGATAAAGGATAATATGGAAATGATGATTGGTAAAGGCGATGAGTTTATCGAGTCTAAGGCCAATAAGTTTCATGATATCCTGAAAAAGGAGATGGATAACCTTATCGAGGAGGAGAAAAAGAAGTCCGAGAAAAGGAGACAGGAGTTAGTTGAGCAGATGAGAGTCTATAAGAAAGGTCTAAAGACATCTATAAGCTCAGGATTTCAGTTGAATGACACGATGATAGGTAAGGCTGTCGATTTCGTTACCAAGCCGATAGACAATCAAGGTCATACGGCTATAGATAAAGCCTATTCCGAGGCTATTAAAAATCCGGACATGGCCGCTGATTTGGCCTTGTTCTTGATGAATAAGGACGAGTTCCTTAAACAGAAAACCAACAAGGCTAAGATGGAGGTTAATAAGAAGACCATCACTCTTCTTTCTGGCAATAAGGGAGGAAAGCAGAATAAGACTAATATCGATAACGATACTATAGAAGCTAACTTCCTTGATCTGAGTGGATCAAAGAGTGTATAACGTTTAAATATATTGAAAATGAATCCGTTTCTTACAAAAAGTTTCCCGGCTACCGTGAATGGCGATAACGTTATTGCCTTTACCGATGCCAAGAACTATAAGACTTCGCTCGTAGAGCATAACTTAGGCTCATTGGCGAGCTGGTATTACGAGGATCCTGACAAGAATCATCTGGGTCTTTTGAATCTGTTCTCTAATATCGCTAATTACCCTGTACCGATGTATATGGGTATGATTAATAACGGCGCTACGATCTCCGTTAACGGTATTGGAGCTTCTTTCCGTTATGATCTTCCTGTTACAAAGACATTCGCTGTCGTTACGGCAGAGGATACTTCAGGTCATCATCTAAAACCGGGTATTGACGGTAGTTTGTTTGATATCGTTTTGAATACCTCTGAGTTTACGGCTTATGATGTTATTACCTACGATGCTGCTAACGGTTGTAATATCCTTATCTCAGGTGAGATCCCGTCTAAGACAGAAGGTGACTTGACACGTTATTGGTGTCGTGTTATCGGTGGTAAGGCTAAATACTTCCCTAAAGAGAAATTACGTCCTGGTATCCGTTATTGGAAGATCGGTCATGCTCTTGGTGAGTACAGCACTCAGTTCTCTAAGGTATCTGGAGCTGACAAGGCCGGTTCCATGACCTGTGAGTTCCGCTTAGGAAACCACCGTGGTGTTGAAGGAGAGACAACTATGTATGCTGGTATGAAGTCCATGCAGGCTGCCCAGAACAGCACTTCAGAGTTTGTGGAGACCGCTCTTCGTCGTATGAATGCCATGAGAAGTGAGTATGAGGGTAATATTCCTGATCTGGCTATTATCGGTAAGACTGTTAATGGTAGACTTGATTTGCGTACAGCTAAAGTAGCCTCTACGTTGGAGGTGTTCTGTATGGCTGAGTTGGTTAAGCTGGAAGCTAGACAGTTGATGTGGCAAGAAGGTGGTATTATCATGGATCAAAATGGTCCTATCCATTTGAATGAAGGTATCTATCGTCAGCTTCGCCGTGGTTACACTATCTACTATAGCCGCCCGATGGGTATTACTAAGGATACGCTTATGGCTGCCGCAGCTTATATTTTCCGTGGACGTCAGGATCTTCCTATTACGGAACGTAAGATTAAGTTCAAGGTAGGAGCTATGGCTATGATTAACTTAGAGAAGTTGATCAGGGAATCGTTCTTCACTACCTTGCAGAACTTAAGCTGGGGTATGGGAAGCGATAGGATGTTGCCTTCTAATCCTATTTCCGGTACTAACGACGCCATGATCTTAGGTCCTGTTCAGGTTAAGGGAGCTTTCATCCCGGGCATCGGTAATGTTGAGTTCGAGCATGATCCTTCTTTGGATTACGCCGACATGACAGATCGTAGCGAGTTGGTGAATGGCATGTATCCTAGATCCTCTTATTCTTGTATTATCGAGAATATCACTGACGCTGGATCGACTAACGCGTATTCCGCTATTCCTAATACGGCTAACGCTAAGTTAGGTAATATGAACAACAACGTATTCTATATCAAACCAGAAGGTGTAAGTATGTGGTGGGGTTATGAATACGGTCGTTGGGCACACAAAGCCAACGGTAATGAGATCGTATCATCCTTGCCGGGCATGAAAGAGCAATTCTGGTGCCACTCTGCTTCCGCAGCATGGGTTATGGATAATAGTAAGTTCTTGATTATCGAGCTTCAACCGAACTACTTCGGATAAGTTTTTTCATATATGTAATTTGGTTTTTAGAGGGGAGGATATTCCTCTCCTCTTTTTTAAAGTAACGCAAAAAGGAAATGAAAGAAATTTTAAAATCAAGGAAGGTATTGGCCGAGGTAAACGGTTTTAATATCATGTCAGATACCTTATATGAGGTTGTAGGCAAACACGATGGAAGTGCTCCTCAGGCCTTTCAAGACGCTAATATAGCTAAAGCTCCGTTCCCGGAGAACGCTACTCACGTATGTTGCCCTTGGGATGATTTCTCCAAGGCCTATAACACCGGTTTTTATCCAAGATCAAGATGCTATAATGGTCTTGACAAGAATGAGATCGACAGGCTCGTCAAACAGCGGGTAGATAATATCATGAAGCCTTTCGAGGAAATGTCGCAGATGGATCTATCTCAAACCAATTTAGAATTTTGGGATGACGCTAAGGATAAGATCTTCATGGGTAAGGTTTATAATACGGCTAATACCGTAGATCTATTTTATTTATATTTGGCTGTATTTTCCGGCATGTTGACTCCTCAGGAAATGGATGGCGATCCTGTCTTCATGAACTCCATGTTCTGTTTCGTGGAGAAAGACAATATGAAGGATTTCGTTCAGCAGCGTGAGATCAATAAGATGAACATCAGCTATAAGTTTATCAGCGCCCTCAAGAAAGGCGGCGACGATCGTCAGGCTGTCATCGATCTTCTTCTTTACATCGGTATCGTAACTCGCCCGGATTTCACGGAGGATGAGTATTATACAGGATCTCTATCAAACTGGATGAATGAGAAGAAGACCAATGTTGATTATCTGCTTGATATCTGGGATCGGTCATTGGAAGGTGATTTCAAGGAAGTTCTTGAGTTTTACCGTATCGTAAATGTCCTTCAACGAAATGGTCGTATCAATATGACTCCATCCGGATTACAATATAATGGCCAGATCATAGGGCCTGACGTTCGGACATCCGCTGAGTTCTTGGCTACCAAGAAAGACTTTATTAACATAAAGGCTAATGTATTGGATGAGTATGAGGAGATCATATCTATGTCTAATATCGATGATAAGTCCAAGACCAAGAAGGTTAAGGATATTAAGAAGAAGGATGACGTAGAGGAAGGTGATAAGGTTAAGGAGGAATAACGATGACAATCCAAGAAGCATATTTAAGGTCTTTGCAGAAGAACGAGCAGAATCTGGCCAATGGCGGGATTAAGCTGGATCCGGGAAGGTTCGTGCTGTTGTTCAACGAGGCCCAAGACCGGTTAGTTAAGTACTATCTAAATAGGAAGGATGACGAGACTATACGCTCCATCCAAAACCTTCTTGTTTATTGGATGTCGTTGGATAATGCGGGTAGGATGGATGACCCTGAGTCTACGTCCTTTAACTTACCTGACGACTATCTATGGTTTTCTAACATAAAAGGCGTTTTCTCGTACAAAGGATGTGAGGCCGCTGATTTCGTTATGTGGGAGGCTAAGAACGAGAATATCCATGAGCTTCTTGGAGACGAGAATAACCGCCCTTCTTACGACTATCGGGAGACATTCTATTCCATAGGGAACGGGAAGGTCGTGGTCTACGAGTCAGGCTTCCGTACCGAGGAGGTTAAGATGACGTACTACCGCCGTCCTGTCAGGGTAGACCTATCGGGGTATATCAACGCCGCCGGTATCCAATCCACGGACATCGACCCGGAGCTGCCCGATTATCTTGTGGAGGAGATTCTGGATATGGTAGCTAAACAATTCAACCTTAATGAGAATGAATTGTATAGATATAGAATGGATAAGGATAATGTGGCTTCTTTTAAGTGAACAACGTTAGTTTGATAGAAAGACCTGCCTAGAAATAGGCGGGTCTTTTTTTATTTCATGGTATGTGTGTTTTTGCTTTTTTATTTCTATATTTGCATAATATTTAATTGTGTAAAATATTATGATATGATTTCAAGTAGTAAAATTTTATTCGGTGTACCTATTAGATGTGATGAAGAAACATCATTTATGTCTTTGACTGACTTACAAGAGGCTTATTTAAGAAAGAGAATCGTAGAAGGATGGAGTGATAAGAGGATAGAGGGAATTTTATCCAATAGGAATAGTTCTGAGCGTATATATTATGTTATAAAAGACAAGTATATAAGAGGTATATCTTTATCAAGTTTTATTAACGACGTAAACAACACATCTCTTGTCAAGACATTAAAATCGCTTGGGGTGTATAAATCTACCGGTAGAGGATCGAATAGGTTGGTTATGTGTGCTAAAGAGATATGGATGATGGTCGCCATGGAATTACATCCATCTATATATAATGAATGTATAAAAATGTTTGGAAGATCAGATATAAGCAATGACGCTATTATATATATAAGGGGAGGAAACGAGTATAGTGATATGTATAGATATCTGTCTTCATTTTTTAGTTCTGATGATATTGAGAGAATAATTTTTGCTATAAATAAGACTGTTACCGGTGAATGTGATAAGTTTTTATACACCAAGCAAGAATCGGAAAGGATTGTTTGTATTCAAAAAGATATATGCAAGTTTATAAAAATGGGTATATTCGAATCTGTCGATGATATAATTGATATATTGGTAAATGATGTAGATGATGATCATGATTGTAATATATTCACCTATTTGGCTGTCGATGGTTTAAGTAAGGATATTAAAATAGGTAAGACGTTTAATGTAAAGAAGAGAGAGAGGGATTTAAGATGCGCTAATCCAAGGTTAAGTATCATAGCTTGTGTAAAAGGTGATATAGAGAGATGTTTGCATGATAAGTTTTCCGACAAGAGGATTTCAGGAGAGTGGTTTTCATTGTCATCTAATGATGTTGATAATATTATAAATGAATATGGATTTGTTTTAATAGAGTAGCTTTACAAAAAATGTAATCCGCATTAATATATATACACTCATGACCGTACTTTATTGTCGTAAACTCGTTTATTGTTATGTTTGCGTTAGGTAAATGATTTTTAAACTAAAATATTAATTATATGTTGCACAGACCGCAAGATCGGGTACTTTTCGTATCCCCACACGCTAAGATGGTGGATGTTGATTCCATCTTCTTGAAGGAAGGACAGATCGGTATTTACGATACTAAAGATACTTCCGAGAACGGTTGTAAGGCCGTGATTGATTTTACCGGTAAGCCTCGTAACGACAAGCGTTATGAGATCCGTATCGGTCGTAATGAACAAGCGGCTTCCCGCTCTATCTATGATAAGGATTTTTCCACGCCGTTATTCTCTTTGAACGAGATCACGGAGATCTACGCTTCTTGGCCGAAGAAAGATCATGCTTATGTCGATGATGTTATCTTAGGATACAATGGTGTTTCTGATGACACGGCATTCTCAGTTTCCAAAGGAGACCGTATCGCTATTCGCTTGGTCCTCGCTGGTCGTGCCTTCGAGCTTCTTGGCTATGAGGAGGGTCGTGTAGAGATCAATGACGCCATTCTTTTGGATGATTGTGATAATACGCCAAATCAATGCGAGGAGTGCGATCCTTGCGAGGAGGTTGATTTGTTGCCCGCCGTATTGAAGTGTATTGAGCGGATGAAGAATCAACCTATTGCTGGTGGTGGTAAGTTATCTGATTATATCGATATTACTCCTGTTACAAGATGCACCAACGAGGCTACGGAGCCTGAGACGGAGGACGTGAACTTCTATTGTATGGAGGTATGTGATACTGGTGATGATTTGGCCTTGGCTGAGGTTCGCGCCCAATATCCGGGGTTGAAGATCGTACGAGATACTATTGAGGGTAGCATGTCACGTTATAAGGTTATGAAGAAGGGGGCTAAACCTGCTGACTATACTCAACGTCTTATCTCTATCATGAAAGGATGTACAGACTGTCCTCCTAGCTATACGGAAGTTAAGGGTGGTTATCTTTATTCTATTTCTTTGGAGGATGATGGTGTTGATATGTCTACTACAGTAGAATCTTTACCTAACGTGGTAGCTGATACGGTTAATAAGATGAGCCAGATCAAGGGATCGGGTTTGTATATTGCGGCCACTTCTAAGAAATTGACGAGTGATGAGATTTCTGCTTTTGTGGAAGCTAATCCTACGGCTATCATCTATTACGTTGCTAAGACATCTGATATGTGTGAGAATCCTACGGTTCGTACCGCTTCTTGGTCAGCTTGTGGTTCTTGCAAGGTATCTACAGAAAAGTATTATATCACTATACCGGATGACGAGTGCGGAAACAGTGCTTTGGAGGAAATTCAACAGGCTTTCCCGGAACTGGAGATCACTGATTACGGCACTCCTGCGGCTTGCCAGCATAGCTTCCAGACAACGGTATATACCAATATGTTGTGCGATGAGTGTGACAAGGTATTTGAAGGATTCTTCACCAGCAATGCTCCGGCTTCCTATCGTAACCGTATGTGGAAGAAATTGGAGTCGGCTCAGGAACTTGGCTCTAACTGTAAGTGCGGTATCCGTTTCCGTGGCAAGGAAATGTTATTATCTCCGTCAGAGTGCTTGATGGATCAAATGACATATATCGAGGATAGCGTTGAGATCGTTGGCGCTAGCGGCGGTTATCCTGATTCTCTTGACGAGGGATCTCCTATCTGGTGGGATCAACTTCATTTCGAGAGACTGTCTAGCAAAGCCCCGCGTACTCATGTAGGCGGTAATATGATGGATGACGAGTTGAAGGGTTACGCTCATTTCAACGGCTTCCCGAAACATCAGGATTTCATGGGGCGGACGTTCATGAACGAATATAGTCGTGTAGAGCAAACGGCTCAGTACGTTGACTTCCAGATTACGCTCAATCCTCATAGATACGCTCAGGGATTCGGAAAGGTTATCGCCGATGATCCGGTTAATTTGATCTTACGTGTACGCTATGGTGCTCATGAGGGTGTTCAGGAGATGATTAATATGATCGGTGCTGCCGCTGGTCTTGGTCCGGCCATCGTAACCGAGCCGAAATAAAGAACCTTTTTTGCGTTCATATATTTCCTAAAGGGGAGAGATTCAATTCTCTCCCCTTTTTTAATCTATAATAAATGGTTGTGATGGAGGAGTGAAGTTTGTCGTGTATCTAGGTATGTTTGATATTCTCATCTCGTCTATAATACCGCCTGTCATATTATCGCTAGACCCTGTTCTTCCTCCTATACATATATCGTAGTCTTGTTTTGATATGTTTTTTTTCTTGTTAAATTTATTTATACCATTAATATATAATCCACATGATTTGTTATTAGATGATAATGCTATGTGATTCCATCCTATCTCTAAGACAGAAGAGCTTACGCTTTCATAATTGTCGAAATTTCCATATATGATATTATCATACCCTATATAGAAGGCAAATCCTGTAGGGCTTCCTGCTATATCAGATGTTATAAATCCTTGTTTTGAACTTTTATTCGTACAATAATACCATAGTTTTATGGTATAGTTCCCTTCGGATATAATATCCCAGAACCATTGTGATTGGTCGAATATTATAGGGGCGCTGTCGAATTTAGCGGCTTGATCAAATTTTCCTGAGACATATGATCCCCCCCCCATGTGACAGGACCTACGTTCTTTCCGATATATTTGAAATCATTGTTAAAATGAAATAACAATATCGTGTTGTTGGCTTTTTTGTTAAAGAACATTCTTCTTCTCATACATCTTATGTTTTTAATTACGTTCAAAAATAATTATATATATCTTTGAGGTGAATAATTAAACGATATAATATGTCCGCTATTAATGAGTATTTAAAGAGACTGGCTTCTATATTCGGAAGCATGGGTTTCTCCGTTCCGCCAGATGACTTCTCAGGGGTTGTAATAGACGGAAAGACGTATCCGGTCATGATGAGGAATGACGGGTGTTACGTTTACTTCGATGATAAAGGAGTAAAGAGACTTGTAAGCGATGTCCCTAAAAAGGATTATCAGTTCATTAACATCAAGGACGCCCGTGTGTCGATCGTCAACCAATGCTATCGCACGCCGGGTGGTCAGGTAGAGGCTCGTATCCATACCTATATGAATAATAAGGGAGAGATACTGGCCGAGAAGATATTTATCATCAATTCATCGGATATCGATACCCCTATTGGTACGGAATTGGACAAGGTCCCGTCTGAGTGGGTGGCTATAGATTGTAGTATAGCCGAGATGACCGATCGGGAGTTAATATTCGTAAGTAAATGTTATGCCACGGAAGGGGGCAAGGTTCAGATCGAGGGCGTAGAGTCAGTTGACCCCCGCCTGAATCCCGAGGTATCCCATTACGAGGTGGTGAATACGACCGACGATAGTAATCCTATCGGTACGGAGTATGACGCTATCCCCGACACATGGAATCGTATAGTATGTGATTTCCCTGATATGACTCAAAGGGAGATAATACCGGTTCTTAAATGCTTTGATACCGGTACCGGGAGAGTACAGATAGAGGGATATAAGATATTTGATTATGAGATGGGTACCAGAAAGGAATGGTATCGCATCAAGCAAAGTACAGATCCTGAGAATCCGGTAGGTAAGTTTATCACCAGCATAAGCGATGACTGGGTTGAGGTCGTTTGTGACTTCACGGATATGGAGGACCGGGATATTGAGGTAACTGTAGAATGTTATAAGACACCGGCCGGTAAGGTGAAGCTGGAGGTTCTCACGTCATGGGACGGGAATATAGGGGTTAGGGATAAGAGCTATAAAGTCCTGGAGACTACCGACCCGTCACAACCTGAGGGCGCCAGCTTCAGTTCCTTGCCAGATACGTGGGTAAGGACTGTCTGTGATTTCGACGATATGGAGGAGCGTGACATCAGGTCTTATGTCGAGTGTTATGACGGAGGCAATGGCAATGTCAAGCTTCGTAGGCTGGTTTCTTATGACTCCAAGATAAAGGCAAGATACGTCCGCTTCGAGGTGCTTGAATCGGATGACGCCGGCTTAGTTCCGGGGGCCGAACTGGCTACCCTCCCCGAAGGCTTCTCTTTGGTTTCGTGCGATTTCGTTGATTTTGAAGATCGTATGCTTCAGTCCAGAAAGGAGTGTTATGATACTGGTAACGGACGTGTACAAGTATCACGTATTACTTCTTACGATGGTGATATAGGTATCCGTGGAACTTCTTATGTAGTTACCCGTTCGGAGGATACTGACGTCCCTGTTGATAGGGTATATAAGGACATACCGGGAGGATGGACTCGTATGGTATGTGATCTGACCGATATGGAAGATCGTATATTATCTAATACGGTTGAATGTTATAGGTCAACCGATGGAGTAGTAAGAGTCACCCATACCACGTCTTATGATGGTAAGTTAGGGACGAGATCCGAGTCATGGGAAGTTGTTAGCTCCACCGATAACGGAATCCGGGTAGGTGATAAGGTCAGCTCGTTATGGGAAGGACTTACCCGTATCGAGTGCGAGGAACCGGATTACATGGATCGGCTTATCGATACCACGGAGACCTGTTATGATACCGGAAAGGGTACGGTGAAGATCAGGAGACAGGAGTCGTTGAACGGAAATCTGGATGTAAAGACTTTCGACTATAAGATCGTTGAGTCTACCGATCCTGATCATCCTATCAATACTACACCTACGCAGACGGTTATTAACGGCTGGACGGTCATCAGTTGTGATCTTAATATCATGGACGTGGATGATTGTTATGAGATCGGTGGTCATAAGATACATTTGAAGGGATTCAGGACAGTCAATCCGGCATTACAGGATATTAAGTCTATATTGTATGTCGTGTACTCTGATCATCCTGATTATAATGTAGGTGATGAGCTTACGTCTATACCGGATGGGGCTAAGGTGACGATCTGTGATTATGCGGATAAGAGCCAAAGACATATGGTTCCGGTGCGAGAGTGCTATGAGGTGGCCGATGGCCGGTTCTATGTGGAGGGGAGCCGGTTGGTTGATAACGATATGGTGGTGGAGCGGATGTCGTTGATGGTGCTTGAGTCATCCTCCCCGACCTACCCGGTAGGGACTACGCTGACCTCCATCCCCGATGGCGCTACTATCGTGGCTTGTTTATGTCAAACTTGTTAATATCAAGGCTATGGTTAAGGTATGTAATGATTATTATATGATTGACGCCCTAGCCGGCGGTGAGGTCATAAGGAAAAGGAAATATCGTCGTGAGAATACGATGATCGGATATAAGTGGTATGATTATAATGGGGTCGAGGTAACTGACCCCATTGAGATATCACGTCTTGACGGATTGGCTACTAAGCATCAACGTGTTGATGAGGCTTATGATGATCATGCTATTTTCATGTCGTCAACCAACTACGTTAACAGCGTTTCCGGTATACCTATGGATAAGCATATGGTTGTCGTTGAATGGAGGCCGGATAGCGAGCAGGGTTTTGTAACCATGGCTCATGATGAGGGTCTTGACGGGGACAGCTATTATATAGTTGTTATCAATACCGGAGATAAGCAGGCTACGATCTACACCCCTGTAGATCCTGAGGATCCAAAGGATGGGACTTCACGTGCGGTTGATGGCGATAATATCTCCGTTGGAGGATCATATGTCTCTATATCTCCCAAGCAAGTAGAGAGGATAAGGGCTACCTTTCGTGATGGCAAATGGTATTATGAGTTAGTTACAAAGACATATCCCAGTAATACCGGAGGAATTAAGATCGGGGATGTCGATTATGTTACTTTCAGATATTTATGGGATGAGAGTTCGGGAAGGGATTTGGACACGATGACGGAAGTCCTTAATTCTAATGTTCCCACCATAGATAATCTTGCCGTAGGTTGGTCTGGGCCCGGAAATGGAAATAGCTCTGTTATAGAAGTTCTTAAATGGGGTGGTGATAATACCGGGTCTGGTAAGGAATGTGTTTGGATGTCGGTGAAGGATTTAAGGGCTAAGTATTATAATATCCTACCTGAAGAGACGTATTTCATGGCCTACGCCACATGGTTTGGATCTAAAGGTACGGGTAAATGTTCTTTTGAACTTGTTGGATACAAGGGAGGTACGATGAGCCAAGACGGATATAATTTTATAAACACCGGTGGATCTGTAGTATATCAGAATACATATGATTTTATATGTAATACCAATAAAGGAGCTAGTTCGTATAAGACGTCTTACGAGAAGGTGGCTCGTGTTACCTATAATAAGCTTACTAACGAGGTCTATATGTCTATCGGGGATGCTATAGATCAGGAGGATAATTATGATAAGTTAGAGCGAGAGATCAATAATATAAAGGAAAGGCTTAATAATGTTGAGAGCGAGTTGGCTGTCGTAAGACGTATAGCCGAGGGCAAGAACACGGGGTATATCTTTGATACGGTCGATGCCATGAATGAGTGGCTGGCGGTCCCGGAGAACACGGCTAAGCTCCGTGTGGGGGACAGCTTCTGGATCAGGGAGCAGGATGTGCCTGATTATTGGTGGGATGGAACTCAGGCTTTAGAGCAGGAAGGTCCGAAGGTTGATTTATCTCCTTATTATACGAAAGACGAGATTAATAATATTGTCAATGATATCAATCAGAAGATAGAGGATAAGAGTACGTCTATTATCTTCGATACTTATATCCAGATGAAGTCTTTTGTGGATGACCCTACCAATGCCAACAAGCTTAAGGAAGGTACTATCTTGTTGATACGAGATAAGAACGTACCTGATTATTATTACGATGGAGCTGGTATAGTTAAGATGGAAGCCGACGTAGAACAATGTCTTTACGTTACTTTAGCCAATAAGCCTACGGAAAGCACCGTTAGTTATACCCAAGATCGGGAGGTGACTGATTTCGCTCCTGGAGCTATAGCTAGATGGGTTGACGCTGACGGTAATGACGTGTTCTATAAGCTTGTGGAGGTAGTAGGAGGCAAGGCTAAGTGGATTACGTTGATTGATACAAGATATGGTAATGTTACGTTGCAAAGCACTTATGACAAGAACTATGAGATCGTGAATATCGTATCTGGATCACGTTTACAAGCTATAAATAGCGATAAGGATGAGATCAAGTTCGTTAATAGCGCTACCGGTAATGTTACTGTCGTGTTTAACGCCACGGTATCAGGAGGAGCCAAGAAACTTACGAGCCTGTTGGCCGTGAACGAGGTGGTTCTTACACCGGGGGCGGCGGCATCCTTTACCCGTACCGGCGAGAACTTCACCCTTTCCGATCTTTTTGGCGTTACTATCTTCCCCGATCTGGCGGATGCCAATCGTGAGGGTGAGTGGGTCATGAGTGTAGGCATAACCGGTAAACCGATCCTTATGGAGGTAAAGGAGATGCGTAAATGGGACGAGAGCATAACCAAGGATCTTACGATAGACGAGCTTAACGAGAAGTTCCCTAACGTGGATATCGGATTCGCTGTCGTATGTAAGACCATCAACAAGGTATATGAGATGGTTAATGGATACAAGGAATGGGTGTCTTATGATATAACATCAATTAGCTGATATGGGATTTTTAGTAGGATATGATACGGCCTTGTCCTCTGTAACGTTTTATGTTAACGAGGACAGGTTCCCTTGTTATAATGGTAAGGGTGCTGATTATGTGCCTGATCCGGTAGTGGATTCCGGTGATTTCAATCGAAATTTTAATATATCTTCTAGTAAGCCTGGATTTGTTAATGTCGATTGGGGAGATGGGACTAAAGATCAGTATCCCTTGACTAAAAACGGAAGTGTGTATAGGATTGTATTCAGGTCTTTGGATATTGAATGGAAAAAGAATCCTGACGCTACTACGTGGTGGTTCAAGAAAGAAGATGGATCTCAATATATACCTATACCTCCTCATAAGTATGATAGCGTACAGAATAGGGAGGTGACTATGACCTTCTCTAATGTGATAGATGGTGATTTTAGCTTAGATGGAATAGTATTGGATCAATTCCCGTTAATAAATTTACCTGATATCTCTTATTTGAATATGACTAGATCCGTTCTTAAAAATGGGGATATACCTTATGATAGAATTCTTAATAGCCAGAATGTCGCAAATATACAGATGGGATCTTTTTCTCATCCTGGTGTTTGGGATAATTGGCCGGAGGGATTTTTAAAAATGAAAAGATTGAGGTATTTTGGGTGTAATTCCGTTTTTAATTTCGCTGATAATCCTGATTCTAATTGGAGAAGATTATCTGAATGGAAGAATCTCACGGAGTTTAATTTCAATTGGTGCAATATCCCTTCTTATGATCCGGCTTTTAATTCTATTCCGGCAAAAGGTATAAACATTATAAGCGATAGGAATAATATACCTGTATTTGATGAGGTGGATAAGGTAGGGGATAATAAGATATTAGTTTATTTTATGGCTAATGGTAGTTCATGGAAGCAAGATTTGGTAGGAGGGAAGTTAAATAAGATGCAAGAAATATATTGTAGGTCAGGCACGGTTTCAGTAGATGATCTTCCGGATTGGTTGTATGAGGTAAGGGAATTTAGGAAATGGAATTTACAGAGTCATTTTATATCTACACAGGAGAGGGCTGATAGGTTCGTTGATGCGTTTTATGATAAGATGATGTCTTGGGATTATATAACGATGTCTCAAGTGGCTTCCGATGGCAATAGGAATCAATTTTATAAACTTACATTAAGTTTATATGAATCCGCTGTCCCAGATAATAAGAGACCGTCTGGCGTTTATCAAGCCCCTGAGGGGTTTGTTAAGGGTGTTAGCAACGGTAATCCTACGACGCCTATGGAGAAGGTGTATGTGCTTACCAATAACTACGGGCAGACATGGGTCTTGGCCCCTGCCCCAGCTTCTAAGGCCGCCCTTACGAGGGCAAGGCGGGCTGGGAAGGCTAGGATTACCCCGTTCGTCCTTGGCGTAAAGGACGGCCATGTATCCGTGTTCAGCGGAGACGTATTGGATGATAATATGAGTAAGTATAATTTCGCCGACAAATACGAGGCCATAGATATCTGTAACGATCTAGGATTGGACAGCTCACCGGTTGTCGAGTATTTCAGGAGAATAGAGGAGGGAGAGGTATGAAATTGATGTGTAAGGATACGAACAACGGATCTATAACCTTTTTCACCAAGGGCAAGCACGCTTTCAGGGGTGTCGACAGGGATGATACCACGGATGACGTGCCTGATCCTATATTGGATATTAATAATTATAATGAGAGTATACAGTTTTATTCCAAGACCCCCGGCATGTGCGAGGTCGATTGGGGTGACGGGAATAAAGAGCAATTTCCTTTCGTGAAGGATAGGAGCGAATCCATATACGGGCGATATAGGTTGATGTTCAGGAGAAGGGATATAAGTTATCGTAAGAATCCGGATAGCCATCCATGGTGGTTTTATAAGGAAGATGGGAGTGAGTATATTCCCGCCCCCAATCATGCTTACGCTGATGGGCTAGATAAAGATCGGGTCATTACCATGACTTTTACGAATGATATTACATTAGTTCAAACAACAAGGATAATGATGGTAGGATTTCCGATATTAGACGCCCCAAGTATTATCAACTTAACCTTATCCATTACCGGCGATGGGAATATAACCGATATCCCTAAAGACAGGATACGTAGATCGGTAAATATAGAGTATATAATACTTAACGAATTAGGTGTAGGGACATTGACATCCATACCAGACGATTGGGATAGGTTGACTAAGTTAAAAGGCATTAATTTAAGTCGAACGGCTGATTTTAATGATACGGAGTCTTCTAATATAAGGAAATTCCCCTCTATGTGGCCTAATCTTGTAACATTATCTTTGGCAGGTTGCAGGGTTAGGGTATATCCAAGGGAATGGCTGTCTTTTAGCAAGCTAAAAGAATTATATATATCCCCGGGAGTGGCTATGCCATCGTTTGACCCTAATACATGCCCGGCTATGGATGAGGTGGATAAGATAAATCCTAGCTTAAGGACCTTCGACCATATAAATAGATGGTATGGGTCTGTCGTGAGCTGGCATCCGTATATGATCGGCAAGGGGCTGGAAAATATCACTAGCCTTACTGCCTCATATGGCTATAGTAATATAGATGTAAGTAATCTACCGGATTATATATATGAGATGAGATCTATGAGTAGTTTTTATATGCAAATCTCCTTGTCAACCCAAAGTCGATGTGATACGTTTATATCAACATTATATGAGAAGGTGATGGGGTTTGATTATCTCACTATGTCTTCCTCTGCTTCCGATGGCAAAAGGAATCAGTTTTATGGATTGTATCTAAGTATGTATTTGGCTGCCGAACCTGTTGATAAAAGGCCTAGTGGCGTATTACAGGCACCTTCTGGTTTTATAAAGGGTCAGTCTAATGGCTCTCCGTCGACTCCTATGGAGATGGTTTATGTGCTTATGAATAATTATGGATGGAGGTTTAGTATGGCGCCAGAGGCTTCGGTGTTAAGGTCAATACGATCTTCTGATATTGACACGAGGTCATATAAGCCATATAGGCTTATCGTATTTGACGATGGGCGTACCTTTGTAGGCAATGGAGATGTTTTAGCTCATGATACGGATAAGGTATTATCGTTTGGGGGTCAACCAGAAGGGGAGTATTTATGTGATTCTATGGGATTGGACAGGAATGTTATTGTAGAATATTTTAATAAGATAGGTAATGGCTAAGACATTATATAAATATGAGGCTTCATCAAATAAGTTCGTGTGGTTCACTACATGGGATAGGGCACTTAGGAATTATTATACTGATGATTATAATTATGTACCCGATCCTGTGGTTGATAATCCTTATAATACGTTTGTTGAGTTTAGATCCAGAAAGCCCGGTATGGCTAATGTGGATTGGGGGGATGGAATAAAGGAACAGTTTCCTATGACCAAGGTACAAGGGCAGGATAATTATCGTATCATATTCCGTTCTTTGGCAATACAACACAAGAAAAATCCCAATACTACGTGGTGGTTCAGGAAGGAGGATGGATCGCAATACGTACCTGTGGATAATCATGCTTACGCTGATGGGAGGAGGGACGTACAACGGGCTGTGTCGATAGATTTTACTTGTGATATTTATTATGCCAATATCCAAGTTTGCAAGATGACGGCTTTCCCGATTGTGGATATACCAGGACTTGAGTTTTTGGTCGTATCCCATACGCTGTATGTTAATGACGGTATACCTGTAGACAAGTTGTCAAGATCCAAAAAGTTAATTTATATCGATCTTCAAAATATAGGGCAAAGAATGACCGTAATTCCTGAGGCTATAACCAGTAAGACTGAGGTGTATTATTTAAATATGTTTAATATGCTTGATCTTAGGGATATAGAATCTAGCGGAATAAGGAATATAAAGAATATGAAAAATCTTCAAACCCTTGAATTGTCTTCATGTTATTTGGATAGGTATATAAAGGAGTTTAATGATCTTCCTAAATTAACTTCGTTGAGAATACATCCTGGCCCTTCTGATATGTGGAATTATTTTGATATAAATACCCTCCCTTTTTTCGAGGTAGATAAGATAAATCCTAACATTACTAATTTTGATTTTTTAAATGACTGGGTAAGTGGAGAAAGGAGGACGGGTTGGAATGATGATAATATGTCGGGTAGAGGATTGGATCATCTTACAGGTTTTTTCGTCTATCATAGTAATAGTATTAGAGTGGATAAGCTGCCAGATTATATTTATGAGATGAGGTCTATTACATGGTTTGTGATGGATTATTCTACTCATAGCCAAAAAAGATCAGATGATTTCGTAAACTCCTTCTACGACCTTGTTGTAGGATGGGATCAGATTACCATGGCATCCGTGGCCAAAGATGGGGAAAGAAATCAGTTTTATGGACTTGCGGTTTCTATGTATGGTAGTCAATATCCTGACGAGAATCAGCGTCCTTCCGGCACGGAGCAGGCCCCAGAGGGATTCGTGAAAGGCTCGTCCAACGGGTCTCCCGCTACACCTATGGAGAAGATATATGTATTAAAAAATAATTACGCCCAGAAATGGACGATAAAACCGGCTTAATATGGATAGAAATGATATCATAAAAGAACTTGGATTGTATTTTGATATAGTAGAATTGGTATGTCCTCATACATATAATAAGTGGAAGGACAGATCGTGGCAGTTTCTTGATACAGCGTTTCTCCATAATCTTCTTATATTACGGAGGGATATAATCAAACAGCCTATGTATTGTAATAATTGGGACAAGCAGGGGCAGTTTTCCCAACGTGGTCTTAGATGCAACATCTGCCAGATAGTTAAGGATAAGAAAGATGTTTATCTATCCGCTCATGTGTTGGGTAAGGCTGGGGATTTCGATGTCAAGTCAATGACGGCGGAACAGGCTAGAGGCTTGATCTTGGATCATCAAGATATGTTACCATATCCTTTCCGGCTTGAAGGGAAGGTGGGTTGGTTACATTTTGACAGCCTTGATACGAGGAACGGTATACACGCCGTGGTGTTTTAGGTACTTAACGGTATAGTGGTTAACTTTGCGTATAGGGTATAAAATGAAAGACAAAGACATGATAGAGCGAGTGGGGGCTTTATGGAATATAGCGCTTGCGTATGGTGCCTCTTGCTGGGCTTACTTCCAGCCAGTGCATCATTTATTGACCGTATTACTTATAGTATTAATAGCGAATTTCTTGGCTAGGTTAGCGCAAAGCATAAGGGGCTGGAAGATCCGACGGAGTCGTAGAAGAAGGTTTAGTTTTAAGAGATGGTTTAGGGAGGTCAGGTTTACTGATATTCTTAAGGAGTTCGCTTTGTCTTGTTTTATAGTAATGACATTATGTGTTATATATAAGACGTTATACCCGATCGAGGAGGAGGCTAGCATGATACTTACCGTTACCAAATATGGGGTGTATATAGCCCTTGTTGGATATGTGATGCTTTTCCTGAATACGATAGGGGATGCTTTCGCTGACGCTTATCTGGTTAAGGTGTTCAAGGCCGTATTCAAGAGGATAAACGTATTCAAGATGTTTGGCTTCTCTAAAAACATACCTGACGAGATGTTTGACGATATAAAGAAGATTGCTGATGATAAGGTTAAGGATAAGTCTTAAGGCTGTTTTTTGTTTAGGTCTGTCGCTATTCCTGTCCTCTTGTGGAAGCAGGAGGCAGGTTAGCGACACGTCTATAGATAATCGTTTGATAAGCAGGATAGAGACGATGATAGATGAGGTCATGGACAGGAGGATAGTGGAGATCAAGACGTCTGATCTTAATGCTGATATTGTCATAATTGAGAGGAAATTTGATACTACGAAGGAGGTGGATCCATCCACTGGGGAGCGACCCGTGTCCTCCCAGACGGACGCCCATATCGTCATCGGCCGGCGGGATAGCACGGTGACGGCCGATTCCGTTGGAGTTAATAAGACGAGGAATGATATAAAGGATTTGGACAATAAGATAGATATCAAATCTAAGGATGTAGATGATAAGAAGGGATCAAGATGGCCTATAGTGTGGATAGTAGCTGGTATCTTGATGATATTGTTGGTATTGGTATATATATTAAAGAGGATAAAGATTTTATGAGAAGAAGAATGTTGAATAATAACAATGATGATCTTGTTGATGAACATACAAGGTTTTTGATGAGATTTGATAATAATTTTAAGGTTGGTGGATACCCCCCCTAATATCGAGGATGGTTTAGAGATCAAGGGAGGAGAGTTTGTCACCGATTCTATAGGAACTGGATATAAATACACAAATACGTCTAATTCTTATGGGATGATTAATACATCTAGTACATTGTCGCCTGATTTGTTTGGAGATGGAGATCTGTTTACTATTGATTTTTGGTATAAGCCATTAGCTGTCATTAATGCCTGTTCCGTTGGTCATGAATGGTATAATGGTTCTTTTTATTTTGGTATAGCTAATGATAACGGTTTATGTTTGTATTTTGCCACTTATAGAGGATCGTATGGGATCAATGCGGGTAGTGTAAGTGTAGGTAAATGGTATCATGTTGCTATAGTAAGGAGCCTTAGCGATAGATTGCTTTGTTTTATTGACGGTATTTTTGTAGGACATTTACCATATCCTGTTTATTCGTTGAGGTTATATAATATAGATTTTAATAGACAAAGGGATAATGATTATAATAGAGGATCTTTTGTGATAGATGATTTCAGGATAAGTGATGTGGCTAGATGGATGTCAGATTTTGAACCTCCAAAAAGAAAGGGGCTATGATCCCTCACTGCCCCTTGTCTGATTAGTTTTTAAAGGATATGCAAATAGCATAGAGGTCAGTCCCGGATTCGAACCGGGGTATATGGTTTTGCAGACCACCGACTAAACCACTCATCCAACCGACCGTGACGCGAATATAAAGATTTTATTTGACCAGATAACTTAATTGACCATCTTTTTAACTAACAACTTTCCTTAAAGCCAAATAGTTCTTATTTAACTTCTGGAACCGTAGAGATAATTGTATAGACAAGTATTGTTTTTAGGTGACTCTTGCTGGAAGCCAATAAACAAGGTGGCGGCGTCATGGCGTGGGGCTGGTGGCTGCCTTCCATGGCCGGCCAGGAGCGGAGCGACTCACGACCAACCCTGCCGATTCCCTTTGGCACTTCACGCTTTAGCGCAGAAAAGAAGTAAACATATAGGATCATTATGTTTAAAGATAGTAGTCATCTGCCAAATAAGATCGAATGTAAGGATATAGTAAATATCTCAATAATACAATCATAAAGAGTCTTGAGTGGGATTATTAAGATCTTTATCTGCCAACATACTACTCATTTTTAAATTAATGTTTTTTGGATGTCTACTTTAGATAATAAAAGGCGTTAGCTAACATCATTTCATTAATAGGGTTATTAATTAGAAATTGGTAAGAATTAAATAAAGGAATGCTTTATAATGAGATTTGCTTCAGAAAGAGGCGAAGCTTCTTATTACACATGTCACAAAATGGACAACTGTGTTTCAGCAAGTTATGTTATTAATGAAATAATAATGGTGATATATGGGAAAATTAATTCATCTTATTCTTTTAAAGGTCTTATATTTTGCTTATATTTGAAGTGGACAAAATATGAACAATATGAATTTCGACTTGAATTATATAAGGAAATGCTCTTCTATGATAAAGGAATTTCCGGTGTATACCGAGGCTGAGAAGAAGCAGGTAGATGAGGGGCGTACTTGCATTAAGCTATCTAAAGGTCAGCCTATATATCCGCGTAATTTCAAGAAACGTAGAGATACTTTCGCTGGCGCTGATTATACCACGGCTAATCCTAGGAACATCAGTCCTGATGATATTTATATACCTCCCTACTTTAGGCTTAAGATTATTATGGCTATTATCATCAACTTTGATAGAGCTATAGTGTTTAATAGGATATCTGATAAAGATTTTAAGCTAGGTATGACGTACCGGTTTATCTATGAGTATGTAGGATCGTTTAAGTGTTTTGAGAAGGCTTATAAGATGATATCGATGGTAGTTGATAGCGAGTTGTCGATCATGAGATCAATCGGTGATTATAATTATAAGTGGAATATTCGCAAGGTTTATCCATCATGCTTTGTAGGCAAGGCTAAGTTCAGGTATATTGGCGGCGAGGACAATGCACCTGTAAGTTCAAAGGGGAGGGCTAATAAAGCTAGAAGAGCCGCTGTTGACTACAAAGTTATGATTATGGTGAATATCATAAATACCAGATCTGCGAGTAAGATAAGGAAGATGATTGACTCTGATGGTAGTCTTAAAAACAATGGTAAAAGGTTTGACGGTAGGAATGATAAAGTTCTTTTCAGTATATTCAATAGTCATTTGATTCACGAGGGGTTTAAGGAAGTTAAAACCTCGTCCTTATATAAGTACTTGAAAGAGGCCTTAGATTTTTTAGGTGTAAGTCTATTAGAGTTAAGATCTATTGCTGATAGAGCTATTTCTGACATAGAGGATGGCAAGGAAGGATATGAGCCTGGCCTATGCTCTTATGATGACTGTTTTGATATTAATTCTTTTGTGGAGGATTCGTGATGAGTAGCTTTAGTATCATAAGAGGTGGAGATATGTCCATCGTATTTAACCACGATAATAATATGTTTAATATCCAAGAGCTATCGGATTCCATTGGATGTAAGAATATACTGTCATCTGTCGTAAAAGATCCTTTGAATGGGTCGATGTATGTTATTAAAGAGATATCCGATCAGAAGTGGGGAGATATAGTGGCTTTGGTCAGATTCGGATGTTTGTTGAATAAGTCTCTTGTAAAGGAGATAGTCGTCAAATCTATAAGATTGTGGGTAGATATTTGTGGTATGTCTTACAGCGATATCAAATCATCTACATCCGATCCTATATACAATACGTTCCTTTTTAGCGGCTATATGTCTTTGGCTGGGGATAATCCTGACCTTAAAAAGTTTATTGTATCTCTTAGGAGTAGAATGCTTAGATATGATCTCACATGCTTATGTCTTTATTTAGCTATGTCTATGGCTATCAATGGAGGTATAATTCTAAGCGAGCAGGATCTTCTTGATGCTCTTATCTTATAGCCTCGTTTGTTTTATCGATCAAATTAGTATCTTTGTGAAAAAGATATTAAGATGAATCAGATCAATATCATACCGAAGATAATTCATGATAAGTTTGCCGCTAGGATTATCATGGATGATTACGATATAGAGAAGCCTATCGTAATTACTGTCGTAGCTAGGCGTAACGATGGTGAGTATAATACCCAGATATTGACATACCCGACATCGGGAGTCGATTATGAGGGTAATGTAAGGATGGTGTTTTTTGATGTCGCTAGGTCTCATGTTTGTCAGATAACATCGGTGTTTATCAACGGTCATGAGGTTAAGACATATTATACCGATATCCCGGATCTTGATATGCAAGCCCGTTATGACGATAGCTTATGCCGGTACGATAAGAAGGTTAACATGAATGATATTCGGCTGTCATTTCAGGTGCTAGAGACACGTGATCCCAAGGTGCTTCAGGTATTGGATGATTCTGAGTGGGGGCTACTGGAGGACAGGAAGGCGATTATCGAGATCACTACGCCGGGCATGTCCGACCCCGTTACGTTGTTCCTTGGCAAGAATCAGGTCAATACCTTTACTAGCCTAACATTAGGCCTCAATTGTTTTAATTACGATGATTGTAATGTAAAGTACCTTGATCTACCTGATGGTATATATGATATCAAGATCATAGGTAGCCCTTCTACTTACAACTTCAGTCGCAAGTATCTTAAGACGGATCTTATACGCAGACGTCTTGATCGGCTATGGATTAAGACTGATATCCTATGCGAGGACAAGGATAAGGATCTTATAAATAAGATACAGGAGATGGAGACGCTTATGGCTGTAGCGGAGGCTAACGTCAGGTTGGATAATATAGAGGCGGCTCATGAGATCATTGATCGTGTCGGAGAGCTTCTTGAGATGGCTACTAATTGCGTGGATTGTTGAACATAAAAATATTTAGTCGTGGGTTGTAATACTTGTAAGGAAAAGGCGTTAAAGGCCGAGAGGGAAAGAATTGAGAGAAGTATGATGAATCGTGCTTCCTCTACCGTTGTTAGCGATATGGAATACGCTTCTAGAAGCACCGCCGGTTGTATGGTCATGCTCGATCCGTTGAAGACCATGGAGCGTGACGTGGTGAGCATATACAAACAGACCCGTACCATAGGTGACGTGGGTATCGTCTATCTCAACATGCAGAAGAAGATCCGTGAGTGGATCAAGAACCTGCCATATGGATGCCCGCCTGACGAGGAGGTACAAGAAATGAGAAAGGAGATTCTGGATGGGCGCTCAGAGTATATTAAGCCTTGATAGATCGGATCTATGTAAGGTCGTGGATGAATGGTTATCTTGTCAGTGGAGTAGATACATGAGGTATCATAGGTATAGGATCGGGGACAAACCCGATGTATCTTATTGGGGGAAGATAATTCGTCTGCAAAGGTCATTATGCGATAATGATTGCGGGTTATGCCCGGATGAGGTGAGATCGTTAAAGGAACGTGTTAATAAGTTACTGGCATAATCAAAAATAATATTAATTCCATATAATTTCATTATAGGGTTTTAATATATCCATAAGGATCGGATTATTAGCCTAAGCTTTGAAATAGAGGCTACGTTATTTGAGAATATATAGTTACCTACGGATGTTTATCCAAGTCCGTAGCTCTAAGGTAGGTGATTAAACAGGGATTGTATTTGGGTTCCAGTGTTGCCTATATAAAACCTCAAAATAACATTGGCGATGGGTACTAACAGGGTTTTTACCCTGACTTATGTTGAATAAACATTGAATTAGTTTGTAAAATGGTGTATGTACAAGACATAGATGGTAAACCGATGATGCCTACGACAAGGCATGGTAAGGTTAGGAGGTTGCTTAAAGCAAATAAAGCAACCGTGGTGAATCTTTGTCCGTTTACGATTCAGTTAACTTACAAATCAACCGATCATAAACAACCAGTTACTCTGGGCATTGATGCAGGAGCTAAACATATCGGTTTTTCTGCAACAACTGAAAAAGAAGAGTTATTTGCTTGTGAAACAACCTTGAGAACAGACATTGTAGATTTACTTTCAATGAGACTTCAAAATAGAAGGACAAGAAGATCAAGGCTCAGATATAGAAAGTCGAGATTTAACAACAGAGGTTCCTCTAAAAAGAAAGGATGGGTAGCCCCTTCTGTAAAACAAAGAATCGATTCCCATTTAAACGAAGTGAATGAGATTCATAAAATCCTTCCGATTACTAAAATAGTAATTGAAGTCGCTCAGTTCGATACTCAGAAAATGAAAAACCATGATATTTCAGGAGCTGATTATCAAAACGGAGAACAACTTGGTTTTTGGAATGTCAGGGAGTACGTTTTGTTCAGAGACGGACATAAATGTAGTCATTGTAAAGGAAAGTCGAAAGATCCTGTTTTAAACGTTCATCATTTGGAATCAAGAAAAACAGGAGGGGATTCACCTTCGAATTTAATCACCCTTTGTGAATCGTGTCATAAAGCATTTCATAAAGGAGAAATTGAATTGAAGAAAAAGAGAGGTAAATCACTTCGTGATGCGGCCGTGATGGGGATTATGAAATGGAAATTGTACGAGGAGTTGAAATCCAGATATGACAACGTTTCGATGACTTTCGGTTACATCACGAAACATAATCGGATTAAATATGGGATTGAAAAAAACCATACATCCGATGCGTTTGTCATTTCTAGGAACTTCAATGCGAAACGAATTGAGTATCAATACTTGAAACGTTTAGTTCGTAGGCATAACAGGCAAATACATAAAATGAAAATTTTAAAAGGAGGGAAGAAGAAAAACAATCAAGCTCCTTTTGAGGTTTTCGGATTTAGATTGTTTGATAAAGTATTGTATAACAATGAAATATTCTTTGTTTATGGAAGAAGAAAATCAGGAAATTTCAATATCAGGGATTTCAACGGAGAAAATCCAAAGGATGTTTCACACAAAAAGTTTAAACTCATTAGAGGAAAGAGGCATCCGATTATATTAAAGTAAATAAATATATATAAATAGGTTTAATAGATTTTTTTAATATGATAAAACATAATTGTTCACATATAACCCCGTCCACTTGCGTACCCTACGAGGGCGATCTCCCGGAGTGGTCAAAGTATAAGGACTCTGATGAGTGCGTTATGATCTCTGATGTGATAGAGGAGATATATGACGAGCTTACCCGTATCAGGGAGGCTATAGATGTCCGGGATCTTGGTGAGTCTTGCGTGAAGGTAAATGGAGATAAGACTGTCGCTAAGGTGCTTTATGCTTTGGAGGATAAGATTTGTAATAGGTAACGAACCAATGGAGAAAAGTCGACATTGGTGATAATCAGATGTATAGATATTGATTTATGATGTATTACTAGATGTTAAGCTACTGTAAATCAAGTATACAATTTGTAAGGAGTCTTCTAAATAAGTAGGTTAGATAGATACTCTTGTAAGTTGTAAAATATCTTTATGTGTTAGATATAAAAAAATAGCCAATTGATTTGTCATAGACGATTCGATTGGCTATTTTTGTATGTCCATCATATCTCACGATGTAATGGACATAGGTTAATTTATTATGAGTGCAAATATAATTATTTCCAATGATTCTATGAATAATAGTAGTAGGATTTTGGCGTTTAAATCCAACGAAAACGGATTATCTACAATATTTAGCTACAATGGTAATGATATAACTTTCAAAACAGAGAACGGTATCACTTATGTGAATGCTACCGAAATGGCGAAGCCGTTTAAAAAGAGACCAAATGATTATTTATCGTTATCTTCTGTAAATGAGTTAATTAATGCCATTACCAGAAAATATGGTAATGCTGATTTTCAGCCTGTTACGATTATCAGGGGTACGGTTAGTCCTGGCACATGGATGTGTGAGGATCTGGCTTTGGATTTCGCTCAGTGGCTTAGTGTTGATTTTAGGTTATGGTGTTTGGATAGAATTAAAGAGCTTCTCACTACAGGCAAATGCGTGATTCCTGATTTTAATGATCCTCCCGCCGCTGCTGAGGCTTGGGCTAAGGAATATCGTGGCAGGGTAGCCGCCGAGAAGCTGGCGTTAGAGGAGAGGGCCAAAGCCGAGGAGATGGCTAAGGTTCTTGAGTCGAAGAAAGAGGATATAAAATTTTCAGAGTCGTTTATCATGTCTGGAGAATCAGATTTGCTGGTAAGGGATTTAGCCAAGAAGCTTGAGCAGAATGATATAATTATAAGTGATAAATGTTTACGAGATTTTCTTGTTAAGATAAAGATAATAGTCAAAAGGGTTAAGGTTAATGGAGATTGGGAGATTACGGCTAATGCTGTAAGGAAAGGGTTTGCTCATTATCGTGATAAGAATATATGCACCGAATCTGGTAAGGTTATATATGCGAGGACTATTTACATAACAGGAAAGGGATATAAATACATATTGTCATCTATAAATGGTAGCAAGAAAAGTGATTTCATATTATGTGGAGGTATGTTTAGGGACTATGGGGTGTTCGCCGGATCGGAGTCGTTTAATCACTGGGATAATTAATTCCATTTTTGCCCAAAAATTGATAATCAGGCAACTGCGTATTTGCATTTACGGTTATGTGTCTCATATCGGTAAAATATTTATCTTTGTGACAAAGTGAATCACAATGGTATACGGTAATAAAGAAATAGTTCGGACGTTCACCAGAAATAACCCGCCTGCCGGGTACGTGGGCGGCTCTGTTGACTACCGGGTCCCGGCCAACGTCTATTTTGGCGATACGCAGGAGGAGGCTGACAACAAGGCTGAGGATGATATCAAAGCCAACGGTCAGGACTACGCCAATACATATGCCGACATAATACCGGCTGTATGGTATAATGATCAGGTATGCGATGAGTTTATCAAGAACAATTGCGTAAGCGGTAGGGGGTCCAAGGAGCAGGTATGCATAGAGGAAGGCAGGTTTGTCTCTTACGTATCTAAGAAAGATGCCAATGATAAGGCCAGGGTGGAGCTTGGACGGATCGGGCAGGGAGAGGCCAACTCCGTCGGGGCTTGCTGCGAGGACTGGGCCTCACAGCCTCTTCGTGGCTTGTTTTACAAGAACGATTGCGATGCTGGCACATCAGGCAAGGAAGGTATTGTATATGAATTACCAGCCGGTGCTGTCATATCCGATATCTCCCAGATAGACGCCGATACGTTAGCCTATAGGAAGTTCATGAAAGAAGGTCAGGAGAAGGCTAACGCCGAGGGTAGTTGTTCACCTGTATTCTATAATACGAAGATCGGTGATTGGTTTGAAAAGGTATGTCCATTCGGATATAAGTCCGGTAAAGTATATTACTCTATCAAAGCCAACAGGTTTAGGTCATGGATATCGGTTGAGGATGCCAACGCCAAAGCCCGTGAGGTTTTGATGGTAGAGGGGCAGGAGTACGCTGATCTTAATCTTGAGTGCGAGAAATGGATTGAGAATATCGATCAAGAAGATCAGTGTTATTGGTAAGAATGCGTTTGTGTTTTCCATAATAACCTCAAATAGTATTAAAATCGATAAAAATTATTAGTCGTTTTTAATATACCCTTTAACAGGGACGGGTTATTAGCCTAAGCCTTGAAATAGAGGCTACGTTGGTTGAGAATGATATAGTTACCAGAGGATGTTTACCCAAGTCCTCTGCTCTAAGGTAGATGGTTAAAAGGAGTAGCGTATTTGACAAAACAGTGCTGTCTATAAAAACCTCTTCCAACATTGGCGATGGGTACTAACAGGAGCGATCCTGACTTATCCCTTAACCGGGATTACATTCCAAGGGAATCCTCGGGTTCCTGAGGAATGTTTTAAGGCTTGTATGTAGTTTAATAAGTTTAACAGATTTATTAATATGGACGATTGTGAGCATAGCGTAATTTTGGATTATTTTTCACGTAAATATTTTAATATGAGAGATAGCGTTGAGGTGGTAGATACATTATCTGGAAAGACTATTCGTGTGGATAATGATCAGTATATTCGTATTCAGGATTTAATACTTAAATTGGATATGCTTTTTATTGAAGATCCTTACAAGTGTAGGATTTTAATGGATATACTTGATATAGATTATATTTACCTGTCTATATTTTCCATGAAAAACATTTACACTAAAAGAGATAAGTTTTATAAAACATATATAGCATTTGATGAAAATACGCTGTTATACAAAATAGGTAGATCTTCTAATCCATTTAAGAGGATAAAAGGTTCTTCTACATTTTCTCCTTTTGTTAAATTGATGTTTGTGTCTGATAGAGATGTAGAATCAGCTATTCATAATAAATATAGTAAATGTAGAAAATTGGGAGAGTGGTTTGATTTGCCTGAAAAGGACTTATGTGATATCGTGAATAATTATGACTTTGTTAAATATGAGGGAAGATGAGGGATAAAAAATATGTGTGTATAACTGATTTGATGAATAAGGCTAGAGATATTGAGAATAAGAGTATAAAATTATCTGATGTTGTTAAATATCCTTCGTCGTCTCTTGTGATAAAATCATTCCTCTCTTCTTTTGGAATAGATTTAAAAGATGAGCCTGTCACTTTGATGGTTTTAAAAAGAGAAGGTTTTGCCAAGAGGGTAGGCAAGGGTGATGGTCAGAAGTGGATGATGGAATTTAACCTATCCTTTGTGCTGCTATTTTTAGCTTTTGGAAGTTTAGCGTATGATCTGTTGTATGATAATATTTAATTGATATTACAATCTGTGGAAGCCGGGAATAATTCTCGGCTTCGTTGTTTAATAACGTATGTTGTCTTATAATCAAACCAAATAAGTATCTTTGCTAAAAACATTAATATTATTAATATGTGTAATACAGGTGGTTGCTGTCATGATCATTCACGGGAACGTCCCGAAGAGTGTTGTCATGGCGTTAAGATAGATAGGTTTCTTAATAAATGCCCTAACGATCCTTGTGATCCTTGCGATCGGGATTGTCAGGACGAACCTTGTGTTGGTTATGGATGTCCTATAACCTTGTATGATAAATGCGTCTTGTACTCAGGCGATGAGTTGGTGGTGGATGGCATAGAGAAAGGTACTGATATCTCTGTAGTTATAGACTCATTGAGGCGTATTATAGCGTCTAGGGATAAGCAGATAGATTTATACCATCGTGAGGTTCTGGATTTGAAGAAGATTATAAACGAGCTTGTCAACGCCGGTGGTAGCGGCGGGGATAGCGGGACTGAAGAGGAGGTTTGGTAATGAACGGTTGCAATAAAAAACAATACAGACCTACTGTAGACGACACGAAAGTACCGTGCTCTACGTACATGAGTACCGATTGTATTTATCCCGGTGATAAGGTTCGTGTGGAGTCGCTGGGATTGTCCCCTAATTGTGATATGTCTGATGTCCTTAACGCTATGATAAAGGCTATACGGGATAGGGATGCGGAGATATCCGAGTTAAGAAGAATGATCAATAAATTAATTTGATAATATGAGAAATTGTAATCCATGTAAGCCGGAATATAGACCGGGGAACGAATGTAGTATCTACAGCTCCCAGATCATATATGACGGCCAGTCGTTTCCTGAGGCAGATATCAGGAACGGTGATGGCATGAATAACGTAATCGAGTCTCTGGTAAGGAAGCTGGTTGCCGTATCTGGCGCCACGGCGTCCATCCAGCGTGACTCGTTCAAGGGCGTTCAAGCTGTCAGATTAAGATACGAGCCGTTGAATGTGCTCAGTGTTACCTATTGTGGTACTATCGTCCCTAATGACGGATATGTCGTTTCTGGCAGGTCCGTTAAGTTTAAGAAGAAATATTGCATGGGTGATGAGTTCACTGATGTTAATATCGTATATACTACATTGAATAGTAATATTTTAAATACCTCATGTTATGGCTAAAAGAGTGTACGATACGGTCTTGGCTTCCGAGTGCGACGGCTGGGTATGTGGTGAGACCCTCAAGAAGGGATCTCTTCCCGTAGACAGGTTAGAGCTTGACTCTTTTTCAGAGGCCGTCAGGGAGCTTATAGAGCGTTTTTTCGAGGAGGGATGGTTGCCGGATATGATCTGTGATCTTGGTTGTGGAGGCGCCAGCGTGTTTGAGATTAAGCCTACTAACTTCGAGTATCCTCCTGAGGGTGGTGAGCAGATTTTGGAGATTATCGTAGGTAAGAGTGATAAATGGACTATAACGCAAGCGGAGTGATATGGCTAGTAATTTAAAAGATATTCTTGCCAAGATCGAGCAAGGCTCCTCATGGGTGTCCTACGACAAGATTTCCGGTACCGGTCCCGACAAGGTGGCTATCAAGGTAGAGCCGGGATGGATGGGTAGGTTGCCTAGGGAGACTTACGTGGCGGTCGAGAAAGGCAAGGTTACGAAACTCGCTACTATAACCCAGAAGGGTATAGAGCGGGTAAGCGTGGATCCTACCAGTATCATGTTCGACATGGAGGGCGGGACGGCGACCATCAACGCCAAGCTCAACTCCGCCTCGGTCAAGGCTTCCTGCCTTACCCTTGGTGGCTCGGTGAGCAAGTCTTATATAGTCTCCATGAACGTGAACGGTTTATCCATGAAAGTCCCGGAAGAGGATAGCAGATATATAGTGTATGCCGATCCTGAGGATCCCGGAGCCACTGATTTGTATGAGGCTAGCTTTGTCATAGCTATGCCTAAGAATATGGATAACGAACAGCATCATGAGATGTTTGTCTTGAACGGTAAGGTTGTTAATATCAATCAACAGCCTAATGATATACCTTATATCATACTTGATCATGACTTCGATAACGTGACTAGCGAGAACGGTCAGGTTGTCATCGATATCAAGTCCAATACCGAGTATGATATCGAGCTGGTATGTTGCACTTGCGGTGATGGTAGTGAGCCGGAACCGGAACCACCCTTCAACGTGGATCCGCAAAGGTTGACGCTTAATAAGGATGGTGATACCCAAATCGTGAGGGTAGAGGCCGGAGATGATGTTTCATGGAGAATAACTGAAGGATAATATGGCAAGGGAAATAGATAAGAATTGTGTCGAGGGTAATTGCTTTGCCATTAACGACAAGAGCCATGGGGTAGGCGATAATAAGCTCAATATCGTATACAAGGCTAATTATACCGGTCAGATCTGTACGGCTAAGTTCCGTATAACGTCAAAGGACGGTAATATTGTCAAGGAGTATATGATAGCCCAAGACGCCAAGCCCGTTTATTATAATATCAAGATGGTTCAGCCGTTCACCAAGGACGACTGTCTGGCCAACCAGCATGGATCGGTGGTGTTGTATACGGTCGAGGAAAGGACTTACAAGTCGTTTATCTCGCAGGAGGACGCAGACGCCAAGGCTATGGAGGATATAGCCCTGAACGGTCAGAAATACGCCAACGAGCATGGTGAGTGTATAACCGATATCTGGTATAACGAGGAGCAGAGAAAGACGTTTATACGTAATAATTGCGATAAGTTTAGTGACGGTCAGGAGTATGTTTATATCATTCCTGAGGGCAAGTACGTATCTTCCATCTCTCAGGAGGACGCCGATAGAAAGGCTCTTGAGGATATTGAGAAGAACGGTCAACAACAAGCCAATTTGGAGGGTGAGTGTAAGCCTAAGGAGAATATCTATTATGGTAAGTTTAGCAAGACCTTTACCCGTAACAATTGTGACTCCACCCAATACGGTACTGATGTGGTTGTCGATGAGACGATGGTTACAGGGGACTTCAGATCTATCGTGTCTCAGGAAGACGCTAATAGCCTAGCCCAAGCCGCTGTCGAGGCTCAAGGTCAGGATATAGCGAATATCAAGGGTAACTGTGAGAAGATACCGGTATTTACCGGATCGTACTCCAAGGTATTCCAGAGAACCAACTGCCCTGAGGGTTCTACTCCTGTTGACTTCACTGTGGACGAGAAGATGTGTTCTGGATATCCGTTCACTTCTACGGTATCGCAGGATGCCGCCAACAAGCTGGCGCAGGACGCTGTCGAGGCGCAAGGTCAGGCTATCACCAACGAGCGTGGCGACTGTCAGACTAACGTCTACTATAACGTAAGGATGGAGAAGATAGTCACTAGAAACAATTGCGATGAGTTCCATATCGGTCAACCTTATACTTATGTTGTAGCCGCTGGTAAGTACTTCTCTATTATCTCTCAGGAGGATGCTGACAATAAGGCTAAGGCCGATCTTGAGGCTAACGCCCAGCAACAAGCCAACCTAGAAGGTGAGTGTAAGGAGAAGACGATCTACTACGGTAGGTATAATAAGGAGTTCACTCGTAATAACTGTGATGAGACCCAATACGGCACCAAGGTTGTCGTGGATGAGACTATGGTGACAGGAGATTTCAGGTCTACCGTATCTCAGGAAGACGCCAACAATAAGGCTAAGGCCGCCGTCGAGGCTCAAGGTCAGGATGTGGCTAACGTGAAAGGTAAGTGCGAGAAGGTGCCTGTATATACCGGTACTTATACACGTACGTTTACCCGTAACAATTGTGGTGCTGGCACTGGTGGTACTTATACGGTAAATGATAGGATGGTTGACGGTTATCCGTTCACGTCTACCGTATCACAGGAGGATGCCAACAACAAGGCCAAGGCCGCCGTTGACGCCCAAGGACAGGCTCTTGCCAATATCCACGCCCTTTGTACGTACACCGGCCGTGCTTCCTTGGAGTTCACGAGAAACAACTGTGGTGAGTGTAAGATCGGATCTAAGGTGACAATCACCCAAGATATGGTAGAAGGACACCCATTCCAGTCTAACGACTCCCAGACCGCCGCTGACGCTATGGCTATGACCGCCGTACAGACTCAAGGACAGGCTTTGGCTAATACCAAGGGTACTTGTTCTGACGCTACTATGTATACCGGTAAGGCTAGCTTCGAGTTCACGAAGAGCAATTGTGGCGCTAATCAGGTAGGAGATCCGTTCACCGTGACACAAGATATGGTGGAAGGTCATCCGTTCCAGTCTTGCGTATCACAGGATGAGGCTAACTTAGTCGCTATGGCCGCTGTCATGAATCAAGGTCAGAAGATCGCCGATGAACAAGGTACTTGTCATGAGGCTCCTAAATATACCGGTCATTATAGTGAGGCGTTCGAGAAGAATAACTGTCCGTCCGGTCTTATCCCGTCTTCAGTTACCGTTACTGAGGCTGATGTAACCGGAGGTCCATTCTACTCATACGAGAGCCAGTTCGCCGCCGATGAGCTTGCCAAGGCCGCTGTTAAGGCGCAAGGTCAGGCTATAGCCAACGATCGTGGTACTTGTGATGAGTTGAAGATATATGTCGGTAATTATAGTAAGGAGTTCACTCCTAAGTGTCCTACTTGCCAGTACGCTGATCCTATTACCGTAACCCCGGATCTTATGGGACAGTTCTTTACCTCTACCCGTTCACAAGAGGAGGCTGACGCTTTGGCTAAGGCCTACATTGATAGGATGGGTCAGGCGTTCGTTAACAAGAATTATGATGACACGTGCCATACTAAGGATGAGCAACCGGTTTGGGAGACTATCGAAACCGTATGTAAGGACTGTATCTCTAAATTACATCAACGTAATACCAATACCTGCTATACTGATCCTGAGAATCAAGAGCGGTATATAGCTGGTGGTAATAAGACATGCTTCTGGTTTGGTACGGCATCTAAGGCCTTCACCCGTCAATGTACGGATGGTGGGGTTGGAAGCTCTGTTACCGTGACTCAGAATGATGTTACGGATCCGGCTCCTAGCTCTGACGGCAAGTTCAAATCATGTGTATCTCAGGCTGACGCTAACGCCAAGGCATTGGCGGCTGTTACGGCTCAGGGACAGAGCGTGGCTAACTCGAAGGGTACTTGTACTTGGACAGGAAGCTATACCGGTCAGGTCCAGAAGAACAATTGCGCTGATGGCGGCGTAGGAGACATGGTATCCGTAAGCAGCAGCAAGCTTCCGGGACATCCGTACACCTCCAACATATCTTTGGCTGACGCCAATAAGAAAGCTGAGAATGCCGTTCGTGGAGCTGAGGGTCAGGCTTACGCCAATAAGAACGGAGGATGTACCTGGACTTACGTGGCAAGCCGTGACTTCTATAAGAACAACTGCGCCGAAGGCGGGGTAGGCCAGAGGATAACGGTGACCTCCACACAAGCCAACGGCGGCACGGCTATCACCAGCAAGGTTTCTTTGGCGGATGCCAGAAGCAAGGCTGAGCAGATCCTAGACCAGAAGGGGCAGGATTACGCTAACCAACATGGAACTTGTGTATGGACCGGTACCGGAAGCGCTACTTTCTACAAGGATAATTGCGGCTCTTGTAAACAAGGTGTGGCTATATCAGTTCCTTATAGCTCGTTAGGATTAGATCCTATAACATCAACGGTCTCTCAGGCTGATGCCAACAATAAGGTTCAGGAGGCTTTCAGAAGCAATTCGGCTACCAGAACCGCCGCCCAAGCTTACGCTAATAAGAACGGAGATTGCGAGGATACTCCTCCTAATTGGAGTGGTTGGAGCTATGATGGCGGAAACTATTGCTCAGGTGGTGATGTTTGGGCTAGATATAGAAGGACTGATAGCACTGGATGTCACTCTGACGAGACTGAGAACAGGTTGCATGAGTCTTGCGATTGTGGATGTTCAGGTGGTTCTTGTGATAGCTGTTGTGATCCTAATTCTTGGAGTAGAATAGGAGAGGCTGAGTGTAGATCTGGCGAAAGTGTAGCTTTATACAGAAATGATTGTGGAAGAGAGGAATATCTAAGCTATGGATCTGCTTGCTGTAATACGATCGGTTTCCAAGGAGGATCTGCTACTAGTAGGAATTGCCCATCTGATAGACCTTGTGGAGTAACGATCTCCTATCCGGGTGTACCTTCTGGATCTATATGCGCTTCTAGCACGTCTTCTGCCAACGCTCAGGCTAGCGATAAGATAGAGAGTCTTAGATCTCAAGCTCAGGCATTAGCGGATGCGGGTTGCAGTGGAAGAGTATGTAATGATTATGTAGAGGCTACTGCTACCAAGCAAGGTTGTCCGTCAGGATGTACGGCTCCGAAGGCTTCCGCTTACTGGGTTTCTGGCGGAAACAATGGCGCTTGGTGTGAGTGTAACGGTGATAAGGCCGCACTTACCGCCGCGGCACAGGCTGACGCACAGAGACTAGCGCAGGAAAAAGCCAACGCTATGGAATGCGATTGCCCCAAAACATGGAGCGCCAACGCTATGCTGAGCGGTGATCCTTGTAATGGCCTGTCTGGTTCTACATCCACCTTAAGGTGCTCCTATGAAGTGTCTTACAATAATCAATGTGGATCATCTAAATCAATAACTGTAACTGTTACTGGTAGGAATGATCATGGACAAACCGTTACGGCTGGAAGTACTACCGTAAGTATACCTACTGGGTCTGGTAAAAAAACCGGTGTCATAGGTTTTGATTCAGGAGTACAATGTGGATCCATAAGTGTTTCTGGGGGAGGATCTGGGAACTGTTAAGATTCTGATGTATAACAAAAAAAGGAGAGGCTAATAAGTCTCTCCTTTTTATTAAAAACCATCACAGCAGTGATTGTCAACAATTACCTGAATCATGACCAGAGATTGTTACATCTCCACATACCACTTCTCGGCTAAAATACACACTTCCACTCTTGCTTCCAGATCCTGCGGGAATTGTAAAGCTAGCGCTATTGACCTGCTCTTCTCCGTTTTGTGTATACCCTATACCACTCACAGAACCAGATATAGATCTACCACATTGATTATTATACGTAATCGTAAATCCTCTTGATGTGACAAGTTGCTCATGACTCATGCAATCATTATTCATAGATACAGACCATGACCACGTCTTCTGCTCCGGGCAATCGCATTCCATAGCGTTGGCTTTTTCCTGCGCTAGTCTCTGTGCGTCAGCCTGTGCCGCGGCGGTAAGTTGGTAGTTTCATCAACCTCTTTTATTCTATTTTCGATAGAAATGACTAATATTGTATCACTAACATTAAAAAAAAGTAAGACTATGACATGTACTAAGAAAAAGAAGATGGCAGAAGGAGGCAAAGTCTCCGAGAAAAAGAAACCTCAAATGAAATGTGGAGGCAAGGTTAAGAAAAAGAAGTAACAACAGGAGGGGTATATCCCCTCCTCAGTATTTAGCATATGAAAAATTCAGAATTTGTATCTAGGATCATGAATGACATGAACTCCATTAACAAGGACGCTCATGTCAGTAGGAGGTGGATATTATCCATAGGCAGACAAAAAGCAAGGTCTTATATAGCCCAGAAATACGCTGACGGTACTTTGTTCGGCGAGGAATCGTTATACACCCATATCAATTGCCTGGAGATGGAGAGAGTTCGGAAGGTTGATTGCTGTTTTGATGAGTTCAAGTTATGCCGGATTCTTATGAGATCTAAGAAAAGGTTGCCCGATATGATATATACCCGTATAGGACCGGCTATTATAAAGGTATCGAACATCATGGATGATATCATATTCACTCCTATATCGTTAAGAAAATACGCTAATAATAAGGAACGTAAATATGGTAATATAGATCAATATTATTATTACGTCAATGATGGATATATCTATATACCTGATATAAATATAGAGGCTATAAACGTGGATCTTATAACCCTTGACAGGAAAGCGGCGCTAGAGCTAGGGGGATGTGGAACGGAAAAAGATGATCCATGTATATCTCAATGGGATTATGATTTCATATGCCCTGATAAGTTACTGGAATATGTGGTATCTGAGACGTTAAGAGAGACGATAACCAAATTGCAGATCCCCACGGACGAGAATCCGGATATGGATATTAACAAGAAAACTCAAAAGATTCAGTGATGATAAATATAATAAGGTCAATAATTAATTTCTTCGGTTTCAATGATGCCATAGTTGATGGTATAGGCGAAAGAGGAATGAGGGATAGCTCAATCATAAGATATAACGAGATACATGATATGTATGATAAAATTATAAAGGATTTAGGAGATGTATCAGCATACGTATCCAAGGGTTATATCTATGATAAGATAAAGGAAAGAACAGGATTAAGCACCAGACATATTAGTAGGATATTGAATCACACTAAGAAGAAGGATCTTAGATTCGTATAGCATATTTACCGCCGCAGCCCTAGAGAACCTGAAACAGTTATGTCAGGAAAGAGCCAATGCGATGGAGTGCGATTGCCCCAAAACATGGAGCGCTAGTCTCTGTGCGTCAGCCTGTGCCGCGGCGGTAAGTGCGGCCTTATCACCGTTACACTCACACCAAAAGTCATCTAAATATTACTCGAATTAGGATAGAATTGTTATATTTGTGGCATGAAAGTTAAGTCGTTTAAAATACTTGATCAATACTTTCTTCGGTTCTACAGGTCTATTATGTCTAAGAACGGAAAGAGGAGGAAGCATACGATCGTGGAGAAGAATGATATTCTTGAATGTCAGTCGTTGATCTGGAAGGTCATACGTGATAAGTACTTAGATAATGAGGGCGGGGTTTATATAAATAACATCGGTTATCTATGTCATAAGATTAATCCCAGCCGTAAGATATATCTGAATAAACTTACCGGGACTATAAACAGGCGTGGGACAGGTGGATATTCTTACGTCCATACGTGTATGGATTTTATGCCGAGGAATAAGTATTTTCATCTATATATCTCTCCGGCCTTGAATAAGGAATGTAGGTTGGCTATGGAATCAGGTAGGAGATATAAGTTCTTGTATCGGGAGGTTGAGTCGGAGAGTAAGGTATTTGGGGTTAAATGGGTTTATAAACTGTAGAAGTTTTTGTGATCCAGTTAGCTCGTGAGGGTAGACTGGATTTTTTTTGTATCACGGATTCAAATACATATCTTTGTGCAAAAGACTTGAATATGACTATAAAAGGGTTGTTGGCCGAGATCAAGGCCGATTTACATAAATACGACGATAGCGGAGCTATAGACACCTCGTCTGTTTATAGGTGGGCTGAGATAGCTTTAAAAAGGTTTGGGGGTGTTATAGCCGTCATGTCCGAGGCGGTTGTCAAGACCAGCAACAAACAGGCGGTATTGCCTTCCGATTTTTTCGACATGCTTGACGCTTATAGATGTGAGCCTCTGGTTTGCGAGATACCGGGCGGCGACAAGGCTAAGGCTGACCTCCAACACGAGATCGGCTGGGTCGAGCGCACCGAGCGTGGGTTCCGTTGGAACTCCTGCACCGAGTGCTGCAAGGAGGAATTTGAGAAGACGATCACGGAGAAGATTTATATTGGATCCCATGAGGTTCGTTTCCATTATCATCATCCCGTAAGGTTATCCATAGGTCGTGGGTTGAGGCGTGATTGCGCCGCCGACAAGTATCGGGATAAGTACGATTGGGATAATTATGATATAACTATATCCGGCAATACTATGTATACAGGGTTTGATGGATTTATTTATATCATATATCGTGCTACACCCAAGGATGATGACGGTCTCCCATATATACCTGAAACGGCGTTAGGATACCTTGAGGATTATGTCGAGACGTATATCAAGATGAAGATCTTCGAGAATGCCGCCGTGAATGGCTTGATACAAGGCGCTGGTGACGCTTATAAATTATATGCTCAGCAGGAGCCGGGTAAGTTCGCTAGGGCTATGAAGGAGCTTAAGATGTCGATGATCACGTTAAATGATTATCGGGAGTTGGCTGAGGATAATAGGAGAAGGATGTTGTCTTATGAGCGGATGTGGCCTAATGCTTTTGATAAGTATATCAAATTTATTTAGTTGCGGGGGAGGGAATCGAACCCTCGATCTTTAGGTTATGAGCCTAATGAGATACCTCTTCTCCACCCCGCGATTATGACGCGAATATACGTTTTTTAAAAAGAAAAAAAAGATAATATGGCAAAGAAAAATGATTGGATACATTTAGATAAGACAAGTGGTACTGGCCCTGCTGAGGTTAAGGTTACAGCTGATATTAATGAGACCGGCGAGATACGTCAGGTAACATACAAGGTTATAAAAGAGGGAACCAAGGAAGAGAAGACGTTCGTGTGCAGGCAGGAGTCCGTCCCGGTGGTGATCATCCCGGAGTTCGATTACCTTGTTCTTAGGTATATCTGGGCTGACGAGGACGGCATTGACTTTGACACGGCTACCGGTTTCGATAACACCGGCCTCCCGGATGTTGACGGCAAGCTGGTTGGTTGGAGTAAACAGTACCAGACCACGCAGGAACGGGTAGGTGATTATCTTATCCACGGTGGTGATAATATGGAATCAGGTAATGAGGCCGCTTTGATCCAGATGGGGCCGTTGTTGGATGGCGATAATTACGATAAATTACCTCTTGAGATCAGGTGCAGTATATACGGTAACTGGTATGGTGGTCGTGAGAAAGGTAATGTCACTATCAGGTTCACGGCATATAAGGGAGGTACGATGGAGAAACGTGGATATGATTTTGTCAATATCGGAGGCGAGGAGGTTTATACTGGTGATGCCCCTACCAACGTATCCGCCCATGGTGAGGATAATTGGCAAAATATAAAGACCTTGTATTCTAAGGTAGGCACGATGATCTATAACAAGGAATCTCGTGACTGTATTGTAAGAATAGGTGAGTGATTGTTCTTTTTCATAATACAAATATTTATCAGCTCTCTCGTCCGTGAGGATGGGGGAGTTTTTTATTTTTTAGTCCTTTACTTATGACATATTTGATTTTTTATTGTGCAGGAATAATCTAGCTTTGCCGAAAACTAGTATTATGGTCACATTGAATGATGTAAATAACGAACTCCATGTCCGGTTATATATACTGGAGGTGCTTAAGGATTATATAAGAGATGATGATTTCGACGAGCTTTTAGATAAGGCGTTGGATTTTGTCATGGAAGGCGTTTCTATGCCTAAGGCTCCGGCCAAGGATACCACCATGAGTGACATATCAAAGAGCGTTTTGGCTTTGGTAGCGGGTGCCGGATTAGATGAGAGGCTAAGCAAAAGCTCTTTAGAGTTAGCTTACGATAGGTATAAGATGAGGTACGTATTCGATCCTCGAAATCGGGATATACACGGTGTAGTCGTAGGTTATTCCAATGACTTTAATAGTCTGGTAGCTGTGTGTGATGAGGGATCGAAGAAAGGAGTGGACAAAGGATCTACTGATTTTGTGGATGTCAATGAGAGATACGTGACTAACGGTTTCTTTTACATATCTGTAGAGGATGCCGATAAGCAATCGAACTACATGGGTGGAAATTCGTAATTATTATGTTTTTGTGCTTTACCACGAGACGTTTTAAGTGTTTAGTCTTCCTCCTGACTTGTGAAAGTTAGGAGGATTTTTTATATTCGCGTGATTTGAATGTTTTAGCATAATACGTACAGTTTTTGTTAAGATCCGGCGTGTAAGTGATTATCCGCCGGATTTGTTATCTTTGCGAAAAACATAACATCGTGCAGAACAATTCTAACATAGCGGTTCCCGACTCCGGGATGAACAGGGATAAGCATCCACAGGATCTATCCCCGTCTGAATATAGTTTCGCCTTGAACGCTACCATAGAGGGTGACGATGGAAGCCAGCTAAAGATCCAGAACGAGCCTAGTACCCTTTTATGTAAGCGATTCGATGGCTATAAGGTTATTGGGTATAAGAATGATATAGCTGGTGATAACACTTATTTCTTTCTATCTAATCCGGATGATAATACGTCTAAGATCACGTTCATGCGGTCATTGGATTATATCAAGACCGTTGAGGATCAATTGGCTGGATCGGGAAAGGACATCCATCGTATCCTTGGCGAGAGGCTTGAGGAGTCGGATGGTCGTTTTGATGAGATATGTGATTTGATGGAGGTCCTGATAGAGGACTGGGTTGATGACCCTTGTCTTAATTTCTCCATTCATCATCCGATCTTCGATATAGAGATCAAGGACGAGAAATGCGGGAAGGTGATATACTGGACCGATGGATATAATCCCCAGCGATATGTTATGGTCGATAAGGCTCTTAATCCGGATGATGATGGTGACTTTTGGTATCATTATCATGGGTATAAGACATGTGGGGATGACAAACCAATAGAGAGGTGTAGGCTGGCCTGCGAGAAGCTGCTGGTGTTCCCGTTGCTGACGGCCCCGTGCGTGGAGCCTGAGGTCGTGGAGTTCGGGGGGAGCCTGCGTGCCGGGACCTACCAGTTCTGCGTGGCGTTGTGCGATGAGTTCGGGATTGAGAAGACCGGATATTGCTCATTGACCAACCCAATCATGTTATTCGATCGTCAAGATATGGTTATCCGCGATGGTTTATGGGGTAAGTCAACCAACATGGGTATCCGCCTTACCGTGTCTAATATAGATAAGCAGGTATCTCATTATAAGATAGGTGTTATACAGAACACGGTTGGGTTTAATGGTGAGCAAAGCCCGGTTCTTGAGTATTTCATAGAAGGTATACATCCGATAACGGAAAGGACTATCTATTATCTTACGGATCAATATAGCGAGCGTACGACCATGGAGAAGTTATCCAAGGAAATACCGGTATATAAGACAGCCAGAGGCATGACGTCTGTCGGGAATCGTCTTCTTCAATACGGCTTGACCGTGGAGAACGAATGGAATCTTCAACCGGTCGTTAACTTCTTGGGTCATTTCGTTAAATGGCAGACATCTATAGCCACGGAGAATTTGTATAAAGACGGTGTGGCTTGCTCTAAATACGCCTCTTTCATGCGTGACGAGGTATATCCGTTGGGTATAAGATTCTTTACCAATACAGGATACAGGACGGCTAGATTCCCGCTTATCCCTCGTCCGGCCACAAGGGAGGAGATGGAGGTTGTCGTTGATGAGGACGGTAACTCTGACGACCTGTCGGCTGCGTCGGTACTGGAGAACAACCCGCAGTGCGCCGGGAACAGCCGCCGTCATCTTTGGCAGTTTAAGAATACGGCAAAGATCATAAACGACCCGTCTTGGGGATTTGATGGTTTTGGAGGAGAATGCAAGAATCAGCTAGATGTCAAGCAACTCAGATATGTAGAGCAGGAATATGCCACGGTAGGAGAGACCCAATTCGTTATCAATACGATGGGGGAAGATGTTACGGTAGATGATGCTATTGATTATATCGCTGATAATATAGAGAACCTGTGTGATATCATAGAATCTAATGTAGGTATTACTGACGAGTTATGCGCTGCTATATCATTGCCGGAGGATCAAGACGGTATAAAGGCTCCCGATTTCCCTAGTGGATGTGATGATATCGAGAGGATAGAGACCAGGACTATATTGGATAAAAACTCTTTGGTGGATTCTAGGATTGATTTTACGTATAAGCTGGCTAGTGATTACGTGGAGACCGAACCTACGACATTAATACAAAGTAACGCCGAGTCACAAATGAAATTCTCTGTATTGTGTGATTTCGATAATTACTCCAGTGGAGGTAAGAATATCATAGATCTGGTTCAGGAATGGCTGGATGGTCAGGATGAGGATAAATTCCCGTCTGATATAGACTCCTCCGCCTTGGTCTTGTGTCAGGATATGTCTAATGTCCGGCAGTTATATGATGAGGGTATATGTACTAATGGGTGCTCGGTAGGTGATCCTCATGTGAATCCTACTATTAACGATGTTCAACTTCCTACATTCCAAGGGAGTAGGTCATTGGGTAAGTGCACATATTTGTATCAATATCCCGGATGGAAAGGAAATAAGCATACGGAAACGATGCTTGGTCAGTTAATGGATACGATGGAGGCTTATTTCCCCCAATATGAGAGTCAGTTTGGTATCGAGAACGCCATGTGTCTTTTTGGCGATGGTGATAATTCTAAGTTCAATACTGGTATAACTACTGACTGGGAAGGTCGTGTGTCTGTGCAGAATGATATTGACGCCAAGACCAATTGGTTCGGTAGAAGCAACTTGACTTATTTCAAGTTCTATCCACATGTATCCTCATACGCCAGATGGGTGGAGTTGGATTACGAGAAATACATAAGTGGTTTATCCGATCCTGATAACGGTATTATGTACATAGAGATGATGGGTAACTATAATTATCCGATCGGCGACTCATCATCATACAATAAGGTTCGTATAACGTTTTTCTCGGACAAGGAAGGTACCGTGGCTCCTAATCCTTTGGCTAATGATGCCAAGAAAGGTGTTATAGTGAATTACGTGGATCATAAGATATTTATGATGCCAAAGTACTTGTTCTGGAATGATGACAAGACTACTTTCCATAAGATATATGTTTGCATCGAGCCTGCGGTATGCGTGTTCTTCACCGGTTTCGCCATGAGGCAGGATATGAAGGAGCTTGCCGGATTCTATACGGCCGGCACCGCCATCTTCCCCGCCCCGTTCTGTTTTGGCATTCGGCCACTGGAGGTGAAATACGTGTTCTTCTTCACGAAAGAATTGAAATTAAGGAGATTTGTTACCTATGAGGCGAAATGTGTCTCATGTGGGGATAAACCCGCTGACTGCGCTCCCAGGCCATATCAGTATGGTGATTTCGGATATTGGGAGTCTACCAATAAGTACCCGGCTAATTTTGAGTTGTATGATTCAAGTAAGATCGGGATATCATCGGGAGGATCAAAGAGGAAGGACATAATAGATTCTTTGACGAAATACTATGGGTCTCCTAGATCCGTTGAGGGTAAGTCTTATTTCACCGGTAATGGGGGTAACGCTGAGTACCCCAATACATCAACCACGTTTTGTCAGAGACCTATACGTCATTACAAGTTCCCGGATAACTCTGTCGCTCCTTTTATGGGTAATCCGTCTCAACTGACCGGTCAATATGGAGTTGACTCCTATATTTATCCTATGGGGGTGATGCTTGATGACGATATCGTTAATGAGTTTCTGGATATAGCGGTAGAGAACGGTCTTATAGATAAGGCTAGAAGAGATTCTATAATAGGATATGAGTTGTATAGGGGCGATAGGACGTTGGATAAGAGCGTTATCGGAACTGGTCTGGCTTATGATATGTTTAAGTATGATGATCCCGACGGCTCGGCTAACCTTTATCCTAATTACCCTTACAACGATTTGTCTGATGATATGTATATCTATAAGGATATTAATCGTGAGAAATTTATAACGCATCCGTTTAACAGGAGGGGTAATATCTGGTATTCATTCTTAAGCCCTGATATTGCCTTTAACAAGCCTGACGCTCCCACCGAGTGCCTTGTTGATGGTTATCAATTAGGTAAATCCTCCGGTATATTCAGGGAAGTGGAGGATCACCCTAAATGGACGATATTAGGGAGTAAGGCTTACAGTATGGCAACATCATTGGCTACGGTGGAGGCTATGGCTAATTTAATATCCGCTATAGCTGAGTATACATATCAGTCGGCTTCACAGCAATATGTCGGTGGAGGCGTGTTCTTTTTAGCCAACCCTGTCGGCATAGCGCTGACGGCTATCCGTCTGGCTACGGGTATCGCCAAGGCCACAGCCCAGTCCGTGGTGGATATAGGCAAGTACAGGTATCAGTGGTTAACGGCATTGATAGATAGGGGACCTAGACGGAACTATGCTTATTATTATACTTCTGTCGCTCATTATAATTTATTTTACCAAAAAATAGGGGAGTCAGAGTTACGTGGATTGTCAACGGCTAAATATATCAAGAGCGGGTTATATCCGGTAACAGATATCTCTTCGCAAGGGGAGACCGTAGGCGGTAAGCCTATTATCATAAACAACCTCGATCGTGAGCATTCATTGTTCATGTCATTTGGTATGGATAAGTATATGCTTGAATATCCGGAGTTGGTTTCAAGTTACGATACCAGCCGTATTCAGGATGAGTGTAATATTCGTAACGATGAGGTGGCTGGTATGACGCCTCATTTTATGACACGTGAATCTTTCGTATCCTGCCCCTATATGAGGATAAAGAAATATTCTCCGGCTCAATACGGGCAGATAGAGGATATCAGGTGGGTATCGTTAGGTGGTTGCGGGTTGATGGATAAGGATAAGCGTAAACCTGTTTTTGGAGGTGATGTATTTATATCAAGATTCTCGCTTAAGAGGAAGATGCCTATGTTTTATTTGACTCAGTTCGGTCAGGGGGACATGATACCATTCCCTTATTATGATTATCGGAACATCGGGTATCCCCGTTATTTCGTTAATTACGATACCGGGGAGGATTATCTTAATAAGACCGATACGGATACCGGATCGCTATACTCTTTCCCTAGCCGGAAGAGCGCTTATGAGATGGTTTGCAAGACCGGAGATATGTATCTTAGCGGTCGTTTCTTCCTATACTTCTATGGCATACCTCAGTTTCTTGTGGAGTCTGAGATCAATTGCAATTTCCGTATAGCCGGACCTGAGCCTTACGAGGGGTTCTATCCGGAGGTGGGGGATTATATATCATGGACTCAGGAGCGTAATGTCCCTATATCAAGGGATAATGTGTTTAAGATAAGTCCTGTGTATAAGAATCGATTTACGTTAGGTGGCAGGTCATTACCAGAGACGTATGATAGCAATTTTTGGGACTGCGCTTACCAAAGACCCAACGGCGTCATATGGAGCACCGCCGACGTGTCGGAGAACGGCATGACCGATCCTTGGCTGTCGTACAAGCCTATGGATTACCATGAGTTCAAGACATCTTTCGGGAAACTTATAAGCATGAAAGGGATAGAGTCGGATCAGATACTGGCTCGTTTTGAGAATCAGGTAGGGTTGTACAATGCCATAGACGTGTTGGCGGAGAGAATATCCCCGGAGAGTAGCGAGCTAGGGACAGGTGGTCTTTTCGCCTCTCGTGGTATCGAGTATAATAATACGACGTTAGGATATTCCGGGACCCAGAGCCGGGATATGATCAGTTGCGAGTTTGGGCATTTTTGGGTCGATTTAAGGCGTGGTCAGGTGTTTAAGGTAGATTCTAATGGTAGGAATCTTACGGAGGTCACACCGGGGCTTAGAAACTGGTTTAAGGAGCATCTTCAGATGAAGATCATCCGTAGCCGGATATATAACGCTGATACGGACGCTGAGTTGTCTTATTACGATATCGATAACAAGTTCTTTGGTATAGGGCTATCCATGGGCTGGGACAATCGGTTCAAGAGAGTTCTGATAACCAAGAAAGATTATATACCGGTAGGGAATCCGAGCGAGTACCAATTCCGTGGCGGCCGGTTCTACAGGAACGGACAGGCGGTGGAGTTGCAGGACGCCAGCCATTTCACGGACGTCTCGTTCACCGTTGGATATAACTGCCTGAAGGGTGAGTGGAAATCATATTTATCCTACACCCCTGATTATTATATCGAGCACCAGCATTATTTCCAGTCCGGAAAGAACTACTCAAGTGAAAGTCAGGAGATAGGTTTATGGTCTCATGGTTTGACCAACCAATCGTATCAAGTATTTTATGGTAAGCTATATCCGTTTGTTATAGAGGTTCCGGTACGTGAGCAGTATGTGAATAAGATCCTCACCAACTACCAGTATCGGATGGATGCCAGAAGGTATCAGGATGAGATTAATTACCAAATTCTTAGGACTACTGGATTTAATAAGGCATGGTTTTATAATGATACCAACAACAGCGGTGAGCTTCGGATGGTTATCGCCGACAAGAACGATATGAGCCAGCGGTTAAGGTATCCTGTAACCAATGACGATAGCCGTGAGATACTGGTGACGGAGGTTGATCAGAAGATAAATATAAATGACTATTTTAACGAGGTCAAAGACGATACTAATAACCTCCCGGTATGGATCAAGGACGTGAATGATATTGACCGGAAGATCGACCCTAGGGCCGTCGATTATCACCGGAGGTGGCGTGATCGTCTTCGTGGCGATTGGTTCTTGGCTAGGTTCGTGAATGACATTGAGAGTCGGTTCAAGATGATAGTTCGTTGGTTTAGCAATGAGGAGAAAGTTTATTGATTTATTAACATATAGGGGGGGGGGGGATTTTGCCGCCTCTCCCTTGCATATTAAAACGATATGGAGGATTTTATTGGTAAGTACGATGGTAATCAAATAGACAGTAGGCTTGATAAGGTCAAGGATATGGTTGGTGCCACGGCGTCCGGGGCTGGCGCTGCGGGATTGGTGCCGGCTCCCGCAGCGGAGAAGCGTACAGCCTTTCTTCGTGGTGACGGCACATGGCAGGATATAGATGTTCATGAGCCGGGCTTCTTGGGCGATAATCTCGATAGCGAGGATGATTTTAGAACTATATTATTTAATTTGGGCTTTGATAAGGAATTTACCCTTACCAAAGCGAAATATGATATAATAGCTTCTAAATGTGAGGTTGATATACCAATTCAATATCTTTTATCCGGAGCATCATCGACGTATGGGGTTGGGGACTTGATATTAATTAAGGATTCATCCGGGAATATTCAAGCCATGTTGCGCTCTGGATGCAATACGGGAGCTGGGGTCATTGTATCTTATCATGTAATGATCAATATATCCAGCGACCTTACCCATACGTCCATTGTCACCAGTCATACCGTACAATCGGTATCTAACCAAACCAAGGACATATCCTTAACGATTGGTGGTGACCCAGTCGGAGATAACAGGAGCATCAACTTCTCTACGGCCGGTACAGGGACCAAGGCTTTGATGGATAATGGGAAATATAAGGAGGTGCAAGCTAGGGGTGATATTGAGAATGCGTTTTTAGATACTGTTTTTCATCTAGCGTCCAATCAACCTTCTACTTTAACCCAAGATCAGTATAATACTATAAAATCGTTGTTTGGTAGTAACCCTACGTCTAATATCAGGATGATAAAACCTAGCGATTCTTTTGTGGAATTGGTAGGTGAATTTCTTATCAATGATTTGATGGTTTTTAATGATCAAAGGAATGATTGTATCACTATTTACATCAGCGGTTCAAATATCATTCTTGGTATGGGACTTATGGATATATCTATTTCTGTTTATCCTAATCTAAGTGTTGGATATATTCATTCTAATTCAAATGTTGCTGCATCAGATGGTTCCGAGATAGTTCTTGTAAATTCTTTGAAGAATACTGAAGATGATATAGATTTTGATAATCAACTTCATCTTAAGATGAAAGGTAAGGGTGATAAGGCCTTGATGGATGATGGGACTTATAAGGAGATAGGTTCTTCTGGAGTGGATATCTCAAGTTATATTTTAGAAGGAATTGATTTTAAGAAAAATACTACCAAGGAAGGTTTCGATAAGATAAAAAGCTGTATTATTAATAAACAGCATATGTATGTGTATTATAAAGTCGAAATGGGTGGCGATGTAGCCGCTTTTACAAGTGATGTTATAACTAATTTTTTGTATGGTAATATATCCTTGGTTATGGTTGATTTTTCGAATATTGAGTTGAAACAAGTAGTAATAAATTCGAGTGATTATAATATAACCGTAACAAAAATTTAATGTTATGATTCAAAAAAGGAAGGTTACCAAGAACTCAGGCAAGTGCCCTAAATCGGGGTGCATCAAGAAAGTAGGAAGTGATTGGAGGGTGGTTAGTAACAAAACTGGAAAGTTATGGCCGGCGAAGTATAAGTCGAGGGATTTGGCCAAGAAAGCTCTGGCGGCTTATCATATGCATTGAGGGTGTAGGAGGGTAGGTGATATGAATCATGTACCCGCCTATTGTTTTATCCTGCATCCGATTATGTATATCTTTGTAGAAAACGTGATTTATGGCTAAGAAAGATAAGAAAGAGGAAATCCCTTCATGGATAAAGGATTTGTATAAGGAAGATCTTGATCGTGTTGTAAGAGGTGAGCGTCCCATGTATTTTAGGGGTATGAATGATGGTCCTTTAAAGAACGTATCCCCGGAGTTTGATGTCCTTAGCGGAGGAGCTGCTGTTAAGGGTATGAATGGGATAAGAGGTACGTTGTCCCCGTTGAATAACGGTATGGGTAATTATAATTTCAGCATCAGGGGTATAAATAAGAAGATAGGTGAGCTGGTTGACGAGGCGGGATTATATCTACCTGAGAAATTAAGGCCTGTATATCGGACTGTGGTGGATGCTATGTCGAGTTCCAAGGATAAGGGGTTGGGTCATATCACGCAGCCGTTGGCCAACGCCCTGTACCCAGCGGACGAGCGACGGGACCGGCGTCTGGACGGGGAGCACCCCGTTGGTTATGTGGATGCCATAGACGGCATATGGCCTAGGGAGAAATATGGGTTATGGGGAGAGAAGATTGAACGGAAAGCTGATGGAGGAGAGATGTATACCGTATCTAAAGGCGATACTCTTTGGAGTATAGCCAAAAGATTGGGATTATCTTTAGACGATATTGTATCGTGGAATAGGGATATCCCTGATATCAACAAGATACAGATAGGTGATAAGATAAAGGTTTCAGACCCATCGCTGTCAATAGAGAAAGAGGATCATGATTCGATGGATATAATATCCAGGGAGGCTGAGATCAATAAGATGAGCGATGAGGATATAATCAAGAGCGTCGGTCATAAATCTAATTATGCTATTGTAGATAAGAAGAATAAAAAACTAACGGTTTATTCACCGAGCGGGGATATTCTTTATAGCACTAATAATATAGGTGTAGGTGCTTCTGGCGATGATTATAATACCTATACCAAGACGACGAAGGATAAAAAACTTATCGCCGGAGCTGGAAATATGTCTACTCCGGCCGGCATAACAAGAGTGTCAGGTATAGGCGAGTATCATGGCCAGAAATCGTTCCAGAGAGCCAGGTTTGATCCTAAGACAGGCAAGTGGGATCATGATATATCGTCATCTATGCATCATGAGGCTTCTGCTGGAAGAGGATCTAATGGGTGTATCAGGCTTCTTGGGAATACGGGGAATGAGCTGTATAATTTTATAAAGAAGGGTGATTTTATTTATACACTTCCGGAGAAAGAGGGAAGTAGGTTTGTCGTTCGTGAGGGGTCGCTTAATTATATAGCGGATAACCCTTATGGCGAGGATTCCGGTGAGAAGAGACTTTGGGATGATTATAATGTTCATATAAACAAGGATTTTAGGCCATTGAATATAAGCGTAAAAAATAGTGATATATCTCCTGATATCTTGCCTAAATGGATTTATAACGCTTATGACTCAAAGAATGGCGTCAATTCTAGCAACGCTTTCCTTGGTGTTATATCAGCCATTGATAATATAGCCAAAATGGATAAGCTGGGCAATATAAAGGAATATAGCGACGCTATATCATATAACAAGGAACGTATCATGAGTGAGTTCGATATCGATAGCTACACTTATGATAGGATGGCTATGCTTGCCATGGGTATCGCCGAGCAGGAGACTAAGTTTGGTGTATCCGCAAGATATATAGGGAAACAAGCTATCGGTGATCAAGGCGTTGATATAGCCAAGAGATTCAGGTCGTTGTTAAATGGTAACGGATGGAATGACAGGTCTTATAACTCGAAGGGTATAACACAGATAAAGATAGAAGGTGATAATGATGAGACAAAGAAGATATATAATAAGTTTGGTATAGATAAGGAGAATATCCTAAAGCCATATAATTCAGGTATAGCTACCATGTTGCGTTTGGCGTCTATATACAAGAATGAGGTTGTCGGTCGTGGCTTTAAGGATAATAAAGGTAATGATATAGACAAATTCGACGCCTTGCTTTATAAATGGATGGGTAAGGGAAGGTTATTGAATAACGGCAAGGCTTCTCCTGATGATAATGATTATATCAATAATGTAAAGAAATATATTGGCAATTTTGATTTCAAGGTTAAATATAAGGATGGTGGACCTATTGGTGATGATCCGTTGTATGTAAGACAGGATGTATCTGATAAGGCTTCGTATTTAAAAGATATCTTAGGTAATGCCATAAGAAGAAGATTGTACGAGAATGTCACCCCCGATGTGGTGGCTTCAAATGCTAGCCTTCCAGACAAGGTCAATGAGTTTATATATGGCAGAAACGGGAAGGCTAACGTTGATGAATATAGCGATCAACTATGGGCGAGATTTTTATCTCAACCTAATAATCTAGATGGCAATAATAAGGAGATACGGATTCCTGATAATGTCATTACTGATATTGAGAAGATGTTCAATCGTGACACTAAGGATGAGATAAAGAGGTTAGATAAGAAGATTCGTGATACGGAGCAAGAAATATATGGTTCTGATACACCGGCATCAGATGAGCTTTATGGTAAATTGGAGTTCTTAAAGAAGTCAAGAGAGTGGGTAGATATTTTTGAGAAGAATCGTAATTCTGTAAGATCTGGTAAGCCTACGGTTTTTTCTGAGTACGATTTTTATCCCGAAGCTGCTGGTGAGCTTACCCCGTTATCAGGGTTTGGCAATTTTACAATTTATAGGCGTCCGGATGGGAGGTTAGGTGTTTACGACGTGTATGATTTTTATAGCGATGATCAAGAGTTTCCTGTCAATATAGCTACCAAGACGCTGGATGCTATAGGTAATAAGTTTGATGAGAGAGGTTCGTTTAAGGATTATAGTCCTCTCCCGGAAAGCGGGAAGGAGGCTCTTGTCCGTAACGCTATTATGTCTAAGAATAAGTTAGAGAATAAGGAAGATGGAGGGCCGGTTGATACAGGGCGAGATTACGGGTCTGGTAAATATGTTATTGATCCAAACAGATCAGAGGATAATAAGATGGCTGTGTATGATGAGATATGGGATTATCTGACTGATAAGAAGGGAATACCACAAACGCAAGCTATCGGCATCCTGTCGAACATCGCCGCCGAGTCCGGAGGGGACACCGAAGCCCTAGGAGCCGCCGGTGATTTTGGCATCCAACAATGGCTTGGACCGAGGAAGAAGGAGCTACAGCGCAGGTATGGTAAGAAACCGACATTGACCCAACAACTGGATTATCTTGTGGATGAGTATCAAGGCAAGGTCCCGGGGTTAGGTTGGAATTACATCAATCAAGGAAAGTTTTTTGACAAGGACGCTCAAGGTAATGTATATAATTACTATATGTATTCTAAATCCGATTTCGATAACGCCGTCAACTACAAGGACGCTACCGTGGCATGGAATCAAGGATACGGTAGGCCTCTTGGATCGACCTTAAGAAATGAAAAGAGATTTGAGTTCGCTGATATGTTCGCTAATAGGTATGGTGTTCCGGAGAACGAGCCAATGAGATACGAGTTCGGACAGCGGGATTCGGGCACGGGGGACGGAGGTCAGCAGCCCGTACCTGAGACGGTAGCCCCTGCCGATCCTTCTTTGGCTTCTCGCCCATCTATGGATATTTGGTGGGAGAAGGAAGGCCAAGACCTGTTATATAAGATGCTAGCTCAATCAGGCGCCAACAGGAAAGCTATAGAGGATATCGCTAATAACATCAAGAACGATCCCCAATCAGAGGCGCAGATAGCGGAAGCTGAGCGTATGCGTAGGGAGCAGGCGAAAAGGCAGTTGGTGCTTAATATGATACCGGGGTTGATGCTGAATATAAAGGGTATGAGCAGAACTCAGAATTAATGCTATATTTGCGAAGTAATTAAACGTTTTAGATATGAAAAGATTGTTATTTTTATTTGCTATGTTATTGACGCCGTTCGCTTTGATGGCGCAAGAGGTAATCCCATCAGAAGGGACTATCACCATTGATCTAACTACCTTTACCGGTATCATGGCTTTTGTTACGATGTCAGCTACCCAACTAGCCAAGGTTGTGCCGTATATTGACACCCATAAGTGGGCTAAAGTCCTATCCGCCGTAGTCATAGGTATGCTGGTTTGTATATTAGCGTGGCTACTAAAGGTGTCTCCATTGCTTATAGGGAGTGAATGGTGGGAGGCTCTATTATATGGAGTGGCTGTAGGTCTCAGTTCTGCCGGTTTCTATGATTTGGTTAAGGCTATAGGATCATTATTCATAAAAAGAATTTAATTCTGTACATAATAATAGCATTTGCTGAGAGACTCATCGTTGTGAAATGATGAGTCTCTGTTTTTTTAAATTATCTTTGTGTCAGAACGAAATTAATTAGACATGAGCAAATACGTAATCAAGAGGAAGATACCTAAATATCAAGAGGCCGGGGAAGTCGGGTCGTATATGCTTGGTAATATGGACGGTATACAAGGGTTAGGTATAGAACCTTTGGTGAATACCAACCAAGGATTACCCGCGCCGGTCAATCCGCTAGGGATATATTCTTTGGATACTCCAGATCAGTTGAGGACTAAATACGCTAATGCTTTTGATCAGGATAATGTGTTTCCGGCTAGCTTCAAGGGTAGTTTACAGCGTATAGCTGAGAATTATCAGGACAATGGTATTACGCTTAATAACATAACTGTTAACGATGTTGATAAGTCTAAGACCGGTTCAGGCGAGACGGATGTTTTTGATTTTACCACCATCCCCTACTATGGCGCTGATGATATAGGGTCTAGATTCACTCAGATGGGTCGTGGTATAGGGCGTATGAGAAGCGAGGGATATGGTGATTTATCCACTGGGGCTAAAACAGCTAATACGATAACCACCATAGCCTCAGGAATTAGTGGTATCATGGGGTTGGCTCGTAACGTGGTTTCTGGGATAGCGTCAGAGAAAGGTACTCGTACCAATATCAGGTTAGCTCAGGAGCGTGAGGCCAGACAAAGAAGGCAATCCCAGATGCAGTACAAGGATGGTGGGGGTGTTTATCTAGGACCTAATAATAGGTTCGATAGCGGAAGCCTTACCGGTGAGTACCTGTATCCGTTACCTAAGTCGATGGAAGATCAAGCCAACGTAGAGGTCGAGAAGGGTGAGTACGTGACGCAGCCCGGAGAGGCGCCGATGGAGGCTATGGGGCAGAAGCACGCCGATGGTGGAACCCCCGTTTCCTTGGAGCAGGGAACGAAGGTTATTACCGACGACACAACCATAGAGCCGGATTTCGCTAAATACATCAGAGATACGTATGGGATCAAAGCCACGCCTAAGGATACGTATGCTACGTTAATGGACAGGTATAAGGCTAAGATCGGTCTTAAATCGGCTTACGATGACCAGAAGAAGGCTTTGGATAAGTTGAAGAAAAACGATAAGATAGATGATGAGAATACAAGGCGTTTAAACGCCTCCGTATTATCTAAGGCTATAAATGATAGCAACGATACCGTTAATGGATTAGAGGGAAGATTTACGGACTTCGCTAATGTCATATACAAGGAGCAGGAAGACCGGAAGATGAAGAAGGATGAGGATACGTATTTCGCTAAGGGTGGTGAGATAGATAACATCATATCCAGATCTATGAAAGAATACGGTCTTACGGAGGAGGATATAGCTGAGGCTAAGAAAGAGCTGCTTAAGAAAGTGGCTGGTATTCGCCAGAAGATGGAGATAGGAGGCACGTCTTTGTTCGGTCGTAAATTAACTTTCCGCCCGATCGAGAATAGGTTCAACAATGATCCTAACTATTTCGGTTATCAACGCCAAGGAACTGATGGCTCTTATGGAGGTATTAATACGGATGAGAGGTTGAATTATTATAAGACATTCAATCCGGTCGCTTACGATGCTTATATGGGAGCTTCAGAGGGCGCTAGGGCTAGGGCATTGCAAGACGCTATCTACGGTCAGACAAGTAGCTGGATGGGCTTGGCTACGGCTGAGAACCCGATCATCGCCAACGCCGAGGCGCTTCGGGATTACACGACGCTCGTTTCCTTTGGCGGTGAGGATAGTCAAGGTAATTACCCGGAAGACAAGAAAGCCGCATATCATGATAGGATGAGAGACAATAAATTAGGTTTGTTTACCACATCTCGCCCTATGATCGGTCTAGACGTTGTTACAGAGGAACAGCATAAGGCTCTTAACGATGCTGGTATCACCCATTTTAGCCAACTATTCTCTGATAAGAACAAGGATGTTGTTAATAAGATCCTTGGGGAGGATATGCTTAAGATGCAGGCATTGAGATCCATGAAAGGAATGGAAGGTCTTGATTTTATACTTGACCCTCATAAGGTGGCTCCCGGTCCTATGGATATAGGTGATGTGGAGGAACCTGATGTTAAACTGGATATGCCTGAGCTGATTGACCCCAATACACTCCCTAAGACCAATACAAATGCCGGTAAGTCGAACAGCGGCAATGGAGGCAGGAATATAGTAGGTGGTGGTCTTGACTTTCCTGAGGTGTTCAGGATGACTCCGGGAGCCGTGACAACGGAAGGTCTGGAAAGACATTACGCTCCTACCGTGGACCCGGTGTTGAGATCGGCTGATCAGTATATGGTTGAGGCTAATCGTGCTTTCCAATCACAATTGGATCAGATGGGTAATGTCCCGGATTCCCAGAGAGGGGCTTTATCATCCAATTTACAGGCTATCATGAGTTCCAATATAGGCAGATACATTAATGAGGTAGAACAAGGGAACGTGGCTCAAAGGACTTGGGCTGATAATGTCAATGCTCAGTCATGGGCTAATACGTACGATAAGAATATAGCCCAACGTCAAGCTTACCAGCAACGTATATTGCAGGGATTGGCTATAAATGACGAGAACTGGGCCAGGTATTTCGATAGCGTAAATGACGAGATCCAGCAGAAGTGGAATACGGCTACGACCATGAATACATTAAGGTCTATATTTGGGGATGTAAAGATTGGTCCCAATGGACAATTAATCGCTGATCCTCAAGGAGATATATTGAGTTATAGGAGATTATATCCTGCTCAGGAAGTAACTAAAGGCAAGAAAGGATAAAGGATGGCTTCACAATATAGTATATTAAGGAATTACGGCAAGTATGTATCGCCCTACAACATGGATGTCATGATGCAGGGGATGGGGTACATGCAGCAGAAGATAGATACCAATCGGCAGGCTATAAACGAGTATGCTGATTATATTATCAATTCTGACATTATAAAACCTCAGGATAGGGAATATCTTCAGAATAGGTTAAATGGGCTGATACAGGACGTGAATAACGTGTATCGTAAATCTAATTTGGCTTCCGACGGTATAGCCAGAAGCATACAGGCTCGTCTTGGAGAAGCTCTGGATACCCGTGTGTTGAATGCTATTGCCGGTACTAGGGAGATCCGGGCTTTTAGCGAGAAGATGGAGGATATGAAGCTGAACAATCCCAAGATGTATAGTCCTATAAACGAGGCTGAGGCTTTTGCGGATGCCGTGGCTTGGATGAATGACGGTCAGGTAGGGACACGTCTTAATCCTATACATTATACCCCTTATACGGATTACCACGCTGAGATTGATGAGAAGATGAAGAATTTCATCTCCCTTAACAAGGGGAAGAAAGTCAATGTACCGGTGACTGATGCCAATGGCAACAGGACGGGCGAGATGCGTGAGATGTATATAGATGAGATGAGTTACGCTCAGGTCAGGGATATAGCCATGGCTTCTATATCTGAGAACGGTAAGGCTCAGATGCAATTAGAGGGAAGATATATGGCTAGAACGAATCCTGACTTATTTAATGTTCAAAGCACCTCAGATTTCCTTAAAGGGTATATTGATGATTTCAGTGTCAAGGAAGAATCCATACGAGCCAAGCTAAAGGGCGTTGGCAATGACAAGGCCAAGAGGGCTAAGTTGGAGTCGGAGCTGGCGGATATTATCAAGCAGAGAAATGATTTCGTGGAGGAGGCCGAGGGCGTTATCGGTAGCAACTACAGCCCGGAGCGAGCCGGCATGTTCATGGTACGACAGCAGTTCCTTCGTGGCGTCGGGCTGAGATGGTCTTATAATAACTCATATGAGACGTTGGGCGTTGATGATTATTATTTCAAGGCTAATCAACAGATGATGGAGAGGGCTAAGTTCAATGAGACAAAGAGACATAATCTGGCTATGGAGAAAGCTGCGTTGATGAGAGCAGGCAGATCGGGCAAGTCAGAGAATGGAAATGGCGGGGGTGATGACACGACCGGCCCTACCGTGGTTACCAAGAGCGCAAACCTTGACGATGTGAGCATAAGCGATGAGTTCATGAATGGGTTTATGGCCAATGAGAGGGCGGTGACTACCGGCATGGACAATTTTGTTAAGTCACTATCAGATGACGCTAGAAGGAAGATCGACGCATGGGCGTCTGATCCTGAGAATAGTAACGTGGTCAAGGATATGGATAACGATCAGGTTATCATGGCTTATTTCAAGGCCAATGGAGGGTCAAGAAACGAGCTGCTTGATTATAACGGTCAGGATAGTTATCTGAAACTTCTTGGATTAAATACCCAAAGGGGGAAGTATAATAAGATTAACGACGGATTCAATAAGGTGGAGAACACCGTCCTGGATGGTGTTGACGCCGTGATTGATAGGGAGGCTAGATCTTTGACTGGTTCTGGGATTGATATCAGTTATGGATATGGGACGTTCAATCTTGGGGATATTGTTGAGGGAGGTGACCTGGTTTATAATAGAGAAGGCATAAAAGATATATCGTTAAAAGACTGGGCCAAATTATCGGCATATAGTTCTATACTTAGTAATAGTGTTGATTTTATACAAATCGGGAAAACAGAGCCGCTTGAAACATATAAGGATATAAAGCTTGGTGATGTTAAGACAGGTGAAGCTTCGGTAGTGTTAAAAAGAATAAATGATCTTATGGGGACTTCTTTAACATTGGATGATATACAGATGTTAGCCAATATGGGGGTTGGTCATTTTTCTACATCGAATTTATTCCAAGAAGCTTTAACTGAAGGTTTAAGTGATTATAACAAGAGGAATGCCGCAGTAGCCACGGCTATCTATGATGAGATGAGTAAAGAGAAGGGAGATGTATTTAGGCACAAATGGAGTCGTGGAGATTTAGGCAGGATTGCTGATGACGCGAAACGTGCTGGTGAGGATTACTTGAGACAATATCGTCATGAATACGCCGAGCGTGAGCATATCTTCTCCGGTGATTATCCGTCCAAAAGCCAAGCCGAGTATGATTATATAAAGATTAGTGACCTATTTACCCGTGGCGGTGGTTTTATTCCTAAGGATGAGAATAACGCTAATAAGAAGATAACGTTTACCATATCTCCTATAGGTGATGGTAATTACCAGATCATTGGCAATAATGGAGGTGATGGTAAATCCGCTGTTGAGGTAAGTGAGGCTGATCTGGCCGCTAATGGTCTTACTTTCTATAAAGAGGATGTAAGCATCCCGTCCGAGACCTATGATTCCGGTGTCGTTCCCATATCTTTCGCAAGCTCAAGCGACAACGCTTACGGGAAGATGGCCAAGTCATTGCTGGTGGCTCCATTCGCTTACGCCAGTGGGGCCAAGGATACGGTAATGCCTTATATAGATATGTTCACGAATATAAATGACGGTAATATCAGGAAGAATCAGATGATGATCGCTACTGACGTGTTGTTTGATAACGCTTCTATGTATGAGTTAATGGCTTCCGGGTATAAGTATAACAATGGTTCCTCCGGGATAAATATTGATATATATGGCAAAGGAGAGGCGAGAGAGGGTAATACCCCGTTATATTCAATTGATCTGGATGGTGTTAATTATGCCGACGAGGTGGCTAGAAAGATTGACTTCTGCCCGCAGTATTATTTGGTCATGGCATGGCAACAGATACTTAGCAAGGAGAATGAGGTATATTGGAGAAGTGAAGGTAGATCTACTACTGATGATTTTGAAAGCTTCATCTCGCCTATAGCTAGTATGATCGATCAGGAGATAAGAAACAGGAATAACGGAAATAGTGGAAATAATGGAAATAGTGGAAACCAATAATAACGCTCCCAGTGGAAGGGATCTTGCCAACAAATACGGGTATCCTACTATGAGCGTGGATAATATAAAGGCTGTTGGATCGGATCCCTATAATATACCGGATCGTGACTTACCTCCGGTATTGGATCCGTATTCTGCTTCCGAGAGATCAAAGTCCCAGATACCGTCATTATCAGAGAGGATCAAGAATACGGTAAAGACTAATTATTATGATAACATGAAGCATATGTCCCCTTTGGGGTATATGGCGTCTGATCAGAGCTATAAGGGTAGGTTTAATCTTACTGGACCGGAGATATCGTTAGAGGATTCAAGGTATCGATTAAGTAGTGGAACGTGGATACCCAAATACGAGTCTTATATACCCGGTGTAGATAATGATACACGTCTATCAAAAACCCAGAGTAGGACTGAGAAGTGGATGAGAGGATTGGGTAAGCTTGCCGGAAAAACCGCCTTGTACGGATTAGGAGGCGTTATCCAGCCTTTTTATGGTATTTATGCCGGAGTATCCAAAGGTAATTTCAATGCTGTTTTTGATAATGATTTCACTAGATGGTTAGATGATCAGGATAAGAAGATGGATTATGGTCTAGCTCATTATTATAATCGAGAGGAGCGGGACATGAACTTTCTTCAAAGTATGACTACGGCTAACTTCTGGTCTAATGACTTTCTGTCGGGTCTGGCTTTTACCGCTGGCGCCATGTTATCATCCGCCGTATATTCCGGGGCCGGTCTGATGAACCTTGCTCGTACCGGAGCTAGGGCTGGGGTGGCTTTAGCTAGGATAGGCAAGGCCGCTTCGGACACCAAGAAAGCATTCGGAGCTTACCTTAGGGCCGCCCGTATAGGGCAGAGGGTAGGCAAGGGGCTGGATGCCGCCCTATTTCTTGGTACGTCTACCTCATGGGAAGCTTCAGTGGAAGCCAGAAGTATGTTGATGGAGGCCGAGGAGAATTTCAGGCAATCTTATCGTAACGCTTACGGGAGGGAAGTCCCGTATGAGGAGCTTATGAGGTTCAGGGCTGACAATGCCAATGCCGCTAACGCCGTATTCGCCGCAAACGTCGGCATATTGTCATTATCCAACATAGCTATGTTCGGTGATATGTTTGGCATGGATCTGGGCGTGGATAAGTTCATAAAACGCAATATATTTGGCGTAGGAGCCGAGAGAATGGATAACGGTGCACTAAGGGCTATAACACCAAAGAAATGGCAGAAAATAGCTGGTAATACGTTTAATATCATCAAGCGACCGGTATCTGAGGGTTTGTTCGAGGAAGGTCTTCAAGGTGTGTCCAGCAAGTCCGCGGAGGATTGGGTGGAATCAAGATACAATCCCATGGCTATTCGCCAGAATATAGGTTATATGGAGGCTATAAAGAACGGGTTCAAGGAGACTTACGGATCTAATCAGGGCTGGAAGGAGATCGGCATCGGTATGATTATCGGATCGGTTATGGGTGGAAGAAGCCTTGGAGGTATAAAGGAATGGAGTCAAGATATGTCCCGTAACAAGGGAATGGTGGAGGCCTATAACACCAATGCTGGCGCCTTGACCTCGGCGGCTGTCCAAGCTATTCGTGGCAGCATGGCCCTGAACGCTCAATTATCAGGCTTGAGTACGGATAATAACGCTGACGATATACCTAATTCTAGAATCGTAGATAAGACTTTTAGTGACGCTGTATTCAATCGTCTTCGTTATGATCAGGAAATGGGGATGTTAGATGATACTAAGGAGAATTTCAAGACAGTCATCGAGTCTATACCTAATAGCGATATAGCCTCCGATATGAATATGACAGATGAGCAGGTAAATGAGTATAAGTCCAACCTTATCAGTGAGTTCAATAAGAAGGTTGATAATTTTACTATGGCCAGCAGATTTGCCGACTCCCTTACCGATGGTATATCCAATAGATCATTTAACACCTATATCTCCAACATGGCTTATAACGGTCTTGAGGCTAAGGATAATTTGGATGATATCGCTAATCAGTTAGGAAGGATATACAATACGGATATAGGCCCCGCTCTTGATATATATTCTCGTCTTAATCCTGATTCGAGCAGGGATCTTGAAGAACTCAGGAAGCTTACGGATGATATACAGAGGATGGAGAAGAATATCTTGAGGCTTCAACAAAGTGTCGCGTCGAAGGACGCTCTTGAATCTGATAAGGCTAAGTTGGTCAAGGAGAATGATAGGCTTCTTAAATTAACAGAGGATAGGATCGCATTGGAGAGGAAATTAACTACGTTAATTAACTCAGAGGCTGATATATCTAAGTTGTTCTTAAATAGAAATGATTCAAGGATCAGTGCCGCTGATCTTATGGCGGCTTATGATACTATAGCTGATTTTGAGAACGTCGTATCTATCCGTGGGGTTGATAATTATAAGGAGGCTATGGCATTGCTTAGTGAGTATCGTCATAATCTTGTGGCTTATAAGAATATAAACGAGTCTCTTCGTCGTATGCGTGACAGAAGATTCATCCGGGCGCAGGAGCGCGGGTTCATGAAGATATTATCGAACGTATGGGGTAAGACTTATGAGGAGGATGATAGCAAGTATGATTTCAGGAATACTGATAATCCTGAAGCAAACGCCCTTTACGCTAATGATCAAGCCATAGACAAGGCTTACCAAGATGGTCTTATAGGAGAGGATGAGGCATTTATGTTCAAGACCTATAATCATATGATCGCCAGATCTATGGAGAATGATATCAAGGCTGATGAGGGCGGTATCGTTGAGAATGTACCTGATAATGAGGATATCATAAATCCTTCTGATGATAGAATCAATAATATAGCTATAAAGATATGGAACGGTAATGAGGATATCTTATCTCCTAGGGAGAGGCAGATATATGATAATAACAAGGATCGTATCAATGATCTTGTAAATGGGTTTGGCGATAATCCTATAGTTAGGCTTAATAAGATTAGGTCAATGATAGATAGGTTAAATACCAACGATAACGTCTTAAATAACATCAGGGATACTATTGATGATATCATAGATATGAACATTAATGGTCTTGATCAGGATCAGGTTAAGGAGGCTATACAGACTTATAATGATCTTATGAATGATATTGACAACGGGAATGAAGTTGATCAGGATAAACTTAATGAGGCTATTGATATTATCAATAACTATTCTGATGGGCCTCTTCTCCAGTTCGTGGAATGGATGAGGCTGTATGATAATGGAAGTATGGTTGTCAAGGATTACGATAAGTCTATACCTATGGGTGATGTTCTCACGGAGAGCGAACCCGGGACATCCACCGGCAGGACGGAGATCAACGCCGCCCAGAATCCGGTAGTGTTGATGGCCCAGAAGAGGGAGATTGGCGGGGTCATGTATTATGAGGTAGGAGGAATGAGGCTTGACAGGTTTATGGACGGTCTTGGGCTTAAAAGATCTGATGCCACTGATACTGATAATGGAAGGGTGATGGATTTCACCAACGGAACCGATATATTTACTGTTATAGAGTCGAATAACCACTCAAGATGGATGATAAGCGAGGATGACGCTCAGGCTTTCGAGAACGCTACCGGTGTCATACTGGGGAGGCAGACCGCCTTATCGACCTCCAACTGGTTCATGGTGTATCGCAAGGGGCAGGATGGATCTGTTGTTCCTTATTATACAGGAGATGCATTTGGCTCTAATAATGAGTCGATAAATCAAGAAGCTGCGGCTAGTCTTCGTAAGAACGATATCGTGAGGTTTAAGGTAGATATGTTAGATCCTTATACCAAGGAATTGTATGATAAATACAATAGCCTTTATGCCGTTGATCCTAATTCTGACGAGACCAATTCTGCCCGTAGTGATTTGGTTAATAATATGGTTATTAAGATCGTGGATGGTGACGGTAATTTTGTCTCGGTGCTTAAGGCCAATGATCCAGACTCAAAAGGTAGTAACGCTGATTTAAGGAGTATGGCCTTTGAGTTATATAGGGATAATGTAGGATCTGTCGCTGGCGAGATTGATATACCGTTCGTAGGTGCAGTCACCAGTGTTTTGCCGGGAAGACCTAATTTTAGCATAAGTGATGATAACGGTACGTTGATGGTATCCGAAAATGACTTTACCAACGAGACGGTTGGCAAGGTAGAGAGCGTAGGATATATAGAGAACGGGGAGGTTACGATGAGGGATGATATTAAGTATAATATATTTCCGTTCTGTACGGCTATTGTTAGGGATAAGTATGGTGATTATAAAAATTCACGTATCCCGGTCGTAGCTATAAAGACAGGAAATGGAAGAAATTACCTGTACCCCGTAAGATTGAAAAATCAGGATACATCATCATTCTCATCTATGATCGGATCGATGGCTGACAGAATTATAGAGGGTCTAGGTGGTGGAGTAAGTATTGATGATATAATGGATCTTAACAACGCTATAGCCAGATCAGGGCTGGATAACAAGACATATATGATTCCGTTGGCGGGAGACGTGGATGTTATCAAGGGACGGTTAAAGGCTGTCAAGGAAGCCGCTAGTAAGATGCCTATGACCGCTGATGTAAGAGGATGGATAGGCGATTCTAGGACCAAGGAGGATATTTTGATGAATGACGTTACGATCAACATCGATCTTAATAACGATCCTTTCATAGCCCCTAAGTTCAGGATGAGTATTAGGAGGGATGAGACGCTCTTCGAGGATACGGAGACCCCGTTCGTCAACCCGCCCGGTTCCCAATCGGAGTTCGCCTCGCCTACGAAAGCGGCCGAGGACAAGTCTTTGGTTTCCGAAGGGAACGTAGTGTCAGGGGAAAATGAAGCGGAAAATCCTTGCTAGGTAAATTTATTCGTCTTATCTTCGCGGTGTCAGTCCATCACCTGACGAGTAAGATATTTAAAAGTTGGTCCCTGTCGGGTGTGTGATGGCCCCGGTGGGGACTCTTTATATTATGCAATTAGATGCTTTTTTACACCGGAAGATCATGCAAGACCTACGCGTCCAGCGAGTGAAGGTCTTGATGATGTTATACACCAGCCATTATTTTGTCAATAACAGACAAAGGCAGTTGTTTGACCATACATACGCTTTAAGCAGGGATCAGGCTTTTGATTATATGACTGAGTTCAACAAAAGGCTTAGTGATAAGGTGGGTATAAAATGTACGATGGATATCCTTTTACCTACCGATGATGATAATGCTAACATCATAATCGAGCACAATGGTATTATCAAGAAGTTGATGAAGGAAGCCGAGAAACTGGAGCTTGATACTGATGCTATCGAAGCCATGATGCGTGATCTTCTTGATGAGTTGAAGGATGATATTGATCTTAATATCCTGATATTTGACGTAACCCAGTTACTTATAAAATATAATCTATTTAGGTTGGATGCCATAACCGAGCAGGAGTTCAAGAACTCTTTTGTCAGGATGGATAGTAGGAATATGGAGATAAAGAAACTAACTTTATCTGATATCAAGAAGGTGGTGGAGATGATAGAGGATAGGTATAGCTACGCTTTATATATGACAGAGGAATATGGCTGATTACATTTTTTGTAAAAATATCTCTTGTTTGTTTGTAGTTTCAAAATAAGGTCTTATATTTGCGGTGTCTATCCGTTGCTAGACCAGAAGAAGATATTAATATCGCTTAGGCGTAGGCGATAAATGAGAGCTATCAGTGGGGTAACGGACGCTGGTGGCTCTCGTTGTTTTATATTATGGATGATAATTTAAAATTATTTGAGAATCCTGATTTTGGGGATGTGAGAGTATTGTTGGATGAGAAACATGAACCATGGTTTGTCGGTAATGATGTAGCTAAATGTTTAGGGTATGCAGATCCTAGGGATGCTGTAAGAAGGTTGGTAGATGACGAGGATTGTAAAATGCTGAGATTGTCAGAAGATAGGGAGGCCTACGATTCCACCCCTATTCACAATCAATATGTTAGCCAGATAAAGATTATTAATGAGTCTGGTATGTATACTTTAATTATGTCATCTAAGAAGGAGTTTGCTAAGAAATTCAAAAGATGGGTAACATCGGAGGTTCTTCCTTCTATTAGAAAAACAGGTTCCTATTCTATGCCATCTAACAATATGCCATCAAAGAATGAACTTCCATCTGATTATATAGAGGCATTAGAGGCTTTGCTTAAATCGGAAAAGGAGAAGCGTGCGTTAGCTGAGGCGAAGAAAGCGGCAGAGGAAGCCAAAAGGATATCCGATAATATCATTAAAGAACAGGCTCCTATGGTTGAGTTTGCTAAGACAGCCGAAATAGCCCAAGAGACAGATATGTTGATCAGAGAGGTTCGGGAAAAGCTAGAGGCTCATGGATATGATATAGCGGAGAAGAATCTTCGAATATTGCTTGAGGATAAGAAGTTCTTCGCTAAGACAGGTAAGAGGTGGTTGCTTTCCCAAAGGATGATAGACAGCGGTTATGCTCGTTACAGATATCGTAATGATGACGAGTTCTACGGCACTAATACTGTCTATGTGACTCCTAAGGGATTTCAGTGGATTGTGTCTAAGATATCTAAAGAATGGATGCCTAGGTTCTTGGAATTGAAAGGCAGGGTTCTGAGTAGATCAGATAAAGATATTTTCGCTAAACGATAAACTCCATTTTTTATAATTTAGGATTGAGCTTTTGCCTGTTCGTGAGGATCGGCAAAAAGATTTGCACTTTTCGGAGAAACATAAGGTTTGTTATTATGTTGTTATTTTGGTGTCCCGTCCGCTCGTGAGAGTAGGCGGGATTTTCTATCTTTGTGTCAAAACGATTTAGTAATGGGACGATCTTGTTATGTTATAAAAAATAAGGAGGGTGGGATAGATAATGTCCTTGCCCCGAACGACCAACCATCCGGATTATACCAAAGGGCGATGGAGGTGCTGGGCGACCAGAAGCAGGCCTTATCGGTCTGGGGTACGGCCTACTCCCCCGACTTCGTGTCCTTCTTTGGCGACTGGATGTCCATGCCATCAGAATATGATCTGGATAGTAATGGGGAACCTAGGTATGATGATGTCATGTCCTTTATCAAGCGGAAGAACTATTTCGCCGGCAATTTCATGGCCGATGAGGTTAAGGATATTAATAATACTCTTACTTCCTTGGGTGTTGATAATATCAATGATCTTAATGATATGATCGTATCTAACTTCCTTTCCGGCGGTGATATATTCCTCAATAGGTACAATCTTGAGCGATCTGGGATGTATGACGCTGATGAGATTGATAATATCATGACTAACCGATCGGAGTATGAGCGGGTAAGGGATATGATGAGGAGGATTGTCGATTTTATGTCTGAGGGGAATCTTAATGAGAAGGATATGTATTTCCTGTCCTCCGAGTCAGGCCTTGGTGATGATTATATGATATATGAGGATACATATGACTCGTTAGGAAAGAGAAGGGGCTTGAATCCAATAGAGGTAAGGGATACGATCATGAGGGCGGTAGGCGGTATCAGCGACCGCCGGGAGTTCGATCAGGCTTTCGCCTCCATCCCATACCCTTCCTTGGCACTCCGGTATCAGGAGGATCAGGATTACGCAGATCGGATGTATGACACGTATCGTAATATGACCCGTATGGAGGTTCGGAGTCAGGACGGAAATACGATTACCGACTCGTACTTCAATAGTACCACACCGTATATCAGTATGCCTAAGGATATGAAGGGTCTAAGGGATAAGGTTGGGGAGATAATCGATATGGATGATTTTAAGGACATCAAGGACGTTGCCGGACGTCTGCATGACATAGCCATGGATCTTGCCGACATGGGCGTGGATATAAGCGAGGCGATCAGCGATGAGATGGTTATATCCAGACCTGAGGATATCCGTGATCTTATGGCGTCGCTGGACGTCATGTTGTCTTCCATACAGGCCGGCAATTCGGTATACGATAGCTTTATCTCCGATCTTGATAGGATAACAGGAAAAGGGAATCCGATATACGAGGTTCAGGATACTTATTCTACTGGGGATAGGATGGTGTATGTAAGATCCGGGAATACATCCCCTTCCGATATGTATGATAGGAGCATGTTGTATATTAGTAGGAATACGTACCATAACACGGCTCCGATAACCGACACCGATCAGGCCTATGAGATGTTGGCCAATATCGGGATAGAGCGGCCCTCGTACTTGCCGGCTGGCGTGGTCCCCGCCGGGGCTTCCCGTTCCGATATTGGCGTGGTCAAGGATAATATAAAAAAGCTGGTTATGTCCAACATCTCATCCTCGAATACCGAGAACATGATCCTTACCAGATTAATATATCAGCATCCCGTAACTCCTAAGATGGATGATGTCGATATTGATCGGGAGTTCAGGAGATACGAGGCTAGGCAGGGAAAGGATCGGGATTTTATCAAATCCTGTACCTCGTTGAGGAAGATCCAGATTAAGGAAAGGTTAAAAAAATCGGATTTATATAATAATGTCTTACGTTTCCTTGATTTTAATGGATTTTATAATGTATCTTTGAACCACCATGACAGAGGTACGTTAAAAAGCATGGAGATGTCGTTGCCGGAAGGTCAGGTAAGGGATCTTCTGTTTGACGTGGCTATCGAGTCCGGTGACAGTAGCATGAGAAACCTTTTCTATCTGGATAGACAGGATAGGATGATGGATGCCGGGTTTTATAGGTATCTGTACCAAAGGAATCCGGGCCTGCTCCGGGAGGTCAACGGCGGTGTCGAGGCGAGACCGGACGGTTCGTTCTTGGCTCGTGGGAGGTATGATGATTTCGTGTCATTCCAATCCGGCTTATATGAGAAGATAGGTGAGACGGTTGATGGTGCGATATACAGGTTCGTTGATGATCTTATATACTCCGATCCATCATCATATCAAGAAAACATGGTACGAAGGATGGGTGACGTTACGGTAAGGAGTGACGATAACCGCCTGTCAAGGATAGAGGATAATCCCTCATCCAGTAAGATAGTTAATGAATACACTGCTAATACAAATAAGTTGATGCGAGATTTTTCGTGTAGTTAATCTCTCTTTGACGTCGTGAGACGTTTTCTTTCGAGCATTGAAACATTGAATTTATAGATTTGCATGAATCCGGGCCGTAGTGATACGTTCCGGATTTTTTGTCTTGTACCGGTTCTTATTAATACCAATTGCATGACATGACGTGCTTTGATGATGACATATATCACGATCCTAGGATTATTAATTTTTGAACTTTGTAACGCCCACTATCAGGTGGGGTTATTATTAATTCAAAAATAAATAGACATGGGTACAAGTGGAGACAAAATCGTGCTGTTAGACGGCATGGGTTCCGGGAGCGGTAGCGCCGCTAATGGTTTATTATCTATGATTCCGGGTATGTTTACCAGCCTTTTGGGTGGTAATAAGATGGATCCGAATTTAGTCGCTGCGTTGATGAACGGTCGTAACAACCAAGACCAGTTCGGAGGGGCTAACGGCTGGTGGTTGTGGATCATCGTCCTATTCTGGTTATGGGGCGGACGTGGTTTCGGGAATGGTTTTGGTGGTAATGGAAATGATTGTTGCGCTAACGGTCTTCCAGCTCAATTGAATAACGACTATGGTCGTGAGTTACTGATGCAGGCTATCCAAGGTAACAGAAGCGCTATCGATCAGATCGCTAACGCCTTGAACTGTACTACCACTCAATTGCAAAGCGCTATCTGTAACGTACAAGGCGCTATCGATAAGGTAGCTGGTCAGGTAGGTATGACCTCTCAGGCTGTTATTAACGCCGTACAGCAACAAGGTTGTGAGATCGGTAATCAAATTAGCTCTTGCTGCTGCAATTTGAGTTCTTTGATCAACCAAAGCACGTGCGCTACTCAAAATATGATAACGCAGCAAGGCTTTGACAATCAATTACGGACGTTAGAGCAAACCAATGTTCTTCAGAGTAACATCAACCAAGGATTGACAAACAATCGTGAGCAGGCTACTACGCAGTTCAATATCTTGAGCGCTAAGATTGATGCTCAAACAACCTTGATTAATGATAAATTCTGTCAATTGGAAATGCGTGAGATGCAGAATACGATCAATCAGTTGCGTGATGAAAGGTCGGCTTACCAAGCCTCCGCGTTGACTCAGCAACAGACTCAGAATTTGATCAACCAGTTGAGACCTACCCCTGTGCCGGCTTATCCTTCATGCTCTCCTTACCAGACTTATGGATGGGGTCAAGCATTTTATGGAGGTAATTACGGATGTGGGTGCAACAATGGATGCTGCAACAACGGAAACGCTGCTATTTAACTCTATAAAGGAAGGAGGCTATTATGGCTTGTGTTTCTAAAATAGGGTCTCTTTATGAGTTGGTCACGAAGAACGTGGTAGTGACTACTACCAACACCATCTTCGGCATCAACCCAAGGATATGGCTGTCCTTGCCATGCGAGGGCCTTCTGCTGCTGAAAATCCGGCAGGTGGTTCCGACAACAGGCGAGACATTGCCAGTGCAGATAGCTATTCCAGCGAACAGCACCGTATCCACGGTAGGTGATGACACATGCTGCCCGGTAACCGGCGTGGCTGTGGTGAATCCGATCAACGTGGCTGTGACCGGAGCGGCTATGGTTAACAACACCGAACGCCTTGTTTATTTCAACAAGGTAAGGGGTGTATTGAGGCTCATGGATTGCTGTGTGCCTACAACTTCCGCCTCGGCGTCGGAGACGACTGTTGATGAGGAATAGGTTAGATTGGATGTCTAATGGGAGGGTATTCCCTCCCGCTTAAAAATCGAGATATGTTTAGAGACTTAAAGAAAGGATTTCAAGTATATACGCTGGATACATCCGATGTTCCGGTGTTCAGGATGGGGAATGTGGTTAACGTGTCCGAGCCTAGGTTCCAGCAACCCCAGATGGGTCAGATGGGGCAATATCAGCAACTACAGGATAGGGTGATAGACCTTACCGTGGAGATAAACGGGTCTTCCATGACCTATGTCGTACCGGAGAGCAGGGATGTCGCTATGTCCAATAACATAACTTTGGCCTGCTCGGTCGATCCGATCATGAACCAGCTTAACGCCGCTAAGAGAACCAGCTCCGATATTCTCGATAGTATCGATAAGCATAGGAGGACGCTAGAGGCTTGTGATTCGATCCTTGAGGAAATCAATCCGGCTTTTAAGCAGACTAAGGATCAAGACCGGAAGATCAAGAATCTTGAGGAGAAAGTCGATAGGATGGGATCCTCTTTCGATGAGCTAAAAGAGTTGTTAATTAAAAAATTAGGTTAAGATGAGAGTTATAGATTTAGGCAACGGCCAAGAGGAATATGATGATGAGATCTACGACCGCAGAGGCGGCCGTGGACGTAGCAGACGTTCGGATGGGACTTACATGGGTTATGGTGGTGGAATATACGACCACTATGGCAAGGAGCATGACGGCAGAATGGATGAGCTAGAACGCCGTGAGCGTGATCTTGAAAGACGTGAGAGGGAGCTGGAACGTGACGAGCGTGAGCTTGAGAAACGCGAGAGACTCCATGAACGTGAGGACGAGATGTATCGCAGGGGATGGTTCGGTGAGCGCGGCATCCGTGACGAGTACGAAGGTACTGAACCGTATATGCGCAGGGGACGCAGGAGTCGTTACTACTGAGGAGCAGACGCCGATGACCCGGATTATAAGCGGTATATAGACACCCATGGATATCACTTTTCCAAGGAGCTGGCTAGGGAAGCCGCTGACAAGATGCTTAACGCCGACGGGTCCAAGAGAAGATGGACGATGGAGGACGCTAAGCAGATGTTCGATAAATGCGGGGCCAAGAAACCTGATAACGCCACTTGGGGAGATATCCAATATCTGTTCGCTATGTTCTATAGCGATTACTTTCCTAAGGTATTGGATTGCGACCAGAAAATAGTCAAGGCTGTCTTGGCTTATCTGGAAGACCCTGACGCCCCGGAAGGGACGGCGTTCGTAAGGTATCTGGCGGTGCGGTGCTTCGTCGGTGACACAATCAAATGGAGTGATATGATTTAGTTTGATACAACGTTGGAGAACCCTGTCGGCAATAGAATACCGATAGGGTTTCTTTTTGATCGTAGCCTTATTATGATTACATTTGTTCGAGGTAGATCTTTTGTTCATAGGAAGGGTGGGCGGGAATGAAAAAAGGCATCCTCACGGACACCCTTCCCCTTTGGTTGAAAATCACTTAAAACATTATGAGTTACTACACCGCAAATATAGATAATTAAATACAAACTGCAATGGGTAAGGGGTATTATTGGATAGAGCCAGTGGATCAGACGTTGAATGATTTTCAGTTTTATAAGGCACGTATCGTAGGCGATCCTGAATATGACGAGAGACATCATCGAGTTATATTGAGAACTGATAAGTATTTCCCTGTCGGAAGTATCTTCCATGTCTTAAAAGACCCAGAGATGTTTGTTATAGAGAGGAAGTTTAAGACATGGGGGAATAAGTATGTCGTTAAGCCTTGTGAGGGTGAATGGGAATGGGAGTCTGTCCAGAAACTTAAAGACAAGGCTATTATATTCCGTAGCGGATTCCTGCACGGGGACGGCAGTTTCTGACACTTACCCGTATCTCCCCCCCCTCGATTTCTTGGTATTTATGTATATAACTATATTTGAGCAAAAAATAAGTTTGATATGGAAGATTTTCAAGGTAAATACAATGGTAAGCAGATAGATCAGCTTTTGGATAAGGCTAATGATATTGATCTTACCAAATATGCTCTTAAGACGGATAATGCCCCTACCGCCACGAAATTACAGGCGGCTAGGACCATAGCGCTGTCCGGGGCTGTTACCGGTAGTGTCTCATCGGACTTCGGAGGCAACGTAACTATCTCCACGACATTGGCCAATTTTGATGCCTCTAAGATCGCGTCCGGAACCATCAGCATAGATAGGTTACCTAAGGCGGCTTTGGAGAGATTGATCGTGGTGGCTGACGATACGGCTAGATTCGCCCTTACCACCGCTACGGCTCAAAGCGGTGATACGGTAAAGGTCACGTCTACAGGTAAGATGTATCTGATAAAAGACGAGTCTAAATTAAACAGTGAGGATGGGTATGAGCCTTACACGGCCGGTCAGGCTTCCTCCGTGCCTTGGTCCGGGGTTACGGGCAAACCAAGTACCTTCACCCCTCCCACGTCCTCCGCTACCGTTCTTGGCGGTATTAAGGTAGGATATACGACTTCCGGGAAGAACTATAAGGTACAGCTGGATTCGTCCGGCAACGCTTACGTTAACGTTCCGTGGACGGATAATAACACAACGTATAATGAAGCCACGGCCGACACCTTAGGATTGGTTAAGATCGGCTATGCTTCTAATGGAAAGAACTACGCTGTGCTATTGGCTAATGGCAAGATGTACGTCAATGTCCCTTGGACTGATAACAACACGACTTATACCCAAGCTACAAGCGATAATCTGGGTCTTGTTAAGATCGGATACTCTGCAACTGGGAAGAACTATCCCGTTGTTCTTGACGGTAGTGGTAAGATGTATGTGAATGTTCCGTGGACGGATACCAACACGACATACACCAATATGGGAGCCGCTTCTGCCTCCGCCGCCGGAAAGGCCGGTTTGGTTCCCGCTCCTGCCGCCGGAGCGCAAGGTAAGTATCTTCGTGGTGATGGAACGTGGCAGACACCTCCAAACACCACATACGCCAAGGCCAATACATCGACCCTTGGGTTGGTAATGATCGGATATGCGGAGAATGGCAAGAATTATCCGGTGGAGCTGGATGGTAGTGGGAAGATGTTCGTCAACGTGCCTTGGACGGATACTAATACAACGTATGGTGTTGTGGGAGCTAATGGATCAACAGGTCTTGTAAAGAACGGAAGTACCGTGACAAGCGCTTCTGGCTATATCGCCTGTCCTATTGTCAGTGGTGTCCCTTATTATAAAGACACTAATACCACTTACGCCAATATGAAGGCAGCTACGGCTTCCGCCGCCGGTGCTGCGGGATTGGTTCCGGCTCCCGCTGCGGGCAAACAGACATCCTTCCTTCGTGGCGATGGTACATGGGTCGTACCTACCAATACCACATACGGATTGGCCTCTACTACAGCCAACGGCTTATTGAGACAGCTTAATGGTAGCACCTCTAATTTTATGCGTGGAGATGGTACATGGGCTACCCCTCCTAACACGACATATGCCGTAGCCAACGAGTCCACTAACGGTTTGATGGCGGCCGCCGATAAGAAGACCATGAATAGGCTTATAGGAGTTAATACGGTCACGACATTAGCTAACCTGCCTATTAGCAAGAGAAGTATCACGGCTACGTTATCAGCCGCTACCACCCTATCCGTGCAGTCAGGGATGCAGATAGGGGAGGAGCTGATGATCAGGTGCGTCCCGTCGGCGGCCTTCACGCAGGCTATACCAACTCCGGGGATTATGTCAGCATGAGCGGAACTTCTATATCCACTACGGCCAACAAGCCTTTCGAGATAAATATCTGGTGTTACGCTTCAGGTAAGTATAGCATCGCCGTTAAAGAACAAGATTAAAGAACAGATTATGGCATATACATATATAAACAGGGAAATATATCCCAATCAATTAGTTCAGGACGATCCGCTTGATGATAATTACGCCAAGGGCTATAGTTATGATGATTACATTAACGGGAATCCCGCCCCATGGATAGAGCTTGGGGAGGAGCAATTGGCGTTCAAGGAGGCCAATCCTAAAGCTACGGTTAAGGAAATTATCGAGGCTAAATTGGATGACTCAAGGCTTCTTAATGAGGAGAAATCGGCTAAGTATGAGGAGATCAGGACTTATGAGAATAATAATCTTCATGAGTTTTTCTTGGATGACCAAAATATCTATATCCCTGAATATGATAGGAATAACGCTTTGTCTGATGGGGCTATAGCTGGTAAGATAACGATCATAGGTCTGGAGTTTGATATGACGGAAGGCAAGATCTTGATCGGGATGATGGATAAGTATGATAATGACCTGATGTCGGCGTTAGGAGTCAAACAGAGGGAAGTAAGCTTAGCCACTACCGTAGAGCAGGTGAGGGCTATTGACGCTCAGTCCGGCTATCCAGATAAGGTAAATATCACCATGACTTATGTCCGGCAACAGGCAAAGGAGAAAGATGCCTCCGATCCTCAGAAAGTGGCTGTCAGATTCTCCAGAATGGTGGTTAATAACAAGGCTATATCTTTATCCCCTAACGAGAAATTGGATGTTAAGGTCCTATTCCCTATATGGGGACAAGAGGGAGCGGAGTTCGGGTTGTCGGTGGATGCCGGATTCTGCCTCAGGGTGGTTAAGGACGATACGGATATCCTTTATGAGGTTATTCAACAACATACATTATCAAAGGAATGGGAACCCGGATTGGATACGGCTTCCTTATACAAGGTCATTGATAAGGAGCATGCCGGGACCATAGGGGATCCTATCCCGTATTTCCCTCCAATGGAGATATTCAAGGATAAGTATTATATCCAGAACGCTGATGTATATAAGTGTACTAGGGATAGCGGAACTCCTCTTAGTCATAATCTAAAGGACTTGATCGGGTTGTATGTTGAGGTTGTACAGGGCTAGTCGTATCTACCCCCCCCCTATATTTGGCTTGTGATATGATACAAGTTATTTTTGGCATAATAAAATGACATTTGTAAATATATTTAAGTATGGCATCACAAAAATTTGGTTTCGTAACCGTCGACCCGGTATCAGGATCAGGAGATCAGGCGGTTAATTTCTCCGGTGAGAAACACACCGGTCGTCTTCAACGCACTATCAACCTTACGGTCACCACGAACGGCGGGGCTAAGAAGGCGTTGGTAGTTAATCAGGCAGCGGCTGCTGAGGTGGTAAGATCAGACAGCCCTAACGCTTCCGTGCAAAAGACAGGCGGTAATGTTACCATCACCGGTAAGTCTAACAGTACTAAGCTTACGTTCGCGGTCACGCCGGCTGAGGATAACGGGCTTACGTTACAGCTCCCGGCTAACTACACGGCGGCTGGAAAGACTACGGCTAACGGAGCGGTTATCGCCGACGATCCCGGAGCCGCTGGCGAGTTCGTTTGGAGCATCACGATCTCGGACGTACCGGCCAACGTCACGATCGAGGAACTGACAGCTACATTGAAAGTAACCGCCGCTGGTGGCCAGACAGCCAACGTGACGGTAACTCAAGCCGCTGGAGACTCTACTATCGAGCTTGACAAGGAGACTATTAACTTGGATGTAAATGGTACTCAACAGACGGTTAACGTAACATCTAACGACAGCTGGACTTGGGCGCAAGCAGCCGCCAGAACCGTATTGAGAATGATGGGACGATAATCAGTTTCTTTTCGTTTACTCAGACCCCGATCGACTAAAGCCGGTTGGGGTTTATTTGTTTTGCTATCTTTGCAATAGAACAAAAATAATACAACTATGGCTAATGATTTGAATATTAATTGGAAGGACGGGGTAGGCGAGGTAACGGACCAGCCTCTGACCGTCAGCCCGGGGTCCGGGACCGGAAGCGCCCCCGTTTCCTTTGGCTCGGTGATGAACAACGGTCTTGATCGGACTCTTGAGCTGGAGATAACAACTCCAAAAGGTGTTAAGAAGACGCTCACGGTGAATCAGGAGGGATGCCGGCAGGCTTATATTACGAGTGACGGCAAACGATGGCTGACTAGCGACAATCGGGTGTATGGGGTTTTGAAAAGCGATGCTCCATGCGAATGCACGGGTGATTGCCCTTGATATTTTGTTTTTACGAATTTTGTAATTACATTTGTGGCGCATGTCCATCACCATGCTTTTCGTCGCTAATTTATTATAAGGGATACCGGTCTGTGATGGGATCGGCATCCCTCTGTTTTTTTTAATATGGAGAAGATAGATGTTTTCGATGTTCAGGTTCCTGATGGGAGACAAATCCGTTGTATGTCGTATAATAAGGTTACTTATTTTGATCTTGACGATATATGTAAGTTATGTTTTGACTCATACGATCTACATGATGTGGCTGACACTAAGGTAATGAGTGAGTTCCTGCACCGAGAGGGTGGTCGTTATTGGACTACGATAGATGGCGTAAGGCAGTTGTATCGTAGGATTGAGTGCAAGATGTGTTTTGAGGTTATAGAAAAATTAAAAAAATTATGAGAGAGCAGGAATTTGATTTCGTGGTATATCCGTTGAAGTTGATTATCACGGTAGGATTGGATTACGAGACGTTATGTAACCGTTTCGAGAACATGGAGCCGGATCATAAGGGAGAATGGGGTGATAAGGATGATATGGATAAGGAAGCGTCTTTCGTGAATCTGGTAAGGGATAGGGACGATGATGGTAAATTCGCCATACTTTGGAATTTTTCAAGCGACGATGATATAATGATGAGAAATATATGTCATGAGTCGTTCCATATAGCCATGAGCGTGTGTCAGTTCTGTAATATGTCGCTTGGATTTAAGGTCGGGGAGGATGAACATGCGGCGTATATAGCCGGCTTCGCTGGTGATTGTGTTAGCGAGTTCATCAATAGTAAGAATACGGATTAAGCCATAAATTATATAAGGAACACAAGAATATCAGCCTCCGCTTATTTGTGGGGGCTTTTTGTTTATCTTTGTCAAAAACATGAAGTTATGTCGAGTTGCGTAATTAAAAGGAATAAGGAAGGTAAGATAACCCGTGTCTTGACTCCTTCCGGCGAGGTATCCACCTTGTTCGATAAGATAGCGGGTATAGCCGCCGTAAGTGATCTTGATAAGGCTGCTGAGGCTTATATGACTATTTATAACGATAAGTTCAGGTCTAAGTTCGGAGACTGGACGAGATCCGTGCCAAGAAATAAGGAGGCTGCCAGATCCATAAGCGCCAGACTTAGCGCCAGCGAGTGGGGGCAACTTATGTCAGCCAAGGTCCTGTCCGCCATAAGCGACATGGATGCCCCAGCGTTGGCCAGAAACCTTGGGAATAGCGACAGTGTCGTGGCTTATCTTACCTCCGGAGAGGTAGGTGATGTCAATGATATGGCTGTGGTAGATACATCCACGGTACAGGAGGTGGATCTGGATTCCATAAACGAGGATAATATTGGCGATACGATACTGAAAGAGGCGTCATGGGATGATATAAGGGCTATCAGGGAGAATATAGATATTAAGGAGACAGCCCGTATGCTATGGAAGGCCGTGGAAAGCGCTTTTACCGGGCAACGACCTAATATTAGGGTTAAGGGCGGAAATATAGATGGTGAGATTATATTCTCCGGGAATGTCTTGCCGTTAAACGATATTGAAGATTATACGCCCCCATCTTCAAGATTGGTGTATGATTCCGGTGAGCCTCGCCTGTTCTTTAAATCGGATGACGGCAAGATATACGACTCTTACGCCAACGCCATAAAAGGCTCGTCCGGCGGGCGGATCGAGGCCGGGTTCTTGGCCGGCAGTGTCGAGGAGAGCGACGTCCCGTCCGGTACGGCTGACATCTCCTTTGGCTCGTCCTCCATAACCCTTAACAACAGTGATTCGTTCATCCCGGTCCTTGGCATCAGCTCAGATTCTAATATAAGTACCCGTGGAGGGTTTGTCAATTACCTTATCAAGAAAGGTCTGTTGAGCGGGGAGCGTATAAGGCTAGGAGATAGGTATTATCTTACAGGGACCGGCAACTCTGATGGTCTTAAGATCTATAACGCTATGGACGCCTTGTCTAGACTAAGGAACAGGTTTGGTAGTATGTCTTCTGAGATGAACGTATTAGGCTCCATCGGTTTTGATACGGAGGTAAATAACGATCTTGATCTTATCACGACATCAGGGGAGAAGGTTACGGTAAGCAGATCGGAGATAAAGGGCATGTTAAGGCAAGGTAAGTTTGAGGAGCTTAATAATAAGTATGATGGGTTCATGGAGCTAGCCTTGTCGTTGATGATGGAGGATAACGCCTTGTACGGAAGTAATGTCCGTGGGGTTATTGAGAATGAGAAGGCGGAGGATCTTCAGAACAGGACTGATATCACCAACATCTTATCCACGTTAGGTATCCGTGTGATGGGTATGTCCGAATATATGGATAAGTATAAGATGCGTAATGGTGTCGAGCCTTCGGCTAGGGCCTTGTCTGACATGGCTAATGGGGTTATTGCCCTGGCTGAGGGGGCTACGGTAGAGGATCTCAATGAGGAGGTGGCTCATTTCTTGATCGATACTTATCGTAACCAGCAGGAGATTGATGAGGTGCTGGATTCTGTTGTTGGTACGTCGTTATGGAATCAGTTCGCTGGTCGTTACTATGAGGTGTATGGGAAGGAATACCAAGGAGAGGAGTTGGATCGGATGGTGAAGCGGGAGATCCTAGGCAAGACGTTGGCCCAGCGGTTCGTGCCGGGCATGGAACAGGCGGTAGAGGATCTGGCCTCGTCTGAGGACGCCCAGCTCTCCTTGTTTGGCAGGATGGTACGAGCTATACGTAATTTCTTCTCTAGCCAAAGATCGGATTTAAATAAGGTACTTGATAGGATAAAGGAGTCGGCGTTAGCTGATGATCCAAGCGCCTTTGACGTGCTTCTGCTAAAGGATAGCAATCATCTCATGTATTCGTTATCGGACGTTGACGTGGCTAATAAGTTGATCAAGAACGGTAGGTCATTGGAAAGGCTATACACTAGATTGCAGAGGATGAGGTCAAGCCAAAGCCAGAGGATCGGTGAGAGTATCTCCCTTCTTCGTGATATAGGCGAGAAGGTGAGACAAGTCGGGGGTGAGCTTAGTAAGAACAACAACCTGTTATCCACCAAGAGTGTCATAGCTACAGCCAAGGCCGAGGTAGAGTATTTGGTTACGGTCGCCAGTAGCCTACGTAAGAGCGGAAAAGGATTGGATTATGAGACGATACAGGTTATCGATAACGTATATGGGGAGATAGTTCCTCTGATCAGGAACCTTCGTGGATTCGTCAATAATCAGGCGGCTGATTATTATGGCAGCAATAAGGTTGGCATGGTAGAGGATATGGATGATATATTACGTATGGCTGAGACATCTATGTCTGATATAAACGCCCTTCGAAGTGATCGTAATGAGGACTGGCTGGATGGACAGCTTCGGATGTTTAATATCCCGGAAAGATATTGGAATGGGATAAAGAAGTTGATAAATAACATCCATAAGGATATCAATGTCATGTCCCGGTTCTTTGGTACGCTGGAGCATAGTGGTAACGCTATTTTAGGTATGTTAGGCCAACGTCTAGCCAAGGCCCATAATGAAGCCCATATCGAAGGTATATCTAATATCAATAAGATGACTAGGATGATGAAAGAGCGTGGATGGGGGATAAAGGATAATGAGGATCTTATACAGAAGATAAATGGGAAGAACTCGGATTACCTTGACTCGTCCCGTGATTTCGCCAAATACGATTTACTATACAGGACCGAGCAGGCTAAGGCTATTATCGATATATATGATCTTAAGAATGTTACGGGTAAGACCGAGAAACAACTTATCGACCTTCTTCTATCCGATAGAGGCCTTAAGGTGAAGACCCGTGACGACATAGTAGGATATGACGGGGATAAGCCTATCACTAAGGAGGTATATCATATATTCAAGCCTACCATCCAGAATTTCGATATCTCGGACATGACGTTCGAGGATCAGCAACGGTATCTGGATACGATAAATAAGTGGTTGGATGAGAACCGGGAGAAACCTATGGTGCAGGCTTATTACGATAAGATCGAGAAAGTCAATAAGAAGGTCGAGGAAAGACTGGGTCGTAGGGTATCGCAAGCTACGTCCGATTTCATGACCCGTATCCGCAGGAGCAGGTATGTGGCTATGGATAAGTTCGTGAGGAACGGGAAGGTCGATTGGAAGGCGTTTCAATCCGATCCTATAGCTTGGAGATCTTATCTGGATATTTTACGTGATAGGGCTATAGCCAAGAGCGAGTGGTATTCCGATGGGACACCAAAGGAAGAGGGATCCGAGGCTCTGATGATGTCCGAGGAGATCAAGGCATGGGACGAGGCGTGGGCCGAGGAGTTCGGGAATACCAACGAGGGTCGTAAGGCTTCCGCCGAGTTCAAGGAGATACTTCGTGGGATAGAGCGGTCCGAGGGCGGTAAGGCGGCGTTCGAGTTCCTGCTGGCCGGTGGTCATCTTGGTTTCTCCAAGGATATGTGGGGATCCGAGGAGGGTGATTATTACGAGAATCTTGTTGATAAGATCACGGAGCAATCTGTATCATCATCAAGAATAGAGAAGGTAGAGGAGGCGATGGCGACAATAAACGAGATCAATGACCAGCTAAGGCCTTTGCTTATCCAGTACCGGGATAGCACGAGATACGGGGAATATGATTTCGACAGGCTGCGCGGGTCGGCGTCGCTAAGGAAGATAAACGAGTTGTATGATCGTCTGGCAGAAGCTAAGAGCGTCATTAATGCCGCCGCTTCCGCTGAGGATATTGAGATGGATATGCCTGATACGGTGGAGAGTGGAGTCACGGATTCCTACCGTAACGCTCTAAGGGACGCCATGGCGTACGACAATGGCATGGATGAAATTAAATTCGCCAAGGAGCATATGTCCGCCCGCTCCCGCAGCCAAGTGGAGCGGATGGCCTCCAAGCTATCCCGGAAGAACCCGTCATGGACAACCGTGGAGGTGGCGTTCTTTAGAAAGAAGTACGGTCCTGACTTCAACAATAAGCTGGCTAATGATATAGCTATGGGTAAGGCTAATAGTATACTTATCGAGTACGCCAGAACTCGGCTATATCCTTATATGAGAAAATACTCTCCCAAGGGGTATTCTGGCTTCGTCAGGAAGATAAATAACGGTACGTATAAGGTATCCGAGTTCTTTGATGCCATGGAAAATGGTATATCAAAGGAAGAGAGCGTATCCCGTTTCGGGTTCGATATTAATATGATTGACTTATCGATCAATAACCAGTGGCTAGAAGAGGCCGATGCCGAGAGTTCTTTCCGTAATCCTAATTATAATCCCGATCTGGGTTATGGATATCATACGCCTAGGTTCGATAAGTACAAGAACGAGGCTTTTTTCAAGAAATACGGTATTACCAACGAGGGGGAGGAAGCTACGATCAATAAGGATAAGTGGGAGATGAGGAAGGAGCTGCTTAACATAAGCCGTAAGGCTATGGAGGATTATGATGAGCGATTCCGGAACATCTACCAAATACCACAGATATCCAAGGGCGGCGTGGAGAGGATGGTGCAGGCCGGGGTTGACCCGAAGGCGGTCATCGGCAACGCCGTACGTGATATCGTTGGCGAGAGGGTGGATGACCCTATACATGGTCAGGGGCAAGACCTAGGAGGGATTGATGAGAACGATAACAAATATCGTATGATCCCCAAGTACTATCTGAGCAAGCTAGAGAATGCCGATGACGTATCCCATGACTTCGCGTACTCCTATTCTATGCTATCCCTTCAGGCGGCATCTTATAAGTATAAGAGAGCTGCTTTGGATGATGTTATGGGATATAGGAATATGATGCTTGAGACACAATATGATGGGGGAAAGAATCCAGAAGCCACTCATGCCTACAGGATGTTTCAGGACTGGGTTAACGCCAGTATCTATGACGTTAGGATAAACAATAAGCGGACTGAATGGAATATAGGCAATTATAAGGTCGATCTTAATAAGCTGGCCCTTATGTTTACCAAATTTGTGTCCAAATCCAACTTAGGCTTCTCCCCGTTCGTGGCGGCTACCGGTGCCCTTACCGGGCAGGCCAACTTCCTTTTGGAAGGTATGGTAGGGCAGTATATAAGCAAGGACTCCATGAAATACGCCTATGGGGAAGCTCAGAAGCAATTAAGTACGTACGTGTCGGAGATCGGGGATATAAACCGTACCAACAAATTATATGTCGTTGGAGAGGCTCTAGGCGTATTCAATGTCCGCAACCGTGTACGATCGGCGGCGTATAACAAGATCTGGAGAACCTTATTCCGGGACCTGCCGTTTAAGATGATGGAGGTTCTTAACTCCCCGTTGGATCCGCAGGTCATTATCTCGGTCATGGATGATACCCGCCTATACGAGGGTCAGTTTTGGTCATACTCCAATTTCAAGGAGATGATGATGAAAGACAGAAATATGTCCGCCAACGAGGCTAAACGTGATTGGGAGCGTTTAAGGGATTATTCTATGTGGAACATGGTAGATGTCAAGGATGGAAAGATCGTGGCTAAAAACGAGGCTAACAAGGATATTATAGACAGATACATACCTACCTTGTCCAGCAGGGTCAGGAGCATGGTGCAGATCTGCGACGGCGCCTTGAACGAGCAGAACCGGGTGGGGGCTAGCCGGAACGCTATCCTTAACATGGTTCTGCCTCATCGTGGATGGTTTATATTGGCCGTGCAGCGGGCGTATAAGAAAGCCGGTTTCAATTTCCAAACCAACCAGTTCGAGGAAGGATATATGAGAACATTATGGAGATTGGCCGGAAATGTCTATGGCTCGATGTCCGAGGGTAGGATGGGGGAGGCATATGACGTGCTTAAGGAAGAGTATGATAAGCTTACCCCCTACGAGCAGATCAATATCAAGAGATCGATTATCAATATGGCGGTATTCGCCACGATGATGGCTATAGGACGGGCTTTGATGGGATATAGGGAGGATAATGAGGATAGCTGGTTCGGGCAGTTCATTACCTATATAGGATTTAGGACGATCAACGAGATCGCTTCCCAGACATCCCCGTTCATGGAGCTTAACGCCATAGACATGCTACAGGACCCGCTGGTCACCGCCCGGAAGTTAGGCGATCTCACCGATCCTCGGAACTGGGATCCGTTCGCTACCGTCCAGACCGGCGTGTATAAGGACGAGAGCAAGCTATGGAGGCAGCTCATGAAGTTCTCGTTTGGTAAGCAATGGTATAATATCAAGACGGCTAGGGATATTAAACAGACATCCGACTACTGGCTGATGACCAACGGCATGACGATGGGATTCTTCCTAGGTGGTAGGAATAAGGATGAGTCCGGGGAGGACGCTAATTGGTATTTTGATAGAGGAAGATAGCTGATATAGTATGACAAAAAAATAGCCAGTCAATTGTTTAAGACAATTTGATTGGCTATTTTTGTATTCCTATCTATCCATCTCGGACGGATGGGAATAAATATTCTATTCATGAATGCAAATGTAAGCATTTATTAGGATTCTTCAAATAGCCAAAATTAAATTATACAAAATAAATATAAATTATTGTTATTTCGGTTTGTAGCATAAATATTATGGTTATATTCGCATCATGAAACAATGAATGACGGGATCTCACTTCAAGGTCATTCAATGTGTAAGATATTTTTGGCTCATTAGGATTTGTCGAGGTGAGATCCGACATTTCCTTTTGAGCCTATTTTTTTATATTATGGATAATCTTGTTTTTATTAATGAATCTAATGATGTGTTGACAGACAGCTTGAGAGTAGCTGTTAAATTTGAGAAGGATCATAGCAAAGTTATAAGATCTATAGATGATTTGTTAGAAAAGAGTTATGTTATTGATACTGAATGTAATCCAAAAATGGATTTACATAAAATGTTTTGTTTATGCTATGATGACATACCTCAACCTAATGGTGGATTTAGAAAATCCAAAAGATATGTAATGAATAGGGATGGATTTACTATACTTGTCATGGGGTTTACTGGTAGCAAAGCTATAAAATTTAAATTGGAGTACATGAATGCTTTTAACGAAATGGAGGCATCCATAAAAAAGAATCTTCCACATAATTACATAGAAGCATTAGAGGCGTTGTTGGTATCCGAGAAAGAAAAGCAGGCGTTAGCTGAAGCTAAGAAAGCGGCAGAGGAGGCTAAGAGAATATCCGACAATATTATCAAAGAACAAGCTCCTAAAGTAGGATTTGCCGAAACAGCTATTATGGCCAATGACAAAGGTGATGATATGTTGATTCGTGACGTTAGGAGAGAACTTGAGTCTCATGGATGTGATATAGCGGAAAGATCGTTAAGAGAGTTTTTACAAGAGCAAGGTTTCTTTTACAAGAATAAAAGAGAATGGATATTAACAGAGAATGTTATGAAGAAGGGTTACGCACATTACAGATACAATACGGATACCGGGATCAGGAATACGGTTTATATGACTAGGAAGGGATTTGAGAAAACGTTATATAATATCAGGAATATACCTAAATCAAGAGAGTCTTTTATCTCTTTTGGCGGCAAGATATTTGATTAAAGTAAGAGAAGGATAGGCGATTATCATCCTATCCTTCTTTTGTTATCAGCCCTTATACATTACCTTACCTTATTCGTATACTACTCGTCCCATTAATCCTGATAGCTCTTTATCATCCTGCTCCTTCACCTCTACATAATAATATCCCTTGAAACAGAATTTCTTTTGATCGGGATCTGACAAGAACTTTTTATATTCCTCGAATCCTTCATCTGAAAGATAATAAGCTCTTCTTTTTTGTTGAAGTAATTCATCTGATTCTAATATCTGTTTTTTTAGTAGCCATAATATCTGTTTTTTTGGATGTGGTATAGATGATTAATCTTTAGGAATAAACCCAACAGCCTTTTCGGTAGAAGCTCTTTGTTTTATAAAACATTCAGCTTCTTCCCATGAGGTTGCCCATATTTCACCGGCATACTTTTTGCCATTGATTTGATACTCTGTTACAAATTTCTTTTCTTCTT